TGGTAACAATCCGATGGTTGGAATGACTGTTGCTGTTGCAGTAGCGATCGAGGAAGCAGCGAAAGAAGGTAAATTCTAAGAAAATTGGCTTAGAATAAGGGACTGTTCAATTTGTATAAGTTTGTTTAGATTACACAATACATTCTAAAAAACAAAAAATAATACCAGTTGTGTACATTTTGTGTACCTAAGATATAAGTGGTACACAAGTACACAGCTGGTATTTAATAAATTAGAAGCATCCATTTAAAATTTCTACATTATTTTTTCTCATTTCTTCCATTACATGACTATAAACATTCAAAGTCGTTTCGATATTTTTGTGTCCCAATCTATCTTGGACATATTTAATATCTGCACCTGCGGCTAACAAAATAGAAGCGTGTGTATGTCTTAAAGAATGAAAGTCCCAATCAGGAAGATCTAATTGATAATGAACAATTCTTCCGCAATGTTGCATAATTCTAGGCTGTATATATCTACCATCCTGGTATCTGTTTAATGGGTTGAACTCAATATAATTATCTGGATTCAATTCATCATATTCGTCAGTAATTTCTAAATCTTTTGTTAAATACAATCTTGTATACATATCTCCATAGTAATCCATATCTTTTAACATCTGCTTTTTCTTTCGTAATAGTAAATTAAATGTTTCATCGTCCAAATCTATTGTACGTTTAGAATCATATTTAGGATTAGACAAATACCAAAAATTTTTAGTATCATTATGTTGTACTTGATGATTGATAAAAATTACTTTACTTTCTTCGTCAAAGTCTTTCATAATATCAAGAGCGAAAACTTCTCCTAGTCTTAATCCACACTTATATCCTAAAATAAGAGGAATGTGCTGTGAAGTTCCCTCCGGGAATCGATCTATAATTTTCTCAAATTGCTCCTTTGTTACAGGAACACGGACTTTTTTCCTAGTTGGAACTTTTGCTTTTGCTGTTGCCATGGGTAGCTCAACTTCTTTCATAGGGTTTGATTTTAGAAATTGATATTTTGATACCGCATGTTTAAGACTTTTATTTAAAATTCCTTTTATACTGCTCAAAGTATTTCTCGAAAATCCCTCATTAAATTTATCGTTTATAAAATCTTGAAGAATAATTGGTGTCAACGAAGTTATTCGATATTTCCCTAGTACCGGATCAATATAAAGTCTATTTTTTTTACGGTATCCATGTACTGTCTGTGGATTCAAATTCACATCACAATATTGCTCCAACCATATCTCAAGATAATCATGAAGAGATATATCATTTTCTTTTACGACAATTCCTGCGTTATCGTAATCCGCTTTCGCCTTTGTGCCCGCTTCCAATGCAGCACCCTTTGTGTCAAAACCACTTTTAGATATTCGTTGCCTTTTGCCTCCTACTTTTGCAATTTCAAATATATACTGCCACTTTTTGCCACGTTTAATTGCTCGTACTTCAGCCATTTTGCACCTCCAAACATATATTCGTATACACATTATACACGAATTAGTACCATTTGTAAAATGAAGGATACAAAAAGGTAAAAAAATGGGTAGAAGAGGAATTAACCTCAACTACCCATAAAATAATAGTTATAATTAACTAACCGTTATGTATAAAGATATCAACGTTCTCTTAAATTGACGTAGTCTCTTTTCTATTAACGACTGCCATCAATCTTGCGTACCATGGAGCGCTTGGACTCCATTTGTAGCACGGCATATCTTTTCCGTTGTTATCTTTGTAAATCTGCTGAACGATTCTCAGTTCATCTGGATGCCCTAATGTTATTACTTTATAACCGTCAAAGTAAAAAACTGCACCCTTACCTTCTACTGTAAATAAACATCTCATCTCTTCATTTTCTCCTTCCTGTTCAATCACATTTTGATTTCCACCCATAAGTTCTTTAATTCGTTTGATAAAATATGCCTTTGTTGCTGCAACACCGCCGTGAATCTCTACTGATTTGTGCGGACAAGCAGTAGCAAACACCTCCTGATGCAAGCGGATAGTATTTTCATTAGGGGTAATTCCATATTGCTTACATTTTTGAGAACACCACTGCAAAGCGCGTTCCTCGTTCTGTTTAAAGGTATTTAAGTCTCCCATACTCTGACAAACTTCAATACTCAGGTAATTTGTATTTCCATCTGTATTTCCACAATGCCATGCACAGTTTGCATCGTCTTCAACCTGCTGAATACCATCGCTACCACAATATGCGTGAGCGAACCCTTTCTCTTTGTTATGACTTCCGTTCGCTAATTCATTAGCCCAATAAGCTGCATTTAGAGAACTGTCACCTGCATCATTGTGAATAAAAATACCGACAGGATTCTTCCCCCTCCTGCCGGCAATACCTCCGCATATACTCATTTTTATCACCATCCTTTGTTGTGATTATTCTTCCTCTTGAGTTTCTTTGTTTTCCTGATTCTGTCTTAAAATTTCTTCGAGTTCTTCAATACTAATTGTTTCTAATCCTGTAAGTTCTGACATAATTTTGTCCTCCTTTAATTTAAAAAAGAACGAATAAAAATTATCCGTTCAATTAATCAATAAATTTGTTAATTTTGATTCAATAAATATGCCATAGAGGTATTTTCACGTCCAAACATTTCAAAAACATCTGGACATAAGTAAACACCATTTGCAATTTTTTTGAAATTTTTTGCATAAACGAATCCACCATCTTTAAACAAAATTGCATCCTCGTCTGTTGAATTTAACTTGACAAATCCGTTTGCCTCAATCCTTCCATCTGAATAAATATAAATATTTCCGTCACTTCTTAAAACGCCTAATATATATGTTTTTTCTGTATAAAATATTCCATCGTCTACTCTGATTTTAAACACATGGCTATAATCAGAAACGGCACTATTTATGAATGTGAGCAAAGAATTTATCGTATTCTTTGCTCCACCAACGAAAGAATTGCTTTCTGTATATTCTGACGAAGATGCAATAAAATCATCTATATACACAGATACCCCTGTGTAGCCAGTAGTTATTTTTGTAAATGAATCGGCATACTTAAATACTGTATCAAGTTGTGCCCCACCATCTGCGGTTCTTCCAACATACAACTCTTTTATTATTGGTTTTTGGTAATTGTTAATACTGATCGTTACAAGATACTTTTTCATCTCAGGTGCATTATTGTCAAATATGTTTTCATAACTAACACAAATCGCAAGTTTAAATTCAGTCTCACTGTTGCAGTTTTGAATGGATTTCTTAATGATTGTTGATGTTACTGGTATTTGTGTATCTAGAGTTGTTTGACTTATTGTGCCTGTATTCCCGTTGCTGTTTAAATAGTAATCATAGATATCTCCGTAATAATTATCTACATAGCAAACTTTATAATATATGGTTCTATCTTGTGGGTTCGTTACATTTGCTCTTATGCTAAGCTGCGGTATATAATTGAAGTCAAGATTTATTCCATAAGTGTCAGGGAAATATAAACTAGGAGGATCTGTATTTACTCTCTCCCAGACAGCGTACAGTGTTGTATCACTGTCAGATGTATAAGAATATCCCGGTGTAAACATTGCTTCTGGCTCTGTCGCCTCAGACCATGTAGACCATCCAAGAAATGTATAACCATTACGTGTTGGTTTAGATGATGTAATAGTAATAGATTGTCCCACATTTGCTGTCTGTTTTTCCGGAGTATTATACCCACCATTTGCGTTATATATAATACTCCATGTTTTTGTTACATTCTGACTCCAGACTGCGTATAATGTTACATCTGCATCGTCCCCTATAGGATCACCTGGGCTGTAGCCGATAGTGGACGAACCTTGTTCTTTTGTCCAACCCTTAAAGGTGTAACCAGATCTTGTTGGAAACGAAGTTGGAATATATACAACTTCTCCCCAATGTCTTTTCATCATACTAGGCGCGCCAGATCCACCGTTTGCATCAAAATAAACGCCCCAAAGATTTCTTTTGGCTGTAACTGTAAACTTGATTCCCTTACTTACTACATTCGGTATATGAATATTAGCATATGCTGCTAATGGTATGTCTGCGCCTGCTTCCGCTGGAACAAACAAAGTCTCATCTCTAAATGTTGTTTCGCTCTGCACGATAGTCATATACTTTGTGTCTACAGAAGAATTTGTTTGATGAGCACCGACTTGCGTATTCCCAGTACCGTACGTAGGTAACGATGTTGTCTTGTTCGCTTTTAAAATAATTCTAACATCCCACCCAGCTTGTCCATTCCTGAATACGCGAGTTGTTTGCCAGTCAGCCCACGCACGGCAGTTTGTATTTCCATCCATTGTTTGATATCCAGTCCATCCAGAAAAATCAGGCATAACAGTCACCTCCTATACAAATGAAATTTTTAATGCTTCCTTTTGCGTGTCATAAGATAATTTTGCGTGATTTCCAATTGTGAGACTATTGACAGATAAATCTGCAGAAGCAGCAAGAGGAGTGTATCCAAGTGCATCAACTACATTTTTTTTTGTCAATTCAGCTCTGATTTGTTCACTGCTTTTATTATCAACATTACCAAGACCAACTTCAGATTTTGTATAGCTTGGCTTCCCTTCTTGTTTCGCCCACGAATATACATCTTGTGCAATTGCAGTATTATATGATAAATCGTTCCACTCTGACGATCCATCTCCAACTTTGTAGGCATTACCTCTATCTGAGGTAATAGCCATACAACCATCTGGGATTACTGGGTTAGAACTACGCCATTGGCTTTCTGTTTTTACAGCTTGTTTAAGCTGAACTTTGATTGTTGCCTCCATAGCATATCCTCCTCCGTAATTAAATTGATCCGTCTAAAATTAAAACATCTCCTGAATTAAGCACTAATTTTGCTGCATTTAAAGACGTTACATTAATCGTTGCATCAGCACTTCCATTAAAAGATGCAGCAGTGGCTGTAACAGCTCCTCCTACATTAATATTTCTTGCTGTTGTCAATTTAGCAGCGGAAGCAACACTCTTGGTTGCGTCAGAAGTATTATCTACATTCCCAAGTCCAACATCTGCTTTTGTTAGTTGCGCCCATGCTGCAGAGCCAGCTGTTGCACCTGCCTTTAATACTTTCCCATTGTTTGTTGTTCCGGTAGCAGGAACATGCAAATTTCCATCTCCTGTTGGGTGTGTATATTTTGTATCAGCAGATGTTACAATAAGATTTCCTTCCGCATCCGTTGTTACAGATGTAGAACCGGCTCCTTTAATTGCAATGTCTGTAGTTTTTGTATCACTGCCTGTCAATCTGATTTTTGCAGTTCCATTTGCAGAACTATTCGCTGCAACTCCAAGGGAATATGTCGTATTGTTATCTGTTGTTTTATAACCTGCATCGTTTGCCAATTGGGATACTTTTGTTGGAACAGAAATATCCACGGAGCGATCTTCATTAATCGGAACAGCAGAACCATTCTTTTTGATGGATATAATTGTGTTTCTTTCTGAATTTACAGGAGCATGTGCTGATCCAGCATGTGTAGCAGCTCCATCCCATGCAGTTTTCTTTTCCTTTGTCACATGAATATCTGCATTTCCAGTGTGAGTTGTTAAATCTGCTTGATTTGCTTTTTTCCCAATTGCAGAATTTAATGCATCAACTACATTTTTATTTGCATCAAGTGCGTCTGATACTTCTTTTAATGTATCCATTGTTTCAGGTGCATCGTTTACGAGATCTGCAATTTTCTGATCTGCATACGCTTTTGCATCTGTAAGTGCTTTTGCAGAGCTCCCCGTAGGATCAGCTCCAACTTCTGTTGCTGTATACTTTGGCTTAGTAGGCGCTTTTGCCCAAGCGGATACGTCAGAAGCTGGCATGGAAGTTGGTTTGTTTTTGATAAATGCATCAGAACTTGAATCTGTAATATTCCAATCTGACTGTACATTTACCTCTGCTCCAGCAGCAATTGCATTCAATTTTTGTAATAAAGCAGTTGTAAAACTTGCTGTTGTAGCATCAAGAATGGCTTTATTAGAATGAGTATGAGATGATTGTGCAACAATAGAATTTACTTCTTCTGGTGTGAGATAAGCATAAGTAAGTTCATTATATTTCTTTACACCATCTCCAATTTTGCATTTTTTTGTATCCGATTCTACTAAGAACTCACCTTTAAGCCAGACAGTTTCCGTGTCTTTTGCCCACTCAGCCGCTGTTTTATTATTGAGTAAGATACGTGTTTTTAATGTTGTATTCGCCATATATTTGTCCTTTCTATTTCAGCCATTAAAAAGGTTGCTACTAAGTAACAACCAATCAAAAGCATCCATCTATAATTTTTATATTCATATAATCTCTCCCGACGCAGTAATATTTCAGTGACTTATCATCCCATCGATACGTAGCATTTTCTGTTGTATCGATATAAATTTGATTAGAAGATCCAATGGGAGGAAACTTTAAGTACGAATCTTTTGAAATTATTTTTTCTGCCGGTTGAGATGTTATTTGTATCCAATGTCCGTTTGCATATCTCCACAGTATAGAAGTTTCGATTACGAAATAAAAAGAATCAATAGGTGCGAGTAAACCAACACGTTGTTCTTCCTTTTCAATTGTTTGAATCTGTTCGTAAACTGTACGAATACCATGATTATCTAACACGATTTTCTTTTTATCGTAAACGAAAATAAGCTGCCCATCCTCAAGTGGGAGCGTGGGCAACTTAGATTCAACTGTAGAGAGTGCTTTTAATATTGTTTTCGCCATAAATAGCACCTCTACTTTCTATGCTATTCACGACTAAAATTCTGTAATAGACAATTTATCATCCGTATATTGTTTAGCCTGTTTTAATGCTTCGTCGATCTGTGCAGACACATCTGCTCCTCCAGAACCAACCGCTTTGTTAACATAGTCAACAACTGTTTCTGATTCTCCAAGATCACCTACTTTTGTTTCAAGAGCTTCGTTTGCAGATTGAGCTGCTTCAGACAAGATACCCGGTTTTGCAGCAGCGATTTTAGAATCAATTGTTGTAGCATCAACTTTCGTATTGACATTATCAGAAATTGTTTTCAACTTACCGTCAATCTCTGTTTTGTTATAAGCATCAGAAATACCATATCCTGCAAGAGTAGTAGCTTTATCAGCTTTTTTATCAACAGTAACTTTTAATGCATCAACTTTGCTTTGTGCATCTGTTGAAGCAGCAGTAAGTAATTCTGTCTGCGTTTTATCATATGTGTCAAGTTTTACTTTATTTGCATGTTCATGTACTTTTGCAATAGCGTTGTTAAGAGCGGAAATGTTAACCTTGGAAGATTTAATTACTTTACCAGTTGCACCAGACATAACAACGATTTCGCCATCGATAGCAGAAGCATCTGCACTTGTAACAGCTCCATCAATATTTGTCTGCAGCACGATACCATCTGCATTAGATGCAGACTCAGCATTATAATCTTTTACGATAAGAATTAAATCACCGATTTCACACTTCTGTCCGAGATATGTTCCAGCAAGAGCAACAACATATTTCTGTCCAGCTTTGTATGCTTCATTAGGGAACGGATGGTCTTCATCAATTACAATCGGAACCTCAGATTTTGCAGCATTTACAATCGATTCTGCATATTCCTTTGTTGCAATATCTTTTCCTTCTAATTTCAGTGTTCCTGTAAAGTTTGCATTTGCAATATTTGCTTTTAGGTTAATGTCACCCTCAAGTTTTGTGATGCGTTTCTGGAAGTCTGTAATAGAAGTAGATACATCCTCGAATACTTTTACCCATTTTGCTCCATCCCAGATATAACCTACATTTGTATCAATGTAGATAATTCCCTGTTGCTGACCAGATTCAGGTCTTGTACCAACAACTACGTATTGTTTCATTGCGGACGGATCAGCTCCTACTGCTTCAAGAGTACAATTACCATTTGTTCCCTGTAAAACATAGGCTTTATATTTTCCATTCACTTTTGCAGTAATAATCTGACCTGCATAAGCATTTGGTTGTTTTGCATATGTAGATGCTGCTTCTTGGGTATCATGAACGGAAGAAGAGTCTAAAGCCAGTGGGTTCGCTCTGGAATAGGCTTTAACCACAGTCAATAATTCTTGTTCTTTATAATTTGCCATAATTTAATTTCTCCTTTCAGTTTATCCGATTGCAAAAGTGAAGTTCATAGGTGCCGCTGCGGGTACGCTTAAATTATAGACGTAGCAGTTATAATTCTTTAATCCATTCTGTCCGCCTCTAGCATCAGCAACTTGAACTGTAGATTTTGTGAAAGAAGATAACATTCCTTTGTCTCCAAGGTCATCATAGATAACCTGTGTAAGAGTTCTTGGCTCTGGTAATACAAACACAATGTTTTGCTGACCCGTTTCTACCTTCATAGAAATTTTTGTTCCAGAAGTTACGTTCAATCTCTTATTTGCTAATTTACGAATTACGTCAGAAGTAAGAGCTTCTAATTTTCCAACACCACTTCCCCAAAATGCGTTACGCTGTCCTGTAATTGAATATCCACTAGATGTAACAGTACCAGCAGGAATATGCCCATTTGGTGACTCATTCCCAAGATTATCATTCTTGATAGCTCCCTCTTTGTAAGTAGCAGAAGCAGTAAATGTAACTGTTTCATCACCAACAACGATTGCTTCTCCAGTATAATCAAGAGGAGATGTTGTTCCGTCTTTTACGCTTTCAGCTCCCTTTTTAATAGAAATAGCTGTTAAATCACCAGCATCATTTTTATTAAATGTAGCCCTAAGTTTTGGTGTAACAGATGTTCCAGCTTCAACATTTCCTGCAGCGCTTCCTGAATTGTTAACTAAAGTAACGCTAGGTTTTGTATAAGTTGCCGGAATTGATTTCTGTGTAATCAGATTAAGCAGACCATCCATATCAATTTCTTTTGGAATTGTCTGTCCTGCTTTAAGAGCACCAAGATCTGTTCCTTTCAACGTGTACTCTTTAGATGATTTTGACTTCAGAAACTTTGTTTCTCCGTTTTTGTTAATAAATGCAAGTTCATCAGTGTCGCTTGTGACAACGAAATCATTTGCATCCAACTTTCCGGATGTTTTTGCTTCCTCAATTTTCCCTTTTTCACCTGTTGCAAATTTCACTTTTAAATCTGCCATGAGTTGTACCTCCTTAATTTTTTAACAGAAAAAGACGATAGATTTTCTATCGCCTAATTTTTAAAATTCAACAATATCAAATGAGTCATCACAACCTGTATCTCCTCCAGATCCTTCAGAAGAAACAGTAACCTCGTCTCCAATTGGGATATGGTTTGACAGCAACTGCAATGTTTTCCCATTTTTAATTTGAATATTATCTGCCTTTGTTTTATCGTATATATCAGCAATTTTATCCAGAGCTGAAATCTTATTCTGTAAATCAGAAACAATCTGATCAACAAATTCAAGAGATTCATCTGGGACGAAAGAGTAGTAGTCTTTTAGAGGAGAAATTTTAATTACAAGTTCTCCGGTATGTACTACGAACACTTTTCTTGCTTCCATATCTGTTTTTGTGAATGTTAACCGAATTGTAATATCGCCAGCATATTGCGTTAATTCTGTATCTACTGGCAGAACATATCGAATGTGTTCTTTATACAATTCAGCATCTTTTTTTAAAATTTCTGCATGTGGAACATTTGCTTGATCCACGTATTTTAATGTGGCAGTAAATTCACTCAAGTCCAATTCTCCATAATTCGGAGGGATTAAAATTTGAATTTTATCTGCTAATTTTTCTCTTTGATATAGTGTTGTGACGACAGTAGCAGTGAGGGATTTGTCGTCATTCATAATTATTGTGTAAATTGTGATCACCTCGTTTCAAATAAAAAACAGTCTATATTGACTGTCATTAAGCTATACTGTATGCGAATGTAACATGTCGTTCCAACATCCCGGTATTATCTGTAACAAAGCTAATCCTACCATTGTTTGATATTTGAATTCGTGTTGAGGCACCATATGTAGAGTTAGATGTAACATTTTGTGCAGTAGCAAAAACCGTTCCATAGGGTCTAAATCCATCAGGAATAGTTATTTCGGATATAGTTGCACTTTTGCTTGTGCCAGTAGCTCCAGTCCAAAAAATATTACATACACAAATCGATCCGAGTTTTACTAATCTTACATTCATGGAATTTCCCCAAGGTTGTCCATATAAGTCTCTTGTTTCAACTGTAAGAACACCATTAATTTGTTCTTTTAAAACTCGTCCTTGATTTGCACTTAAAGGAACAGTTGCCGAGCTGGAAGTTAAATTATCAACAATATCAGACCTGTCTATTTTCCCATCAAGTTTTGAAAACACTTGTGAATTATTTTCTTTAATCGTATTAAGCTTTGTATTCATAGACTCTAAGGATTCTGCAACAAACACCTCTTCACTATCACTGTTTCTGTTTATCATGATATCGCCGTCAATCTGCAATTTTGCCCTATCTGTCTGATTGAAATCAGGAACACGATTTATGGCAACAGTACCATCTTCATAAACAGACAGTGGCGCAACACCTTGAGACAAAGATGGATTGATTACTACTTCAGAAAACCTATCTTTAAACTTAAATTGGAAATCATAAGATTCTCCCTTTTCTAGTGTTAAAAAATTAGAATTTATTATTATTTTCTTATAATCACTTCCATCAATTCCGCCATCTTGAATATTAGTTATGGTAGTCCATGATAAAGGCATACTTGTTCCAGTCCTACAATATCTATAATAAGAAGTAAAAGATGTGTTATATCCGCTTACCCTAGAGATATTACAAACAACATTTAAACTTACTTCCTTTTCAAAATTTCCTAGTCTTTTCAGCTCAAATGTAGCAGCAAGTGGAACATGATAATCAATTACTTCAAAAGCGTTTTGCTTTACTACCGGCGAAGAAGATATTCCACGCGCATCTACAGCATAAACAGATATAGAGTATCTTCCATATTCAGTAATCGCTCCAAGATCGATCAATACATCTGATTGTGATTCCTGTGCTTCATATGTTCTGCTAAAACTATTGTTGTTGCCACCGGAAATGGTGCATACATATTTACTAATTGTAGAAACAGAAGAGTGAGCTTTGTTTGATGTGCTAATTTGAACTTGCATACATGGTATATTCGCAAGAGCTTTGCTAGAGCCAATAATATTTGACACAGAATAGTTAATATTACTATACGAGTAATTTGTAAATACAGGTGCTGTAGAAGAAATATTCAATTGCATTGTCGCAGAATATTGTTGATATGGTGTTTCTATACCGTTGATATGTAAGTTCTGCACAATAACAACAGTAATCCACTCTTTAAGACCAGCAAGTTTGTAAATTTTATTTTTTTGATCAGATGTGAGAGTTATAGATACATAACTTGACTGTATATTCTTCTTTTCCGCAAAGTAATTGTCATCATCTTTTGAACCAACATATAAGTATACTGACGATGTTGGGGTAGTTCCGGTAAAATATAGATTTATAGGAGAGTTTATATTTAAATTGAAGTCGCCCGTGATTGACGGATATCCAATAGAATGTTCAATATATCCACTATTTGTCCACAAGCTTGTTCCAGTTTTTTTGACACGAATTTGAAACCTATAATTTCTGTTTGGTGTGACTGTATATGTAATTGATCCGGATTTGCCAGAAACAGAGAATTCTTTAAGCTTTGTGTCGCCGTCATATAAGTGTAATGCGTCAATATTATCAGATGTAGCCCAATTAAACCCAACAGTCGTTCCTGAAGTAGAATTGTTTTTTTCAAATTGAGTAATCTTTACATTTCTATCAATATGTTTTCCAAAATATGCATTACGAATCTGTCCAGTTCCACCTAATTCCGCAGCCGTTGGGGACACTGATGTTCCAAAGTACATATCACCAAACATTGTAAAACTAAGATCACCATTTGCATCATGAGGAATATCTGTGAATGTTTTTCGTCCAATTTCAACCCATACATTCTGACCAACATTGAGATCAAAAGTCCAAGTAACATTTCCTGTATTATATCCAGTTCCCTCTATCGCAATTCTATACCATGCGCTTCCTTCACGGTTATATCCCCAATAAGAATAATCAGTTCTCCTAAAATACAGAGCAATTGTTATGTTGGACGTGTTTTGAGCCGCATTTACAGTCTCGTTAATAACGTCAATTCTTTTTTCGTATCTTCCTGCCAAACTTTATCACTCTCCAATCTATATAAAAAGATGTCATGCTGTACACGACATCTTAAAACTTTTATTAACTTGAACCACCTGTTTTTACAAATGCAATTCCATTTCGTGTAATACTATTATTATCTTGTACTGTCAAAGGAATCATTTTTAATGTTGGCAACTCTACCCCTCTGTCTGCATATACACGGGATGTTTTTGTGGCATCTTCTTGCATCCAGAAAACTTTATTACCGTTATACCATCCTTCAAATCCATTTGTTGTCATTTGTGTGCTTCTTGAAGTAGATGGGTTTAATACTTGCACGCCTTTTCCGTCAATCGTTACATTTATTTGTTCGGAAGACACACCATCGTTATACATTCCATATTTCTTAAAAACACCTTGCCAACCAGAAGCAGATTGCTGAATAGCAGATGATATCTTCTGATCAGTCGTCTCGTCAATTCCTTCGATGATACCTGTAATTTTTCCTAACTCAACATTGAACGAAGTATTCAAGGAGTCTATTGCATTGTTCAGTGCAGATTTTGCATTTTCCAAGTCTTGCGATATTTTTTGAATATTTACGTTGAATCCATTTGCACTTTCCTTAATTTCAGTTCTTAAATTCTCCTCTACGTTTTGAATTGTAGTATTTATCCCTGCTATATTCTGTTGAACAGAAGAGAAGTTATCATTTATTATAGTATCATTTATATAATAAGTTTTCCCGCTAGGATCCTCTTTGTATCCTCCACTTTGCTGATATCTTGAATCATATAAAGTGAACCAAGTCTTGCCATCCGTGGAAACCTGTAATCGATGATTGAATATCTTTACCGCATCTAATTCTGCACTTGTAAGAGGATATTCATGCCAAATTGTTATATAATCAATGTCATTTTTAACCTGTCCTAAATCTAATTCTAAACATTTCCATCCAGTTTCTGCTTCAATATATTTCGATGTATCACCATCTGTATATCTTTCTGGATATTGGATAGTAATTGCAGAGCCATCTTCATCTTTGCAAATTGGGATAATTCCATTTGCAATGTTTACATTTTTAGAAAATACATTTATTTCAGTCCATCTATTTTGGTTATCCAAATTACTGCCATTTAACCAATCTCTAATGTAGCGTATAGCAGTAACATGATTTTTCCCAACTGTATGTATGATATTGTCTGCAGACAAACTTATTTCCGCTTTTAAATCATTTTTTGTGTCTTCAACTTTTTGATTTATTTCTCCGGCTGTACTTTCAATTTTACTTGTTAAATTTTTCTCTGTATCTTTTACAGTTTGTTCTATTTCTCCTGCACGTATTGACAGTTGCGATATTTCTTTTTCCATATTTCCAACTGTCAGATCGATACGCTCTGCTGTTTGTTTTATTTCAGATTTTAAACCGATAATTTCTTCCGCATCATCCTCTGGTGCAGGAGTCCAAGAAGTATCAATCGTACCTCTTGATAAGTATGCTTCGTAAAAAAATGTCGTGCTGTTTATCGGAGGTGTGATATCTATATTCTTATTTGATACATCTGATACCTTTTTAACTTTTACAACTTTTGTCCACTGGGAATTTGACTCTGACGTGATTATTTCTCCAAATACGTTGATAGAAATTGTACATGGTGTATTCGTCTTGTGCCAAATCACAAAAACATAGCTATCAGGCTCAGTAATTAAATTTGATAATCTATAACTATTCTGTTCACTGTCTATAGATAATTTTAATACCGTGTCTTCAATTCCATATGGATTAGTCATTTTAACAGATTCAAAATTAGCCAATCACTCACCTCCTAATAATTTTTATATCTTAACAAGACCATATGAATTAAAAATTAAATCTTTAGAATTTCGAATTAAATTTCGACATCCTATATCAACTGTCTGATCAGAAATAACGTTGATTGTATATCTGTCTAACTCATCTGTCTTGTCGAGTTCTTTATATAAAACACATTGAATTTTTGTTACGTTATCTGATTTTGGGGTATATACAATCTCTGACTGTTTTACGGATGAGAAGTATTTTTCTGTAAAAACTCCACCATCTGATTCCAGAATTTGAAAAGCCCCGTTATATTTTTTCTGAGATAAATTTCCTTCTCTGTAAAACGAAGAAAATTTAATTGTTTTAGGGTCAAAAGTATTATCAGTTAATTTTTTTATAATTGTATCTGACGATTGAAGTGTGTATACGACTGTATTTTCTACGTCTTTTCTTTTTGACAAAACAAAACGTTTTGTGTCAGATCTAATCTCTTGTTTATCACTAATTGTGACAGAATATTTAGCTGTAATATCAACATATCCAGTATCAGTTGTCATATTTGTTACAGTGTATGTAAATGTCTTTGGGTTCCAATTTCCGGTTACGCCTTGTGACGGCAACTGTGTAAACGTACAATTTTCAGTTACAAGTTCTGAACCAAAAACAGCAGAAACAGTTGTTTCGCATCCACTATAATTTCCATTTTCTCCGGTTGAATCTGTTGGTATAATATGATTATCGTTTGTAAGTGAAATAGTAAAGGAAACATTTTTTTTTAATTCTTCGCTAAGTCCTTTTTTGGTGATGTAGTTCTTTTCTACTGTCTGTTGAAATCCTTCTGTTGATTGTTTAAACGCAGAAAATTCTTGACTTAATGTCTGTACTGTACTTCCATCTGCTTTTTTGTCAAGCGTAGATTGTACTTTACTTACTTCTGTATTTATACCTTCCAAATCAATTTGTACATTATTTACCTTATCGGTTATTCCTGTTATTATTTCTCCATTTTCGCCAATATATTGATTGAATTTTGTCTGGTCAACCTTCGCACTAATCTTTTTATTTAAATTATCGACCTCTAATCCAATCTTTGTAATAATTGTTTCTTCCAATGAAGAGACATCGTTTTTTACATCTTCTGGAGCAGGTTTCCAATCCGTAACAATTGTTCCACGCTCAATTTGAAGATTTTTGAACATATAATATGTATTCGGTTTGGAATCCATATCAGTGAGATACAATACTTGTTGTCGAGTACTAGGAAGAGTTTTCTTCGTTCTTACCTGAAAAATACATTGTTTCCATTCGTCTTTCACAATCTCATTTTTGATTGCAGTATATGTTTCTCCAATATCATTGGTATTCTTTACGCTATTTTCGTCGCATAGATATGCATTAATAGAAGTAGTAACGTTAGATTTTACATCAAAAGAAATCATATAATCTTCATCAGGTTTGTATTTTTCAGGCATAATCTTGCTATATAAAATATAAGACCATCCGCTTTGAGCTAAAGACCCTCGCGTTAGTTTTGCACAATTTATTTTATTTGAAGATTCGGCAGAAGTAGTATAATCGCCAACTTCCATATTCCATCGCCAATTTTTATCTCCCCTGTTTGTTTCTTCTACAAGATTTACTCCTCCAGAATTTGTATTGCTTCCGTCATTCAAGACAGTAACAGTCTGATAATCCAATTTATTAGTAATACTTCCACTTGCACATAAAGTACATTTAATTGCAGCATCGTCTTTTTGTACTTTATATATGGAGATTGCTTCATCTTTTGAAGAGGTATATACTGTTTCAAACGTTGTTCCATTTATGCTTCTTTCTATGATAAAACGACCCGAATATTCATTTGTAGCCGCCGCATTTCCATCTTTATAAAAACCAGAAAATGTAACAGCTTCTGGTGAAAACTTATCACCAGAAAGCTTCTTAACAATTAAAGTAGATGGTTGTAACATATATACTCGCGCAGAACCATTAGCCCCATCTTTCGTTTTTGTCCAAGAGAATTGTTTTACAACAGACTGTCCTTTTAGCGTAAATGTTAGATTAATAACACCGTTCAAAATATCGGCTCCACCAAGAGTTGCATTTTTAGCAACATTTAAAATAACTTTTCCGTCCTTCTCAGGTGTTGCATTTTCAACGGTATGAGATATTCCGGATGGCAATTCACCAACTGTAACCTCACACGCAATTTTTGTAAAGCCTTCATATCCAGTGAAAGGTATTTCAAGCAGCATTTGTTTGCTTACAAGTCCTGCATTCGTACATGGGATCGACTGTGATTCATTCGCAACTACTACATTTAATGCGGGTGTTCCGGGATTTCCTTGTTCGCCATCATTCACAACAGTTAGTGTAATTTGTCCATATGCTTTCATATTTCACCATCCTTATATTAAAATAGGAGAGTAGTGCTTCCTACTCTCCGTGAATGACAATTTTATGTTGTTAAAGAAATTTCTGCCTCGCAATTAATCACCAGATTCTTATTCACAAGTTCTCTATCGACAAAAATAACTTTTCCTGTTTTCCATTCTTTGTCTGTGTCAAGCTCGACTCCATTTTGCCGTCTGTAATACTTATAAACTCCAGTTGGTAAATCACTTTCTACAGCATCAGCCCATGCGGATCCATTATATTTCTTGAGAACAACTTCTTTTTTTACCTTATCAATATGATAATAGAAGTCTCCTGTATGAGGAGACTTTGGAGCTTCTGTAGAGAATGTAGTTGATTTAATTGGATCAATTTCTTCTCCATTTAAATATGCTAAAGTATACACCGCTCCAAAAGTTGTTTCATTTGTAAGTTGTGTACCTACAGAACATAACACTTGTAAATCAAGCGGGTCATTTTTATCGGTCACAGTCCAATATGCAATATATTCTTTCCCGCCATATGTCGCTGTACATTTAAATGAAGCGAGAGAATCTACCATCACTGGAGTAACTGTTAATTTACTTGTTGTCTGCCCCTCAATAATTTCGTAATTTCCACTTTTGAATTTTGCCCACTTATATGTAATGCCTGAAGCGATAATTGTACTTCCGTCAGAAAGTTGAGTTTCTAATACGACATTATTACCACCATTTACGATTACATCACCTTGCGGAGCATAAATCTGTAACAGTACCGCATTCGTTGCTTGAATACTCTTTGTCCAACCAAATTTTTTAACAACAGAAACACCACCTACAGTGAAAGTAAGAGAGAATGTTCCTGATAAATCAGAAGCAGAACCGAGGTTATTTCCTGCAGGAACATTTATAATCAGCAATCCATCATTAGATGTTGTACCGGCTGTGTTTGTTTTTACAGTAACTCCAGATGGTAAAGTTCCAGGAGTGCATGTTACTGCAGCTCTGCTTAATCCCTTATATGCATAAAATGGGATATTGATATCTCTTGAAATCTTAACAGTACCATTTGCATTACATGGGATGACCTCTGCTTCATTACCCATAATTACAGAAATAGAATCTTCACCCGGTTTACCATTTCCACCATCAGTACCGTCTCTTGTAACCATTACAGTCTGTGAGTCCAATTTTGTTGTAGTTCCACCTGACGCATACAACTCACATTTAATTGCTCTTACAGTTGTGTTGGACGGTGTGTATACTTTACTAGGCTCATCTGTTGAGGATGTATATTTAGCTGTTCCGAAATTTAAACCATCCGTTGATTCTAAAATAACAAATCTACCATTATATACGGTTTGTGTTGTTGCTGCTCCAACTTGCTTCATTCCTGAAAATGTTACATTAGCTGGTGCAAATACATTATTCTTTCCAAGATTCATAGAAAGTGTAGATGCTTCAACAGAATAAATAACCGCATCAGACCCATCAACACCGGCACGCTGTTTAATTAATGAAAATCTCTTTTTCAAAGTTGTTGCTTTTGACACACATGAAAATTCAACATGACCAACATCAATATTATTATCCATTTTTGTTACCGTGTATTTATTGCCTACAAACGTACCTGTAATTCCTTCACTTGGAACTGCACTGATAGTCCATTTAGATGTTACATCAACACCACCTTCAAATACGCCTACAGTTGTTTCTGCTCCTTTATAACCAGTGTCTGGATTAACAGCACCACTTGAATTACAAGGAAGGGTATGACTTTCGTTACTTAATACAACTGCTACGGTACTGTTTCCGGCAGCACCATCTCTGATTTTTGTGATTGTATGTAAGTCATATACAGATGAATCATTTGTTACCAACTTAATTACTGCCACATCATTATTAAATAAAATATTTTCCGATGCTTTAATATTGATAGTAGCTCCGTTAATGGATGGATTGTTTGTCGTTGGCATTGCAACAAATGAACCATTTGCATTTTTATATTGCCACTGTGAAATATTTACGTTTGTACAAGTAGCAGTTAACACAATAGTATCAACACCTACTAAAGTCTGATTTGAATTATATAAAAATACAGACTCTCCAGAAACTGAACAATATTTTGCCTCAGTTGCTTGCTTAGACAGTGAAAAAGTCATCTGAGCCTGTGTCTCTAATGTTACATTGGTGCTTGGGTCTGTATACTGTACATTTGCAATATATGTAAGGATTCCGCTTTGAATTGTCCCAAGAAAATTCTGTGAAACTGTAAGAACTCCATCTTTTACAGTTTCTCCTGTTTTTAAATCCGTTGGAGCAGATGATCCCTCTTGTCTTTTCCATGTTACAGTAAGACCTGTTTTTGGCAGTGTAAGCTGTTGATCATTAAAATACATAATTGGTGTAAGAACCAAATTTGTTTTACTCCAATCTGGAGTATATACAGTCGTAGCTTCATTCGGATTTTCGATGACAGTCTGTGGTAAGCTACTTGTGATATACAAGCTAATTCGACCAACATCTGTAGCATCAGTAATTGTAATAGAACTATATGCTTTTGCTAAAGCCATAAAATACCTCCTTTAAAAAACTGCTCTTGCGAGTTCTTTATCTTCATTAAAAAAGGAACAAGTAAAACTTGCTCCTCCGAATACATCTTCGTTTGTAATATGCAAACCTTTCGTTCCGTTTGCATGTGCTGTGTTCCAGTAATGATCCCCATCAGAATCTGGAGATTGTCTTGTCCATATAAAATGTGTCTCATCGTACATATCTGTAATATTGCTCTGACCAAGATATAACGTCGGTGAGAGAGTAGTATTTATCATTCCGGGTCTGAACATCGTTCCGTTAGAGGAATAGATATTCATTGTGTACGGAGTAGACACTTTAATTCCATCAATCTGTGTTTGCATATTAGAAAATTTGTTTTCGATAGTAGTGAATGATGCGTTGATACCTTGTCCATTAATAACAACATCAGACACATGTATTTTCCCATCGTTATCTTGTTCTACAGCTTGAAAAGCTAATTTCTCTTTAGCAATTGTGGAATCTGCAATCATGTCATTTTTGATTAAACCATCTTCAATTGCAGATTCTTTAATTCCAGTAGAATCAATAAGAACACCTTTTCCAGTTTCGTCATACAGACAGAACGTAAAATCATTGTTTGAATCTCTTCCTATTTGAATACGAACTGTTCCGTTCTTGTCTTTGAATTGCATTGTATTTCCTGCAATTGCCATTCCACCGTCATCAGATTCAATCTGAAATTTATCTGCAGAAATAGTACCTGCTTTTAACATTGATACTGTAATCTGTGCTGCAATCAAATTTTTAATAACAGCTTCATCAATTATCACATTTTGTGCTGTCAAATTGATAATGTGACCGAGTTCTGCCGAAACATTACCGGAGATCAAGTTATCAATATTCGCAACATAAGCAGCAAGTTTTTTGAAATCACCAGATTGAGCAACGATTTGTCCAGCAGAAATAAGTTCAGCTTGTAAATATTGAAAGAATCCATTTTCAGCGTGTATATTAATACATTTAATCATTTCTGCTTCAAGGGTTCCTGGTGTGATGTAATTTCCACCAGAACCTCCAATAATACTTCCTCCAGATCCATTTACAATATTTTGCACTTTATTAGTGAATGATGATGACTGAAGTATCTTCTGTAAGATTTGATAAATATTATCGTCTGTAAGTTGCAGATTTCCGACATAATTATTTCGAGCGCCTGATCCACCAAGGTTTGATCCTGAACCAAGAATTGAAATAAAGTCATTTCTTTTCGATCTGGACTTTATCATGTTGGAGAATGTAATAGAAAAATTATTATCAAAAAGAAATGGATTAAATGAAATTGTCATGACCCTCAATTTAACAAAATAGTCATCACGAATTCCTAACCAAATGAAGTTTCCAAAATCTAAAGACAGAGCGTGTAGCTCAGATCCTATTGCAGAAAGTAAATTATCCACATCAGTAGAATATGTTGTTTGAGGAACAGAAGATGCCATTAATTCTTCCATTGCAATCCTACATAATTCTGTTTGTACAGTTACAATATCTGTGAGAGAATCTTGACTTCCTACAAATATATTTTCATTCGTATATGGAGTAGGGTTTGTTATGTGATAAAGCTCCGCCAATTCTTCCTTTTCAAAACCACCTAGAGTATCACTTGTCCAAGATTCTAATGCCATATCTTGTCCAAGAGAAGCGCGCTTCTTTCCGAGTTTTTTTTGTTTATCTTCCTCTGTTTTAGCTTCTTCTCTACGCTCTTTTAAAGCAGCAGCACATGAATCAGAATTATTTTCGTCTGTTTGATATGCATTTTTTTCATAGAGTTCATGTTTGTCTTTAAATCCGTCCTCGGTTAAAGCCGGATATTTTTCCGGATCTTCTTTTGTGAGTTCCTGATACCTTTCCCATGTCAAATCATAATGGCTTTTGGCTAATAACTTTGCCTGATCTTGATAAGATTTTAACTTTACTTCAAGTTCATTGATACCATAATATTTCCATGTTGTTTCATAGTCTTCAATATAATCCTTTTCACCTTCCGATGTTGGTAATTTTCGATTATCAAATTCAATCTGGATATTAGGAAGAATCGTATCCACAATCTGATGATACATATTTGCATCGGGAGATGCATTAAGAGCATCGATATCAAAATTTCCGTCCTCGTCTACATATATTTTTTCATATCCAAGTTTCTGCGCCTCATAGTCCTTTTTTAAAGCTTCGAGAGCAGTATCGGACAAGCTATGCCAATTATCTGGATCGCAGTCTCCGGTCGGTATGCGAATATAAATTTCAGTTATTTTGTCCTGAAGTGTATTCCATTCTTTAGACATATTTGAATAGTCAACTCTAGCCTGTTCGCAGAAACTGAACCAAGCTTTATATTTTTCAATCGTAGAATTGCTAAGATATTTATTGTTGAGCCAGAATGGATCGAGATAGAAGAGTGTGTTACTTCCACCGTTACATTGTTCAATTCCTAAATCATCTGCTCCAGATACTCGATATTTTGTATACACATTTTCATCATCTACAGTAATATCGTGTGAGTTCTGCACATTTCGATATCCTATTGTGACGTTCGTTTCTTCTCCAAAATTCTCTACACGATAAAAATTAACAACAAGATTTTTATAATCGAATTCAACAATACAGCTAAAAAATTTCTCAAAATCCTGTGTGATAAAACTGTACACATCATTGTAATCAATATTGAATGTTCCGATTTCGTCTTTTAAGTAAACAATTTTCTTTTTAACCTCGCCGTTTTCAATCGTTTCATATTCTTTTGGAATATTATCGATATATCCGACCTTCCATCCAGGTACTTTATCTACTAAAATATTAACCAGACTTAATTGAGGAGTTTTTTCGTTGTAGAATTTAATTTGTTCCTTTGCAAATTCAACACCTTCAATTTCTTCTACATTTCCATCTACCAACATTTCTAAAGAATCAGTTGTTCCGCAATTAACTTTACATCCGTCCAATGGTATTTGTCCATACTCTCCTTGAGCGGAATTCGCCGTTATGCTTTTATATTCTTTTGTTCCGATTCCATGTATTTCCGGGCTATCCATAATAAACCAGCCTAATCCAGATATATACATCTTCATATATTTGGACAACCAGTTATACGCATTTGATTCTGTCATCTTACCATCATCAGTTTCGATATATCGATTCACGTCAAATGCGATAGTAGACACATCATTACAAACTCCTTCAAAACTCCCAGTTGATTCATCAATTCCATTTATAGCACACAAGATAACTCTGCTTGGCGTGGCAAGGTAAGCGACTGTTTTTTCGTGCTTTCCGTATATATCATAATTAAAATGCAATTAAATCAGCGCTCCTTTCCTTGGTTCCAGGTAAGTTATATCTAAAGTAACATTTCCAAACGCCCTGAATGTATTATATCCATTGATTAATCTAATCCAATAAATATTATCCTCTGCTTGAATCCCAACACGTTCAAAAACGACTGGTCGTCCAAGTTCATCATATAATGCAAGATTTTTGCAATCCAATTTTAACTGTAAGTCTCGTTGCACCTGGCAGTAGAAAAATCCTCCCTGAAAAATATAATACTGCCCGTTTTCAATATAGTACGCGCCATACTTATTCTTCACTCCGTAAGAATCGGTAAGATAGAATAGGATAGCAGTGTTGTTGCATACAGATACCACATGACTATCTTTGTCATATACATATTCAAGAGTATACCCATTCATTTTTGCGTAATTTTCAATTTTATTCATCAATAATTGTAACGTCAATTTGTTTGTGGATTGTAGTGAGATTGTGCCAGATTCAAGTGTTTTACTGTCTGACAGATTATGGATATAGATTTGTTCTGTGGCTTTCGGATGTATATTAATAACTGGATATACATATCCGTATTTGTCGCTGCTTGTATTCTGCAACATAAAGTTTTTACTACGTGTAATGATTTGTTGATCTTGTTTTTCTACATAAGAAAATGGAGAGTTACATGTAAATGTGCAGCGGAGACCGTAACAAATTCCCCAATTTTCATATGGGGTAACAGAAGAGAAGTAACCCTTTACTTTTACAACTTCTTCTTGCTGTGTTGTGATTTTTAACCATCTATGTTCTTGAGGTGATGTGAGCCATGAAACCGTTTCCTCATATTCTTCTGTAGATAATTCTAATTCTTCCTGAGATGTATTTACCTCGTAATCCTTTGTGATATGTATTTCAAATACAAGTGTTTCTGTATATGTTGTTCCAAATCCAGTCACCTCTGGTCGATATTTATTCATTGTAGTAGATTCCATTTCCCTCACAATAGTTGATGGAAGGGAAGTATCGTCATCAAAATTAACAGAAGAAAGATTCTGTTGTTTCAAAGTTTGCTCATCAAATTCAAAATCTTTACATACTAGAATCAATATAATTCACCTCAACTTTCTTTCATTTTTATATCAAAAAAGAGCTGAGAAAATTCTCAACTCTTCGTGTATTCGTTATTCATAAATGACAGGAATATCCGTTTGACAGAATATTCCAAATTATTTCTAATATTAGTTAGAGAACAGAGTCAAACAATTTATACGGTCACAGTAATAATATGATTTATTTTTTAAAATGTTTAATCTCTATCTTTTTAAAATCTTTTGTATTCAGCATTATTTCTTCTGAACTATCCTCTGTTTTGTCTATGAGGATATTATTATTCTCGTCAAACAGACCATACCTTGATAATACAACAAGTGGCTCTCTCTGATTCTCTTCGCAAAATCTTAAATGACCGGCGTAAAATGTTCCATCGCTTTGATATATCTTTAATGCGGTGCCATTTTGATATACATCATCCCATATGTTTTTGTTTGTTGTGCGACTTATATTTAGTATCCGCAGTATTTTATTATATCTACGAGATGATATAATTATGCTTAACAATATAGAAGAAATTGTTGCAATTATGATACATATCCCTACAAATATGATCTCATCATTTATTGCAATATGTAATTCTTTAAATAATATGTTTAAAAGAATTTTAATAACATATGATACCACAATACTTTTCAATACAATATTTTTTAGAGAATCTCCATCTCTAAATCTTGTCCATTGATATATAGTTAAAAATATATATCCAGGAACAATATAAGAAAGAATTTGTGGTAATTGATTTATAATTTCAGTAATCCAGTTTATACTGATCACTCCTCTTGATTTTCTTGATTAGATGATTCTTGCTGAATCCATCCTTTTATGTTATTAGTAAACTCGTTACGTTCTGTAGAAGATATTTCTACAATGACGTTACGATTAGAAATTTCATTTTTACTACACATATAATTATCTCCATACACAATATTTTGATATATTTTATCATATGTGTATATTTATTACAGGCGGCAGGACAATAAATCCCGCCGCTTATTTTTAAAATGATCTGTGTACCCCAGCTCTTTTTGCTTCTTTGGTAAATTCCTTTGTAACTCCTTCAATTACTTTCTTCATGCCAGGATAGGTTTCCTTGTCAATACTTCCTTGAACTTCTATCATCTTGTCATAGTAATTGTTTGTTACATTAGGTCTTTCACCAAGGCTGTTTGCAATGTTCAGTGAACTATAAATATCATCTTTGTGTTCACCAAGATCCATAATGTTCTTTGACAGTCTTGCATTTACAACAGCATCACCATAAGTAATTGTCGTAGCTGTTCCTGTCAACCCACCACGCCTAACCATCATTTCAGGATTATTTCCTTCATTGATGCGAACAATTTCTGAACCATTTACAAATTTCTTTGTTCCAGACGCATAACCTCTTAACTGGTCAAGACTTACCCAACCAAGGTCACGCTCTCCGAAACGAGATGTTCTACTAATATGATATTTCTTCTGTGCCCAATTAGCATTATTAACACTGGTAATATATACTTCCTGACCACGCATTTCATTTCCAGCAGGGGACTGACCGTCAGAAGAGTAGTAGTAATCTCCACTTGCGAATATTACTTTGTCTCCAACATTCGGTACTCCGTCTCCTCCACCATTATTACTCGGGGGTGGTGTAGTTGGTTTTGGTGGTTCTGGTTTTGGTGTGACAGTTACTGCACAACTATTTGTTGAAGTAGCACCGCCACCATCTGTTGCAATTGCACTAATAGTAGTGCTACCTGCTTTAACAGCATGAACAGTTCCATTTGCAACTGTAGCAACATCTGGATTTGATGACACCCACTGCAAACTCTTATTTTTTGCATCATTTGGTCTAATTGTCGCTGAAACTGTGCCTGTAGAACCTTCCTGTATAGAAAGTGTCCCCGGACTTAATGTAATTTCTGCAACAGGTCTGTTGGATAAGTCTGGATTCTTGCTGATATCGCCTTGAATCTGGTCATTCTTATCCTGTGTTGTTCCGTTCTGAATCTGACCGGTATTCACACCCGTCCAATCATCCGGTCTATAATTAGGAGCGTTAGTCATGCTGTTGTCAACCTGATCTTGTGCTCCATTACTTGTACCAAGATTTCCAAGATTATTGGATAAATCCTTATTCGGTACAAATCCTGTACTGTTGATGATTTGCTGAATTTTGTCATAAGCCTGTTGGTAGTTTCCAACAACGCGGTTTAACATTCCAGATATTACTTGTTCCTGCTTTTCAGCATTATGAGTAACATCGTATAATGTTTCCTCCAGCTGCTTATCGAGATCCTCACTCAAACCGTCCAGACCATTCTGACGCACATCATATTCATGGTCATCACGGGTGTCTTGCATTTCTTCTTCTGCATCTCTGAGTTGTGCTTTTAACCTCTTTAATTCAGCCTGAGCACTCGCATTATTTCAATTATCTTCACATAGTTCGCTACGCTATGCAGTTCTCTTATGAACTTCTCTGAGTTATCCTCAGAAGTTGAGACTATACCTTCTATTTGAATAATTTGGAATTTTTTTTGAAATGATTTTGGACATAATAAAAGAGCAGTAGTATTACCTGTTACTGCTCTGTGGATTCCGATATTCTATCTAACAATATTTTAACATAATTGTCCGATATACGTTTTTTGGCTTTATACAACCAATATGTTTTTTGACCTATATATTCATTTTGTGGTTGCATAAAAAATGAACACATACAATATTCATCTCCTTTGCTTCTTTTTCTCAAAAACATATATGCCGTTCTGTTATATAAAGTACTTTTTATTAAATAATCCGCTTTTATAGCCGATGAAGGGTTATTAGTTTTTATATATCTACATATAATATTTTTGTTTTCTATAAATTTATCAACATCTTTAAATCCGGAAATTCGTTCTTTTACATTTGCATAGCTGTAATCCACTTTTGTATAAAACACACTTTTGCCTAAATACTCATCAGTAATCTTAAGAGATTCTATTTTTTTAAATAACTGTTTTTCATTTTTAGGGATGTCTATATCTTTTAAGTATTGAAACCCTACTAAATGATAAAAATCTTTTGATTCAAATGTAAGTTTTATATCTGATTTTTGCTTATTACAAACTATTATAAAATCATAATTGCAATTCATCAATTCTTTGAAATTATTTAGTGCCAATGATATATTATCCATAACTTCTCCTTGGTATAAAAATAGAAGAGTCACTGGTGATGACCCTTCTATTCATTCAAGGACTTTCTTTCAGAACATAGTTCCTAGTTAGGCTATGGTAAATCCTCGCACCTTTGTAAATCTCCATGTAAACCGGTTCCTAACCCGGCGTACACTTCAAAGATTATTTATAGCAGTCATATTACGCTGCATCACACCAGATATATTTAAGAAAACACTGCTGTTTTCTTGTTATTATTATATCCCATATACGGAGAAAATTCTACACAAAATACAAACAAAGTGATATGTTTACAATTGTTAAATATATACAAAACATACGTTCTTGTATTCATAAGTGCATCATAGATGTATCTTAATTATAACATATATCATATTTAATTGTTCATTTCATTCCTTATTCAAATAGTCTATATTTTTCGAGTTACCAATCGCTTGTAACCCTATGCCTACATATATAATATATAGGACTTACCAGTCGTTGAGCGTCTTCCATATCATAAATCATATATGACTTAGGAAGTTCGTTGCGTCTGGGTGACTTGCACACCCGGTTATCCCTGACCTATCTGTTTTTTATGGTTTCTATCCGAAGACTGTTGAGTTATAAACTCGTACCGCATTCACGTTTACCGTTTCCAGTTCCGTTGTAGCAAGATAGGGTTGTGGGGACTTTCCCGCTATTAAATAGAAGTCGCGCAAATAACTTCACGCCTTCGAGTGCTGAAATCTGAGCTTTCAATGTATTCACATCTCTAGCCTGTTTACGCAGAGTCTTATTGTAATCAGCATTTTTCTTTTTGATATCCAACAATTCCTTCTGCTTATCAATCGATTTTTGAGCAACTTCATTCTCTTGCTCAAGCATCTTTGTATAGAGATCAACAATAGAATCTTTGTAGTCTTCAACAACGCCAACAGAGCTTGAAATCTGATTGAGAAATTCTTTTTGCTGCTCCTTATATTCACTTGTTGAGATATTCCCGTTCTTTAAATCCTCATCAAGCTTCTTCAATGCCTCTTGATAATTCTTGATTTGCTGTTTCGCAGCATTCATACCCTGACTAATCAAAGACAAATTTGCAATACCATCTACAGTTAAACCGCCGTTCTTATCAAGAAAAGCATCACTATTTAAAAGTCCTCTTAAATCATCTGTCTGGTCAATCAGATCACCTAATGCTTCCTGTCCATCAAAGAACGGTTGCCATCTTACTTCCCAGATTTTATTTTTGAGGTCTTCAATATTCTCCATTGCATCAAAGATAGCATCATCAAGACCCTCAATCTCTTTTGCAATTTCATTATATTTATCAGAACCTACATCATATTTCGCCTGTTCTTTAAGCAGTTCATTCCGCTTATTATAATTCGCCTGAATCTGTGCATTTGCATTGTCAAGCTGTGCCTGTAAATCTTTTTCAGATACCTGTTCACCTTTTGATTCTGTAAGGTCAGAATTGTTTTCCAGTCGTTTTGCAGTTCTGTCTAACTCATCAATAACCTGTTGCAGTTTTAGTAAATCAAGTTCTCTTAACTGATCTTGTAATTCAATCAGTGTTTTCTCAGCTTCAGCAGCTTCTTGTCTGAATCCATTTAACGCAGCTTGTGCTTCAAACCATTCCGTTGAGTATTCAGCCATATACCCATTTGCCATGAGTTTATTGATTTCATCTTGATATGATTTAATCTGTGACTGTAATTTACCTGCAACATCCTGTTGATTTTTAATAGATTCTTGCAGAGAGCCATACATATTGTCGGAATATGCAGATTCTCCTTTTGCAGCTGCTAACTCACGTAATGCTTCCTGATAATCTACAGCAGAGGACTCAATTCCAGTCATCATATCGATGTAATCTTCAATATTATCCAATGCTGTCTGCGCCAGTTCACTCTGTTTATTTAAGAGGTCATCGTACTGTTTATTACAATCTACGAGCTTATCATAATAAGACTGCAACTCGCTGATTATTTTTTGAGTATCCTGGTCGTATTTTGAAATATCCATAGACCCGTTCTGAATCTGATGGACGATAAGTGGGTTTATTCCACTCTGTTGTACAATAGAATCAAAATGACTTTGATAAGTCCCAATTGCTTGCTGAGTCCTATTCAGTAGTTCACTGTTCTTAGACATTGCTTCATACAGTTTCTGTTGCTTATCTGGGAGATGTGCGATACGCTCCATTTGACTCATCAATAAATCATACTGTGATTCTAGGCGTTTAAATAACACCTCAACCCAGTCCGTGTATCCGGATACTGCCTCTGATAATTTCTCGGCAGCTTCGGATGTATCAGATGCTGCTTTGGAAGTATCAGAAGCAGCTTTGGCAAGATTATTTGATGCGGAGTTGAGATTGTTGGAAGTAGTGTTGGTGCCTCCAATGTTTCCACCACCTGTATTCCCAAAAGTCCAAGACCCCCCAGAAAATGCAGTTCCTTTTGCATGAGAATTGCCTTCATATGCTAATTTAGCATGAGATCCAGTAACATATCCTCGTTCTAACAAAGCTTTGGATTGTTCATGATTGAACACGATATCATTCTTTTTGAGATTAGTGATAGTAGGATATCCATTATTTTCTACAAACCACTGTCCATTTCTGACAATAATTTCTGCACCTAATTCATTTATCAGAGCGCCCTTTTCAGGTTGTTTTAATCCCCACGATCCACCAGAAAATGCATGACCAGAGTTGGCACTTCCTTGTGAATGAGCAGTACCATTGGCTGGACTACTACCTTTTGGTTTTCCGGATGTATCATAGTGTACTTTTACATAAGCGTCTGGTGGAGTAGCAACATTTCCAAGAGTATAATTAACAGTTGCACTTTTAGGTGAATCAGGCAATTCTTGTGATCCACGTTTATAATCGACAACTGCATTTTTCTTACTCGGTGCTTCTTGTTCCCCTTTTTTATAATTAACATTTGCGTTTTTATCCGATGGAGGTGCTTGTTCTCCACCAATCTTACTATAAGTTACAGCAGCACTCTTGTCTGCAGGTTCAATTTGTGTTGTACCCTTTTTAATATAATCAACAGAAGCAGTTCTGTCTGCAGGGGCTTCTTGGTCTCCTCTTACATAATCTACCTTTGCAGTCTGGTCTTCAACCTTAATATCACCAGTAACCAGAGTATCAGATACATTTCCATCTGGAACAATTTTTGCTTTTATTTCAGGCGTCATAGAAGACAAACTTTGCTCCAATGACTCCATTGATCCTGTATCAACTTTTACATCTGGTGTAATTTCAAGTGAACCATCTTCTGATTTTCCTTGCAATTCTGAGAATAATTCTTGAGCCTTAGCCTTTGCAGCATCAAGTTGGTTAGTATCTACTTGAATTCCAAAATCTTGTTGCATCTCTAATGAATTAACGATGTTTAATTGTTCTTGGAATTCTTGCAACTTAGAAACCGTATCAGCAGTAGCTTCATCAAGTCCAGTCGTGTCAATTGTCATAATTGCAGGCTGGCTCACCATAATCTTTTGCTGAATAAGGGTTTGTAAAATTGTAACAGCTTCTTGAGCGCCTTCGACATTTAAATCAATCTGACCATCTGCATTTTTAAACTGATCAAGATTTGTTTTTGCTCTTTCAATCTGAGAATCTAAATCTGCCAAATCAGTGCTGTCAAAATTAAAATTCAAATCCAAACTCTGATTTCCAGCATTCTTTAATTCTTCAAGTTTACCTTTAGCTTCGTCAGCTTTTGATTTCATTTCATCAATAGAAGCGTTAAAATCTTCCGAACCATCGATTTTACCGATTTTAATATGTTGATCATATTCTGTAGCAGCTCTTAAAATAGATTGAATTGCTTCTTCACTCAAATGGAATTTTTCTGCTAAAATTTTGTCAGATCCAGCTTGGAATTCAAGAGATCCATCTTCCAGTGTTTTGACAATCCCTTTTGACATTAATTCTGCATCATTTTGCATATCAGCCATGAAATTATCAATACCCTGTTTATTCCCGGTAAAATATCTTTCTCTTGCATTAGCTGCATTTTCATATGCTGCCACAAGTTTTTCCATCGGGGCAGTAGACAAATCTTCGTTTGAGAAGTAATCAGCGATAGCACGAAATTCTTCTGTGTTATAACGACCTTCCTTATATAGTTGATCGCCACGAGATTTCATTGTCTCGGATACATTTCGGAACATATCGCCTTCTTCTCCAGAAGACTGAGCATTTAACCATTGCTGATATGCAGAAGTGGCTCCGTCATATGCAGCTGACAACAATTGAACTTGCTCCAACTGTTGTTGTAATGAATCCACGGTTGCTTGTGCGGACGCAACCTCAGATTCACTTCCAGAATTCTTTGCATTTGCTAATTTGTTGGTAGCCACTGCTAATTGATCTGTAAGATTCTTTTCGTCTTCGAGCCATTTAGACTTGTTCAAAGCCTCTTCTTGAGCCTGTAATTGTCTAAGAGCTTCTCTGTTAATATGTACACCATTTGCTGTTCTTTCGAATAGAGTAGATGGATCATATCCTTCTAAATCTGAATAAGCTGCTTGAAGATTTGCGATGTCTCCAGTTAATTGTACAACACCAGTTTCTTCGTCTACTTCATAAGATACGCTTAATCCTTTTCCAGAATAACTATTTGCAAGAGCAGCATTTAATGTATCAATTAAAGCAATCGCATCTCCAACTTCTGATGTAAATGTACCAAGATTAAATGTCATCGGATTCTCAGATTCTTCTTTCATGATTTCGATCTTATCCATTACATCTTGCCATGTTCCGTCGAAATCCTCATCCTCAATAGCAATTTGGTATGCTAATTCTCGGTCTTCTCCACTTAAATTATCAATTTCTTTTTCTACATCCTTAAACTGCTCTTTTAATGCATTGGCATCTTCAGTTGCAGAATCAATCGCAGATTTAAAGAATCTATTTTTCCATTCGTCTCTAGTTGTCTTGCTGTCAGAAACTTCCTTCAAAGCAGAGTCAATAGCTTTATTATATTCAGAAATAGACATTGTTGATGAGTCTAAACTGAGAGCCTTTGTCAAAGCTTCTTGTGCCGGTTTTTCAAGGCTGTTTAGCGGTGAAACTAATTCATCTAAAAGCATCTGATCGGCATCTCCGCCGTATTCTTTATAAAGTTTTTTCCAATCTAAATTCTGTAAATTACTTTCTACTGCACTGAGTAATTCAACAGGCATATCAGAAATCGCAGCAGATGTTTCAAGATAAGGTTTTACTGTGCTTTCAGCAAAACTATTCCAGACTTCTTTTTGCTTTTGTTCTTGGGCTTTAATATTGGATTGTATTTCACCTTTTTTAGCTGCAAGCTCGTCTTCTCCGGCTAAAACTCTAGCCTCAATCATATCAGTCGCTTCATTAAGTTTGTTCTCATCTACTACAGGATCAATTGTAAATTCGATTCTGTCAATAGTGTGACCGTCCAAAGATACGTCAGATCGTCTGACACGACCCAATTCTTTTCCGACATATGTTCCAAGTGCCTTTTCCATCTTGTCTGCATCGGTTTTAGACATATCCTTGAAGATAAGATGTCCACTTTTAAGTTGTTCTCTGATTTCATCTCGGCTTAAAGATATTTGAGAAGCAGATTCTTTTAATTGCTTTTCTTGACCTTTTAATGATTTTATCTCATCTTCAATACTGTCTGCTTCTTCAAAAGCACCTCTAAATGTATCTCTTGATTTATCAACAATATCATTATGGGCTAATGTCATCTGCGTTTTTAATAATCTTTCCATCTTATCAGCAGCGATAGAAGCATTATCACCCAAATTTAAAATGGAGTTTCCGGCAGCATCACTGCCAGACACAAGTGACGGGAATGACTCAGCTAATTGATTACTTATATCAAGATATTCCTGATATTCTTTGTCTGAGAGTGTTAGATTTGTATTATCTGAACTAACACCTTTTCTAAGTTCTGCATATTTTTGAGTCAGTGATTCTACAGCATCACCCGTAGTCTTGATTGAATCTGCATCTTGTGCAAATTTCTTTCCGAGTGATTTAACCGTATCGACTTTTCCGTTGTAAGTATCAAATACTTCCTTGATTTCCTGTTGAGCCTTTTGACCATTTTCAATTGCGATCTTGTCTGCATTTACAAGATTATAAATTCCCTTTATTGCTAAACTGATTCCTTCTGCAATAAGAAAACCACCAAACATATTCAGAGCAGTAGCACCGATTGACTTAATGGCTGTTCCGGCAGTTTTTGCCATTCTGCTGAATTTAGAAGAAGCAGTAGTGGCATCCAAAGTTTTCGCTTTGAAATCATCCATTTCCATAGAACCGTTTTGAACAGATTTCGCCATGTCAATGACACTGGAGTCTACTTCTTTGAATCTGGAAGCAATTTTATCTATGTCAGAATCATTTCCAAGTTTATTAAATTCTTTCGCAAAATTTAACGTATCTTTATTAAACTTAGGTTTTAATTCTTTTTTGAAATTATCGAAAAATGTTGAAAATTTATCCGTTTCAGAGTCGTAGTTTACAATCGTATTTTGTTCTGATAAACTATATATAAATAACTTGCAATTAAAAATATATAGGGGGATAAAATATGTCTAATCATTTAAAAATATGTCCAACATGCAAAAAAGAAAAAATAAAAGATGGAATTTATAGAAATGGTTATATAGATTTCTATATAGATACAGCTACTAAGTGTCCATACGGTCATCCAATAATCATGACATCCATGCCAGATGACGACTTTACGATTTTAGCAAAAATCTCAGATTCCACAGATTTCTATGATGCGATGATAAAATTACACGATGACGATATCATAGAGTACGAATTAAAAATGTCACAATTCCGGTCGCAAGTAGAAGCTCAAGAAGCAGAAGCAGAGCGCAAGAAAGCAGAGGAATCCAAGCCACGTTGTCCGAAATGTGGATCGACATCAATTACCGCCGGGCAAAAAGGCTACTCAATCCTGACTGGATTCTTAGGAAGTAATAAAACAGTCAATAGATGTTCTAACTGTGGTCATACATGGAAACCGTGAGAGGAGAGTGATAGACTTATATCGTATAGTCTTGATCGTTATTGGGAAAATCCATATATTGCTCCACACAATAAGTTGGTTCTATGTCGTTAACATCAAAATCAATTGAGAACCTTTTTAATCTTTCAATTGGTTTTCCATCGACTAGAACCGCTATTCGGCTGCGTAGATCATAAAGAGGATTATCTTTATTTGTCATTTCATCATCTGTTTTATAATGAATAGTAATATCTTTCATTTAATCATTCCTTTCTTGGAGGTATAACTTATGAAACTAAATCCTGAATGTGTAAGAGACACATTAATATATTTAGAGGATAATCTTGTGATGTGTGAATATTTTTCTATAAAAGGTATTTCTTTTAAAACGATAATAAATGAACTATCACAAGACAATAAATATTCCGAAGAAGATGTTGCATATACACTGACACAATTAATGAGCGCTGGCTATATTACTGGATATAAAAATTATAATGGGAAAGACAGAAAATTATCAGGTCATGTTGATGACATTTCATGGAGCGGTCATAATTTTATAAATACGGTTAGACCAGAGACAATATGGAATGCAACGAAAAAATCTGCGAAGAAAATGGGGGTTGCGTCTATTCATGGAATTATGTCACTCGCCAGTACAATTTTTAATGCAATAATAAATGATCCGGAATACATTAGTGCAATTATCAATAATATACCAAAATAATATCGGTAAACAGTGGAAGCGTAATAACTGTAAGAGCTATTTTTAGTGGGGAGGAGAGTAGTTGGAATTTAAAAATATACATGAGAAAAGACTAGGTATGATAACCCAGTCTTTTTTAATTAAAACGTAAATATATTTTTAAATAGTAAGAAGGTCTTTACGTTTATTCGTAAAGACCTCTCCATGTAGTTATATTTAATAGCCATTGCTAAAAATATCTATCTTTTATGCCTATATGGTATCATGGAAATCCAGATTTGTCAACACATTTTTATCATTATTTTTAATATTTTGTTTTAAATTTTCCACCAAGCAATTTAATTCTCTTATTTTTTCATCTTTTTCTTCAATCATATTTTTATAATCTGATATCTTTATATTTAGGTTTGTTATTTCTTCTGATATTTTTTTTGAAAGCGGATCTAATAGTATGTTAAACACTTCGCTATCAACGTCACACAAAAACTTTGACCCTGTTATATTCCCAATTCTTTTCGTGATTCTATTTTTTGAAATAGATTTTATCTGGTATATTAATACATATGAATCAGCTTCTATAAACGAAAAATCACTTTTATGTATTACAAATGTTGATTCCTGTTCATCCAATGGCTTATTCTCTAATCTACCATCTTTAGCAGTAGTAATAGGTATAACAATTAAAAAATCAGTAAATTCATGCAAAACAAGTGCGGTATGAGTAAACGAAAATTCGCTTCCAATATTCGATGTTCCGAAGTCTATACTTACAATATCTCCATGTTGGTACTCTTGAGCATAATAATCTGTTTTATCTTGACCAAATAAGCGGTGTTGTCTTCTGTTGCTCCCAAAAATCCCATATCTATTCAATAATCCTTGCCATAAAATATATTTAATCGCGTCCTCTCTGGATTGTTTATATAGAATGATCTTTGTATCGTCTAATACATTTTTAATCTCATTCTTCAATTCCGGACAAGACTGAGTTTTTTTATTTTTTTCTTCATCTGTAAACCGTTTCAGCATCGAAATAACAGAACTGGCTTTAAATTTCGGCATTATATTACTCCTATTCATCTTTAGTATTTCCATTATATACCAATAATGAATAGAAGAGTAGTCTGAACATATGTTTCTATAAAATAAAAACATCAGCCAATATAATAAAAGAGTAGGATTACTCCCTACTCTTTTATATCATCTAATTTCAGCACATACAATTCACATTTTTCGTTATAAGAATCACCAACTGCTTTTTGTATTTCATTATTGGCTCTTTTAAATCCTAGTGAATTATAAAATTGTATTCCTTGACCATTTTCCGATTCTACAAATACAATGATACCATATATTGCAATAATCTTACTTACTTTTTTTATTTTAGGTATTATATAATCATAAAATAATATTTTTCCTAAACCATTCCCTTGGAAGTCAAAATCTACAGCAATTCTTACTATTTCCACAACAGGCAACGCCATATATTCGTTTGTATCTGTATTAAATGTATGAATTGCATTAGCCTTAATTGTGTAAAATGCTAGTATACAAGTGTATTCGTTGTCCATTAAAATGTATGTGTGTCCTTGCTTTTCTTCTGCATAATCAAATGCATCATCTGATAAGAAAGTATTTAATGGATTGTCTGCGCCACAGCAAAAATCACCTACTAACATAAAATGTTTTAATGACTCTTTGCTTAGTAACTCTTCTTTATATTGAAAGTTTTCTGTGTTATCCATTACGTTTACCTTTGAGTATCTCAGCTACTTTAGCATTAGTCTTCTTACGTTGATCGTCTGTAAATGGTTTTAATTTGCTGCTTTTAAAATCATCTACGATTTTAGTAGCCGCTTCCCCTTTTAATAACGGTACAACTGCCATTGAGACTGCCATATGTCTTACCTCCTCTTTTGTATGTATGGATCCTTTTTTACCTAACTTCATATAATCACCCCTTAGTATTTGAAGCAATTATACATTAAAAAATTTAAACAAAATGTCGAAATATAACGTGAGAAATAAATTAGACTATTTTTTGTGTATCTTATTATACATTTTTTATTAAATTTGTTCAACCGCTAGATATAGTGCAGAAAAATAAAAAACACACTAATTATATAAATTTTTCCTATATATAGTTGTTTTCTCTATATTTAAAATATCTCTTGTGTTTTTGGAAAGAAAAATTATTCTATTTATTTGTTTCCACAACATAACAAAAGGACAGGGAATTATATCCTGTCCTTACATCGTGGTGTTACGAGCTATATTATTTTTAACTCATGTATTATTATACACTCTTTTTGTATTAAGTCAAGTAGAATGTAAACAATTTGTGTCTATTTTTTATCTCTATTAGAAAACGACGAGAGATGCGCCGAGTGGAATACCACTATGAATATCCTGTCCTGTTTTTGCAAGTCAGCAACAGGTTGTGTAGTTTGCATCAATAGAGCAGTAGTGAATACTGTCGTACCTCATATTGACATCCACAGGCTTTCCCCGGTGCGGACTGTATGTTGTGTACCATATGATACAATTACGCCTGTATCACGTCATGTCTTGTCAGTCTCTCGCGCCCCATATATGGAACTACACTTCCATGTTTTAGTTATAGTGCGTCGGGACTACCATTTTCGCATTAAATGCTTATTCCTTCACGAACGTATTTCTTCTATATAATAATACGCTTTTATTGCATCGATCCAGTACCTATATAAATAGGCTTACGGCTTCCCCCGATATTCGACAATTTAGAAAATCTATATTTTCAAGGATGGTCATATTACACTACGATATATAATATGAACACTCTCTACGTTAATTGCATGGCGTTATTATGCAACCTTATAGAAAGGGACATTGTAAACTACGATAGTTTTACCCCATCCTGTTTTACTCGCTAATCCTCCACCTAAAACTCCCATAACAGTTTCGAGTGTTCCTGCTTTTGAAACAACTGTGTCGATTATTTTAATTATTCCAGTAAGTCCTTGTAATCCAGAAGTAATCATGTTGGAATTAGCGAAATTCTGAATAAATCCAGTCCAAGTATTTGATAATTTATTTAGAGATCCTTCCCAGTTATTTGCAGATTTTTCTGCTTCTTTTGCAGCACTTCCTGTACCCTCAGAATAATCTACAAGCATTTTTTCATAGTCAGACCATCCAGATAATAAAGCACTTAGTTTGTTCGCTTGGTATTTCTGTCCAATATTTGTAAGAATTTCTGTACGCAGTGGATCTGACTCTTCTAATTGATTAAATACTTTCGCAAGATCCTCCAATACTTCAATTGGATTACGCATTTTTTCTACACCGTTTACAAACTCTGTCTGAGCAACGCCAGCTTTTTTAAACGTTTCTGCAATTTTTGAGTTATTTACATTCTGAACGTTTATCAACAATGATTTGATCGCATTACCAACCTCATTGCCACCTGCTTTTGTTCTGGACTCAATTGTTCCAATCATCGCAGAAAGTTGATTTTCTTGAACCCCCAATTCTGATGCCATTGAAGCTGCTTGAGTTGTGGCTTCTGCCATATCCTGCATGGATACACTGTTCCTGTTAGTTTGTTCTATTACTATGCTTCCAGGACAAAGCATTGGACTTTATTGTTAAATAACAATAAAGCGGATAGGACGTTAATCCTACCTCTCACGTTTCATTTTTAGATTATAGCGTGAGACTAGACTATATCTTTTCCCTCGTTTTACGTTAGGCGTTCCTACGGACTTATAGGTAACGGATAGACTATATCTATCGAAGTCGGCGTGTGCAATATGTTACCATATTACAACTTAGTCGTTAGGGGGTTAAATAAAATACGGTTTAATAATATTGTTATTTAATTTTAAATTGTTATCACAAAAAGAAAAGTTAAAAGAATTATATTCTTCCAACTTGCCATTTGATTCTATATATTTTTTTATTAATTCTTCACATAATAAAGGATTATTTTTTATATCGGATTCCCATAGGTATAAAATTTCAACATCCTGATATTTTTTTATATATGTATGTTTACTTTTGTCTCTATCAATATCCTTTTTCTGCATATTATTTATCTCATTTGAATCTGTATAAATTAAAGGGTTCACATGAAAATAATCACCCATAACTTCAATAATTAAATTATGTTCTATTAAATAATTATCGACAGAATAATATTTAAAAGTTTTTTCATTGATATAATTAATATTATTTTTTTCTAATATACTATTAACTATCTTTTGTGGTATTGTTTGTCTATCAAGTATACCATCTTGATATTGTTTTAATGTTGCTTCTCTTACCTTATTGCAAAAAATTTCGTCCATCTTTTTTCCAGTATTATATAATTTATCCCCGACATAATATTTTTTACGAAATTCCCAATAACATTCATAAGAACAGAAGTTATGGTTTTCTCCTTGTTTGTTTATATTATGTGTTAAAGATGGTATTTTTTCAATTTCCTTACCACAATTATCGCAATGAACCTTTACCTTTTTCTTTATAATTTATATTTTGTGAACCTGTCATCGTTTCTTTTTTGTAGTCAGCATAACAACTTCTACTACAAAAAACACCATTTTTATTATTATTAACCTTATATTTAGTAGTTACAAACTCTTTATTACAAAATTTACAGTTTGCGAGAGTTTGCCATGATTTTAATTTTATTTCTATAATATCCTCTTTCTACCGTATTTTATTTAACTTATCCTCCCGATTGTCCATCTCTGGAGTTTCCGGGATAAAAGCCAACTATGAAGCTATATATTTCTATATAGCATGACCACTATATTAATCATATTTTGTCCATCAAGCAATGCATTAAGTTTTTGAACATTTCCAGAATATTGATATGCGGCATTCGATGCCAAAAGATAACTATTTGCAACATCTGAATTTAAATCACCGGCTGCCTGAGCAAGAATACTTGTTTCAGCCATTTGTTCAGCCTGTTTGCCATAATAGCCAGATCTACTCATTTCTTGGATACCAAGTAGGTAATCACTTGCTTTCTTTCCCCACTTGCTTGCGGAATCAAAAGATGTTTCTCCAAGTTTTGTAAGTTGATCTGTTGTCATATCAGATGTTTTAGAAATTTCTGTTAAAATAGAATCAACATTTTTTAATTCAATAACAGAGTTTTGAATAGTCTGAATTACATTTTCAATTCCACCATAAATTTGCGTAAACTGTGCAATTTGAGAAAATGCACGTTTAAATTCCGCTGTAAAACTTTTACCAGTAAGTCCAAGTAATTTTGCCTCAGATACAGTTTTGTTGAAATCTTTATTTAGTGAAGTTAGCTCTGAATCTGATGTTGCTTTTCTCTGAGATTCTGCAATTTCTTTTAGTTGATCGCCATATACCTTTGCAGCGCGACTATTGTTTTTTAACCACGTTAAGGTCTTGTTAGAGGCAGTTACTGCATCAATTTTACTAAATGATTTCGACACAGATGTAATCGAATTACCAAGAGCCTTTTGCTCATTTTGTACAACCTTAATCTGATTCCTGTATTTTTCTAAATCACTTGTAAGCTTATTAAAATTAATTTCCATAATGGAATCATTTGGAGCCAATTTCACATTATTAATATCTTTATTGATATCAGATAATAATTTTCGTGCCTTTTCTACAGAACTTGTTGTAAGAGATTCAAACTTTTTAAAATCTGCATTTGCCTTTGAAACATCTGCATCAATCTTCAAAGTAGACACACTTCGTTTCGCTTTTTCAATATCAGATAATCCTTTTTTAATTCCGGATGTATCCATATCAGCTTTTACACTGATCTTATTATTTTTTTCGATTCCTTTTAAGACACCGTTGATTTTATTCAGATTTTTCATCCCATCAATATTAAAATCAACTTTAATCTGTTTATCGTTTTTTACTAAATTATCTAATTTTTTTTGGGCAGCATCGAGTTCACTTGTGTCTACATTCGTGCTGACCTTGACTTCATATGTACTCATTTTTAGTAATCAACTCCTTTCATTTTTGGACAATAAAAAAGCCCTCACGAAAGGAGAGCAGTAGTAAAAATTATTTTCAATTTATCAACAATCTGTTACAATATAATTGAATGTATATCGATTGGATCTACCACAACCAATCCGGTGTCACGGGTATATATCCGGCAGAAGCGTCTGTGGAAGTGTACATCTTGTATACGAAATGAAAACAGTACACACAGAAAGAAAATTATAATTTTCAATTTGTGAAATTTGTACTAAATTTAATCATCTATTTTTTTAAAGCCCAGAATGGTAGCTCATCCTGGGTGTTATTATTGTATCATTTCAGATACTTCGACATATTCCTATCCACGATTTCAGGCACAGCCTTTCTTGTCGCTTCAAAATATCTGTGATTTCCCAATGTATTTCCAAATGCTCCAGTTTCCGTCGCTTCAATAACATCCGCTCCAGAAAACGTTCCTGTATGATATGAAATATTTTCTTCCATTTCTGCTTTAAATTCAAAATTATTTCCTCCACCAGAAACAGGAGTAGTGTTAGGAGATTCCAATAATGTTCCTGTTCTTTCGTATTTTACCGGATTTCCAATGTCATAATATCCCATTACATTATCTTCTAATTTTATTTCAACTTCATCCCTTGCATCATTCATACCAGAGTGCACATCTTTTTCAACCAATCCTTTAACTTCCAAAAAACTGGAAACAACTTTTTTTGCCATAGCAACACCTTCTAATAAGGAAGATTTTCGGCTGTTTCATGAATCTCCATTGCGCGTTTAAGCATCTCTCTCATCTTTTCATTTTTAGTAGCCTTTTCTTCATTATCCGGCTTATAAATTGGTTGTGTATTTGCATTTTCGAGTTCAGCAGTACGTTTTTCAAATTCCTCTTTCATAAACTGCTTCGCAATATCTTCCATAGATTTGTCTGGTGAGTTATACTTCTCGATAAATTTATTCGCCTCGGATACATTTAATTCTTCTGCCTTTGAAGACAATACGTTGATCAAATCAACAAGAGCTTCTCCAACCATATCTTTTCTATATGATGGAGCATGAATAGCTTTCTGTTTCATATATTCAACTTTTTCTACAACATGAGACATGACGAATTTCATAATCTCCTGTGGATATGTTAATTTTGGATTTTTTGCTGTTGTAGTATTCTTGATGAAAAACTGATTTACAATATCATTAACTTCTTTGTCTGCAATTGCAACATCGTAAACAGATTCTCCATCTTCAAATTCAATTCCATCTACAAAGTAATTCATAATAGCACAAACCTGCGCTGGCTCAATATAATAAGGGGAGTAGTCGGTAATTTCACCATTTTCTCCAAAATCAAATAAACTGTTACAAATATATTCAATAGCGTTTGCTTTATCTTCGAATGTAATAATTTCTTTAATTTTCATATTTTCTTTTTTCATGATTTTCTATCTCCTTTAAAACAAATGTTCTGGATGTTTTTATTTTCTATGAGTAGTATAATATCTATATGCAGGAAGGCGTGTGCGTAACCACGGCTGTTACGCTCCTACATACAAGGAACCTACAAACCAATCACCACGACTATATAATAAGTCAGAAAGATAGGTGAAAGTCATCAGAAGTTTATACAATTCTGAGCGATCTGCTCATTCTGATCTCCCCATGATAGTTGATTACTATACAATCGGAAGGGAGGTGAAAAATGACAGACAGCAAAAATTCGTTCAGACTTGCAAAACTCGCAATCATCTTTACCTTTTTGTCCATGACTGTTCTTGGAATAGTATGGATGGTTCTGCAAAACAATCCGACTTCACTTCATGCTATTACTAACTTTAAGGAAGGTTTTGTAGAAGTTAATTGCGAATTTGCAAGTGAGAACAGTACCAAGTGATAAGATTGGTACAATAATGTTGGCGATGCTTATCAAATCATCAACTCATTTCCATTATGATGTTACTATTTTAGTAGCACCATATCTCTTATTCTCTTTTCATTTCTAAATGAAAGCGAAAATTCATATATTAAACATTAGATTGTCTGTGGTCGATTATAATAGGTTGAAATTCTTTTTGTAATATAATGTCATAATCGTCCACCTTCGTTAACGACTTAATCCATGAGTCGAAAATTTGATGTCTTTTATATCCAAGTTCATCAATACATTTATCAATCAAACAGTTTAAATAATCGTTCGCCTGTTCTCTAGTACATATAATATGAGTATTAATTATTTCCGGTTCTTCTTTATTATTAAACGCACACAAGCCAATATTAAATAAATATTTATTAATACTAACTCCTTTTGACATATCCAGTTGAAATTTAGCTCTTTTATAAATAGAAAATCCTCTTGGTTTTTCACGTAATTGTATTTCCATATAGCATACTCCTTTTGCATCAAAAAAGAGCCGGTTAACCGACTCTATTAATTAACATTTTATGATTTAGATGTAATTTATAATTCTAGTTTTTATGATTTAATAATTCCTTAATTTCATCCAAAGTGTATTCTGATTTATCAATCATTTCCGCGAGTTCACGAATACGTTCAGATTTTTCTTGTTCAGCTTTCATCTCATCATAGATAGCTTTTTCTTTTTCAAGTTTCTTGATTTCAATTTTCTTTTCTTTCATCTGAACTTTTAATTCATCCATTTTATTTTGGATGGTTAAAATTTCTTGGTTGCACTGCTGAATCAAAACATCGTAATTCTTTTCTACAACTTTTTTACGTCTTCCTCTTCTTTTCCCTTCCATGACTTGTACCTCCTTATATTATATAATACAAGCATATCACTGAATAGGAACGTAGTAAAGACATTTTGTTACGCAGATTCCGACAAAATTAATGCGTTATAATTTCAATTTCTGTTCTTGGGTGTTCTTTGTCAACATGACATCTTATCATAAGACTATGTAGATGTTCCCTGTCGTCATCTTCCCAAAATCCTGATTCAACGAATCCGTCATGGATGAATTTAGGGCTGTAGTTATCTGGATCGGTTCTTCTTTTTGTTGGATGGTATATGTCGTAAATAACATCTATATTATTTAGTTTCATATTTGTATATCCTAAATCATCAACAAGCCAAATAATAAAATTTTTCCACGACTGCTTTAGTGCATTCATTTGAATTCTTGGTTTAATACTCCAAATATTTATGGATGGATGTATACACTTTTCAATCTGTTTCTTTTTTGCTCTTGGATGCTGCTTAAAATAGTATTCATTATATCTATTAACAACATCATTATCTATAATAATTTTTATAATTGTCACTTCCTTATATAATATTTAAGAGCAGTAGAGTAGTGGTTCAGTATGTGCTCATCTGCTCATAAATATATTTGTTAAACTACTGAACTTTGATTAACAAATATATTTAAATAAGAAGAGAAGTCACCAACTAGTAACCTCTCTATTTATTAATCTTCTTTTTCGTTAACTTTTTTCCATGTAAACATTTCTTTTTGGACAACACTATGTACAAAGCTATTCAGCCCACCGAACGATTCATAGGTAGCTATAAGCCCTTCTAATGCTTCAAATTCAATATCAGTAATCCACTTTCTTTCGTGGTAAATACTGTACCGATTACTAATGTCAGCCTTTATTTTTGCCTGTTCTTTTTTATTTTGTTTTTCTTCATTAGCGTGGAAACGCATATCTGTTTCAGCCTTCATATCATCCAATTTTTTTGAAATAACAGCAACGGATTCGGATAATTTTTTTTGAGATTCATTAAAATCTCTCTGAATTTCTCGTGATTTTTCTCTATCGTTAATTCGATTTTGAGCATAAATATCCATCTGTTCTCGTTGAGCAGTAAGAGCAGACTTTAACTCTTCGACAAATTCTGAAAATTCCTGTTGCATTTTCCTATCATTTTGAGTAACACGTTCCACGTCTTCTTGATGTTGTTCTTGTAGTTTTGATAAATTTTCAGCGGTTTTTACAAGAAGCTCATGCTCTTCTCGTCTTTTTCTGATATGTCTAAATTCAATTCCTGTTTTCTCCCAAAACCATACAAGCAATTTGTCTAAAAACTGCCATGCAAGAAGTATGGTAACAATTGCGAGAATAATAGAAACAAAATCTAGCTCAAAAAACATTTCTAAATATTCCATATTTATTCAGTTTTCTGTTCTTTCTTTTCGATAAATTGTGTAAGTGCCTGGTGCAAACCTGTAGATGCAAGACCACTAATCAAACCGCTTAAAACAATTTCTGGGCTAAATGCAAAACCATTAATCCATGCAGCTATCACAATGCCCAATACTCCACAGATTGTTGGGATGTACTTGTTATCAACATCTTTAATCCATTTCTTGATAATATATCCGACGCAAAGGCAAATGCCAAGTACGACCGGCATCATAAATTCATTCAAAAATTCCATAATTTTTTCCTTTCATACAAATAGGAGAGTGGTAGTCCTTTAATACTATTGCCTGTGTACTGCGTGACACTGCGCTCAAAAATATGACACCCACTTTTACGTTCATCATCTTGAACAACCTATTTCATTTTTGTTCCCAGAACTTAGCTAAAGCAAGTCCAAGTTCTTTAGTCTTTTTGTACTTCCATACCGTCACACCATCTTCTTTTTTTACAAATGTATATTTAATTCCGTATTCTGATAAATAACAGACTTCGTGAGAAGATTCTGTACGGTATTCATTGTCTAACTTTCTAATTTCGAGTTCACTCCTCACTTATTCGGAGCAGAGTAAAAAAATGGGGTAAATACCGATAATAGATATTTACCCCATTTTTCACACTAAATATCTATCACTCGTTATTTTAAGATGTAGCCATAATACCAGCTGCTTTCAAAGCGTCCAGCAAAGCTTTGAACTCAGCCTTTGTAACATTTTCTCCTGCAGCTTCAGGAACCAAAGTAGACTGTTTTACGCCTCCAAGTGTTGTTTTATTCGCAGCCGGAAGAGTGTATGTCGCACCAGGATCTCCTTTTGCTCCTTTTAAATTTTTGAATGCAAAATTAAATACCTTTGCTGTGTTTGCTCCACTTGCTGTTACAGTTACAGATGGAACTCCAGTATTTGCGTCAACCGTTGCAGTTGGTGTTCCGAATCCTGCGGCTGCTCCAGGTGCGCCAACCTGTTCATTTTTTACACCTTGCTCCAGCTTGTTCATCTTTTCAGCAGTAATAACATCTCCATCGCTCCATGTCGTTGGTGTATATGCCATTTTTACTCACTCCTTATTCATTCTGATTTTCCGACTTTTGCCTTTCCGATTTTCCCCCTGCCTATCAAGGCGAGATCTTCAGGGGGTTCTATTCCCCCGGTTCGTCCTCGTCCGGTAACAGAGTCAGGTCAAGCATGTTTCCATCATCGTCAACCATCATGTCACAAGTAAGTGTTACAGTACCCGGATCTCCGGAACTTGCAAAAGACAGAGACATATTAGCCTGCGGAACTACTTTATATGCCTTGAACAGATATGGAAGCACATCCTCATCTGTTGTTTTCATATATGTATCGCCGTAAACAGTAAACGCTTTCGGGAAGTCAGTAGATCTAATACTGATATTGTATACATCATTTCTGGTAGCAAGGTAGAATACAACAACTTCTGTTCCTTCTGCCTTTGAATCTTTCAATGTAATGTCCTGACCAGAAACAGTAGTTACCTCAAGTTTTGTTTCCATGTTAGAATCTGCTCCGTCATAAACCCATACATTTTCTTTTGTGAGAGTAACTTTTGTGTCAGTAATACTAACTTTATTGCTTTCGCCAACTTTTACCTTGACTCTCTTCATAATTTCTGCTGTTTTAGAACTCTTACCTCCAGTCATCAGCTCCCAAAGCTTAGGTGTCTGAATCTGCGTTTCAATCGTAAGAGTACCAGCACGTTCTCCAGAGAATGTAATTTTCTTTGGATGACCTTTCCCGCCGTACGCAAATACGTTTTCACCTGTCAATTCCTGACTTGATGTATTTGCGTAATCACAGAAAAGAAATGGTTCTTTTGTTTTATAATCTACAAACACCATGTCACAGACTTCTCGGTTTGCCATCTGTTTTCCAAATTGATTTGCCATTTTAATTTCCTCCTATATAAGATTTGTTTTTTTTGCAATAAAAAAGACACTGAATTACTCAGCGTCATTTTTGTTATATATATTTGAACTCCAAGCACCAAACTTGAATTTCTTTTCTTTATCTCCCCATACAGACACCTGTGTAGAAGCAATGTCATATTGATCAATTATCTGAAGCCTTTCAAATTCATTGAATAATTGATAAATTGTAATATCCCATATATTTATCCAGTTTAATGACAGGCTTCTTACAGCAACGGACGATATGATGTTAGGTAAAGACAAATCTGGATTTCCGCCAGAACTTTTTTTGAATTCACGTTTTACCTTTTGCAACCTCTTGTATATTTTTAATCCACGTTTATTTTTGATCTTTGTAATATCAGTCACTTCTGTATTGTCCGGTGTAATATGGACTCGTTGAAGAATTATATCCAACACATCATAATAATTTTTAGAATTTATAATTCCTTTTGCTAGAAGTTCAGTATCGTCATTTTCTCTAACAATTTCCTCTGTGTATAGAAATGATTTATATTCATCAAACCATTCGAAATCCTCTACAAAGAAAAAATTGAGAGCATTTTTAATCATATTTCTAAAATTTGAATCATACAAAATAAGGTCAAATTTTGTATACAAATTAATATCTGGATCTTCTATTTTAAAATCTTCAATATAATCACTTGGAGTCATTCTTAGACACGACACATATTGTGCATAGACGTAATAAGATATGTCAGCAATCTCAATGAGCTTTGGAGATTTAATTCTTCCAATTCCAACAAGATCAAGTGGGAGAGGGGAGATTAGATCAAAATAATCTAATTTCATAATTAAAATCCTTATCTAAAAGTTGTAATGGTAAATTCCAATGTTTTACCATAATGGTTTTCGCCATTTGTAAAAATGTTTACATTATTCAATTCTAATTTTCCTATGCCAAAATTTCTCGAAAATTCTTCGTCTTTAATTAATATTTCCTCAATTATTTCTGCCAGGATAGTAGGTCTGTTCCCAACATATCCCTTTTTGGAATACTTAAGTAACGACTTTTCACAAAAAACCTGTATAATGAGCTTAACATTTTTTGTGCTAGAATTTATTCGTGAGACTGTTGTATCTGCACAAATATATGTTTTTGCTTCTGTTTGAATTCCTTTTATATAAAGACAATCCCATATACAATCCTCATAAGCCTTTTGTAAATCAAAATCATTTTCATTAATTTGACTGCCAAACAGTACATCTCGGATTTCATCAGAATGCTTGAATGCTGAAATAACTTTTGATAATACTGTCCCAAGATCTTTTATATTTTTATCCCACAAAATGACACCTCATTATAAGTAAACTATTTCAAGCTCTATATTTGTTGTAACTAAATCGTCACCGAAAAATAAATTAAATTTTTCACCAATTAGATCAAATTGTTCTGTTTCTATCCATATAAACGCAGTGTTGTTTTCTGTTTTTAAATGCACTTTATCTTTTACGTTATCGCTCAAATACCATTTTCCAACTTTGTTCTCTATCTTTTCATTTCCAGAATAAAACTCGCCCAAAAATTTCTTTTCAATATCGCCAACACCAACTTGGTTTTTGCCCTTATAAGAAATCTTGCACGTGTTATTTTTTTCTTGAGAAACATCTGATTTAATATAATCCGCTATCCAATACTTTTTTCCATCAAAGTCAACAAGCGCATCTGTTTCTTTGTTAAATGATGAGAGAGAAAGTGTAAGTTGAATAAGACCACCTCGATTAAAATATGAATTATCTGATAAAAACAATTTTCTATTTGTTAATCGATATGTGTCTGGCTCAATCGAATCATCAAAATCAATGCAAAATCTTTTATCGCGCCGCCAATGTTTGGTGTCATTATCAACAGGCAATGTCAATCCATATTGGTAATCCCCGACTTTAATACTTGTATTCCCTGTTTCGCCAGAAGAATACTTAGTAAAATCTTCTGAATAGCACCATTTTTGAACAAGCCTTCCATTTTCATCTATTGTATTTAGCAATAGTGTACATAAATACATATATCCAGAATGCCACGCCTTTTCATTAGGATCTAATACTGTCACAATCCATACTTGGTTATTCCAGTAAATGTAATCTCCAAGATTAAATGGCTCACTATGTATTGATTTAATTTTCTTTTTTGAGGCATTATTATCGGTGTCTTTTACCACCATTAATTTTCTATTTTCACCATTTATAACAACATCTTCGCAATCAATATTATTCCAATGCTTTTCAGATTCCTTGTTGATTATATTAAGTTGTTGTTCTTTCTTTGACGATACACGATAACTATTCTGAATTTTTCTGAAATAATTCAAATTCATTTTTTATCACCTCACTCGTCATATAAAGAGTAATCAAGTACCGCTTTTAATTTGCCTGTTCTTCTATCCCTGTCTTGATAATTAGCCAATTCATCTTGCAAATTTAATTTTAGTGTTTCAATAAAATTGCGATAACTTGTTCTTTCATTTGCTGGAGAAAACACAGTTAAATCAGATGGTGTAAAATTTATTTCCATAGCGTGTAACAATGCTAAATCTCTTTCCATGTATTTAATAAACATCATATCAACAATGATTTTAATTTCTTTTGGTAATAGTTGGAAGTTTATGCGTTCAATTTCTGTGTCATAATCAGAAAAATCTACTTGCATATTTCCAAGAGATGTTAAGTCATCTAATGATTCAATAAGATATCTTTTAGACCTTTCATGTGCAATTTGAATTGCTTCTAATTCATCTACGTTATAATAATTAAAAAATTTATCATCCTTTTCTAATCGATCATAGAACCTATCACAAATTTCACTAAATGGAGTATAAGAATTTGACTTCATGCCAAATTACCTCCCTGTTATCTAATCAGACTTTTTCGGTCTTCCTGTTTTTTTAACCTGAGTATTTTCGACAGAATCAGTTTTCACCGTGTCATTTGATTTAAGCAAAGATTCCATCATCGCCTTCATTTCCTCAAGCTGTTTTTCCAAGTCTTTAACCTTCTTAGAATCTGAAGATGTATTTTCTGGGTCATCAACAAAAATGGAAGAAGATGATTTTCCCATAAACAATTCTTCTGTTCTTTTTTTTACAAGATTATTTACATCAAGAGTAATTGAATAACCTTCAAATTTTAATTTTTGAAAAATTTCACGAACTCTATCAAAATCTGATAGCGTTTTTATTTTTAAAATTTTTTTCAGTCCATCCTTGTCTGGATGAAGTAAAATTTCTTTTATTTCTTCATATTTTAAAACATTTTCTTTTACAATTCCTAATTCGTTATAGATATCATTTTCGACATCTCCTTGGAATTCAAGTGATCCGCTTTTAAATACGTTACTGTTATTTGCGTATACAATTTCATCCCACGTAAGCGGAAGAGTAGTTGGTGATCCATCTACTGCGGATTCAATTACACATGTTTTACCTGGCGCAATTGTAATGCATACAGAATGTTCATTATAATTTAAAACCTGAAAATGTTTTGTGATTCCAAATTTACTACTAATAAAATCTCCTCCTCTTCATAATTTCTATCGAAGGAATCCCTCCGATAGAAATTTAAACAATAAAAAAAGACTACCTTATCTCAAAGTAACCTTTGCAAAGTTTTCGATATGTGTGAGCATAAAGCCGTATGTAAAATCTTTCAACATAATATGAACTTTTTCACCTTGATTATTCATATCCTGATATACGTGAATTTCACCTTTCATATCCAGTGTTCCGATTTTATCTGCGATACCATAGATTCTCTTGTCTGGCAGGAGAAGCTGTCCAGTTCCAGTTTTCTTTGCTCCTGAAATACCTGCAATGCCAATTCCATCATATGTTTTTACTAAACCATATCTGTTAAAATCGTCTTTCATAGCTCCTGACAAATACTGAGCAAAATTAGGCATACGTCTAATTGCCTGAGCATATTTATTCAAAGTAACAATAACATTATCATCACCCCTATCATTCAGATAAAGAGATAATTTATCCATAGCCTCAAGAGTAGGTGTTGCTCCTGTAACCTCAATAAGAGCTTCTCCTCCTGTAACCGCGTTATCCGCCATAGAAAGTGCATCGTAAAATAACGCATTCTGACAAGCTTCTTTCATAAATGTAGTTAAGGTTGCGATGGATTTAAAACCATTTTTTCTTAAATCTACATATGAGATATCAGTTTCAACCTGACGATTTTTCCATGTAGGTTTTACAGTTTCAATATCAATGTAAGAACGATCTACATTACCGCCTTTTGCAGCTTCATGTGCTACAAGTGTATTTTTTGGCTCCTTTGTTCCTTCTAAATCATCAAACTCTCCAACAGAACCTCTTTCAAAAATCTGATCAAGAAGTTCGTCCGGTGCGTTGTACACTTCTTCCTGTACAGTTCTAGTTACAAACTCTGCGATTTCGCAATTAGGATCCTTTCCTGTTTTACCGATTTCTCTTGCCCATGCATCGGAAATTTCAGCAATTTCTTTTTCTTCAGAGTTAAGCTCTCTTTTATAATTTACCTTTTCAGCAACTTCAAACAGAACACCATCTTTATCCATGAGTTCTGCGATTTCTGTTCTAATAGCCATCTTATCAAGTCCTCCTTATTTTATTTACGCAACAGATACTGCATCAGCAACAACTTCTACGAGCACAAGCTTATGACCGTTATCTTTCATTGTTCCTGCAAATACATATCTTGAAGTTCCTTTTGTTGCTTTTTGCCATTTTCCATCTGCTCCAACAGACATTGCAAATCCTGGCTCCACTTCGTCTCCAAAATCAGCAGCCTTAAACTGGTCTGTTCCAAATTTTTCTCCATCTGTATAGACTTCCAGACCAACAAACTCTCCGATTTTTACTGATGTAAAATCATCATCGTAATCAGACATTTCCTGTCTTGCTGCATTAATTCCTGTAGGAATTCTTTCTTTTGTTACAAGGTAGATATTTGTTGTTGTCTCAGCAGTAGGCAACTTTACCTCTTTTGTATTTTTTGTATCTTCTTTTACTACACCCATCCCAGTTACCATTGCAACTTTTGCTTTGTGCATTGTGTCTTTTGGCTGTGCGCCATTTCTACGAATATCTCTTAACATGTAGCCAATCCTCCTTAATTATGTTTTCTACCATTTAAAAATTTGCTCATAAATGACACAGAATCATCTGCAATGTCATCAGTTTCTAAACTAGCTGTTGCGACAGACTCTTCATTTGATGTTTCCTCGAATTCTGCGACTTCTGCTGCAGCATTATCAATGCGCTCAATATATCTTTCAGCAATTAAATTATTGATTTCTGAAACATTTCTTGATTCAATTAATTCAGCAATTTCTGTTTCGGCAATTTCAGATTCTGTAAACAAATTACCTTTTAACATCTTGCATCTAAGAGCATCTTTTTCTTCAGCAATTTCTGCTTCAATTTTTTCTTGTTCTGCCTTTTCTACCTTTTCTTTAAAAGGTTCCAATTCAGCAATTTTGGTTTTTAAGGTATTAATTGTTTTACCTGCGTTGATCACAGCATCATTTTTAATATCTAATTCAGCTTTTAGATTTCCAATCTCTTCATCTTTACTTGCAATTTCCATATTTACATCTTTTACTGCAACTGTAAGCTTAACGTCTACTGGTTCAGAAACAAAAACTTCATCTCCAGAAACTTCATATGTAAATAATTTGTAATCAAGTTGGCTTTCGCTATCATCTGTTTTATACCAAACAGTATTATCTTCTGGGAACCAAAATGCGACATATCCATAAACTCTTTTCCCAATTTTTTCGTCACACGCTTTCCTGATTTTACTTTCAAGATCCCATTGAGTCAGAGATGCAATTTCTGTTACTTCAGCATTTTCTTCTGAGATCTCTTTTGTTTCTTCTGCAACTTTTGTCTTTTTCTTTGTAGAATCTGATCCACAAGAAGCAGTTTCTTCTGTCTTTTTTTCTTTATCATCTGTCTCTTTGACAGAAGTTTTTGTATCTTCTGTCTCTTCGTTTTCTATTTTCTTTTTTGTATTTTCTGCCAAGCCTATATCCTCCTTTACATCATTTTCTTCTATATCTAAATTAACCAAGTCCTTTTCTAAAGCCTCGGCTAATTCTGTATCAATATCTTTTTCTAGTTCAGCATATTCTATGACACCAGCGCCTGGAACGCATGGAGTTTTAAGTCTTCCCAAACATGCATTTCCAATAAATTCAAACACTTTAAGAATTGTGCAGTCACCATCTTTTTCTGAGTCAGTTACCGTCATCTCCCAAGAAGAAGACAATTCTCCATCATCCCATAATTTATCGAATACTTTAAAATATTCGGGAAATCTACTTGTCCATAATTTGGTTTTTGCCAGGATGCATTTTTGTTTTCCGTCATATCCATCAACTTCACGTTCTTCAATCCACGAATCTGTGATGCTTCCAATAGGAAATGTATCAAAAGAAAACTTTTTTCCTTTTTTTGTTTTTGTTATTTTCATTTCATGACCGCCAAAATCAGAAGTTGCCTTTTTTAGTTTTGCAACAAGCGGATATCCAATTATTGTTTTATGGTATTTTTTACCTGATTCGACAGGTATAATACGATTTATCCTGTCTGGCTGGTCTAAGACGCTAATTAAAAAAACCGCCTCTTTATAATTGTCATGACTTGCAATAGAAATAGGTGAACTAGAAAATATTTCTGTTTTATTAACCATTTTTTCACCTTCATATATTTAAATATAAGTTAGATTTGACTATTTAGATTCTCGATAATTTTTATCATATTCCTGTTTTTTCTCATTCACATCATTACCCTCGTTTGTTCCTCCCATTGGTCGACCTGCACCAATTTCATCTGAGCCAGATGTATTGTAAGAAGTTGGATGAGGAGTCAGTATTAAATCATAACCATTCTCTTTTTCGGATTTTCTACGAACAACCTCATTATCAAAATCCATGCCAAGAAATTCATACGCTGTTTGATATGAGCAATTGAGTTTTGAAAATAGGAATTCTACAAGATCCTTTTTGATTTCAAACTCTAACATTTCTGAATCTAAAATATGTGGAGTAGGGCAATACTCTATTGGTATGCCTGCTTCAGATAAGACAACTTCATACCAACGTTGCAAAATTTTTTCCTGTCTTTCTGCAATTTTGTTAATTGTTTTCATGAGTTGTTTAATAGAAATATTTGCTGTGCTTACAGTTTGTTTTCCGTCAGTGTTCAAAAATGATATGCCTAATGCAGATGTAACCCTAGACCTATATTGTGTAATCGTTTCTGTATTAGTCATTTCTACTTTTGGTTCTACATATTCAATCTTTTCAACACTGCCTGGTGGAGTATACAGCACAGTTTTATTTTTAAAAGCCTGTACAAGGCAATCATGGGCATATGCCATATCCTCAAGTCCCTTTTTTTCGCCACGCTGTCCTAAAACTTCTTTTTTTAGATATTGGGCAATTATTTTTTTTGCCTTTGCTTTAGCATTAACATTGTCTGTTTTATCAAATGTATCAAGCATAATTTTAGGCTTCAACGCTTTAAAAACTGGCGAAATTCCATATTTACGATTCATATTGCCAAATCGATTTACTCCAGTCCGTTGAACATCAAGAATGGCGTATTTTTCTTTCGATGTGTAAGCTTTCGTAACTTCTTTTGGATAATTATTTTTGATCTCTTCTGCAGTATTTTTGAAAAATAAAGGTTTATTCTTTTTGCTTTTTAGCATTGTTTTCTGCAGTCTGTTTGTTAGCTCAGATGTGTCAATCAACACGTAAGGAATTGTGTTCATAGAATAGTCGCTTATTAAAGCAACTCCTAATGGATATCTATCAACAACATGATGATAAATACCTTTAGATTTTTTTGATCTCAAGTATTGTATACAATTACCTTCATCATATGTTGTAGTAATTGCAATAGTTACGATGTCATTTACATTTATCTCTTTGTGAAAACGTTCAATTTCTGATTCTGCTTCGAGTTTTATTCCTTCGTCATAGTCTGATGGGAGTGTATCAAAAGATATTCTTACGTTAGAATTAAGGTTTGATTCAACAGCCTCATGAACTTTTCCAATTATATCATCTTCATTTGATGCTTGCCGTACTAATGCATTTATTTTTTGTATTTTTGAAATATCGCTTTGTGCGTTAAAAGCTAAATCATCAATATCATCTAATGTTGTGGTTTTTGCTGTTCCGGATGATGATTCTTCGTTTAACACAACAGAATATTGACTTCCACCTTTGTCAAATCTCTGCAATGCGTCGCGCATCCAATTTGTCTCTTGTTCTGATAGCTGAACATCAAATCCTGATACAATGACGGTTTCATCGTCAGAACTGATGCTGTCTTTAATATCTGATGCGAAAGATATTTTATAGTTTTTAATGTCATCAACTTGTGATTCGTTAATATTATCTGACATTATTCACCGTCCTTTCTAAAATGATATAGAAGAAATACATGGGGTAAAATTTGAAAAATCTGAAGAATAGGAATCTGTGTTAAGATTTTTTTCTAATGTTCTTAATATGTGATAATTATATCCCAAAGAACTATATCTATCTTTTCTCATACCAGATTTTTCCTTTATTTTAATGTTTGTTCCTTCTATCTTATGCTGTAAATTTATGAGTTCATATATCAGCAATGTTGTTTGAATATATGGTGTTTTATATTTTAATTGTTCAAAAGATTGCATCTTTGAATATGACTTAATCTTGTCTCTTAATATTTCCTCTGCTTCAAATTCTGATACAAGAAGATTGATCTTCCCATTTTGTATTCCTGCACGAAGCATAACACACATCTCGTTATTAAAAGCAGCATTGGCTTTTATCGACCATATACATGGATTTGCCGATTCGACTTTACATCTTTCTGCCATATCTTTATCATTACAACAAGTAAGAGCTTTATACACATCACCTGTTTCTTGATCTAACTGATTCTTTATAATAAAATCATATACACCTAAACCGGCTCCATTTGTATCGATTACCAAATCTGTACATTTATACCTATAGAACAATCTCATGACAATAATTCCTAATTCGTCAGTTGTAAGTCCTTCATGATTTTCTAAGAATACAATATTTGAAATGTACTCATTGCTTTCTGTTGGAAGAGCACTATTAATTAAAATTGAACTTGCATCATTATTCTTTGATTTACTAGAACCCATTAATGCAATATCTACAGACATAATTCTTTTTTCATTAAGGGCTAAGTCTGGTATTTTTTTATTTTTGAAAAAATGTGTCTCCATCGGTGTTTTTATTTTTCTACATTTAGATAAATCATCAAATGTAAAAAACGAACCGTCCGTATCACCAAACCATAAACATCCCATCTCCATATCAAAAGATGTTTGATCAAAGTCTTGCTCAGAAAATTCATCTTCAACCTGTTCTTTTGATAATAAATTTTCTTTGATTGCTATTTGATACGGTAGTCCGCAAATAAAATATTTTTTACTATTATCTAAAAAATTTACGACATATGCTTTCGCTTTTTCAAATGACCAATGAGATTTATACCATGCGCTGGACATAAATATTTCTTTATTACGCTCAGTTAGATGAGAATATTTTTTTATATTTAAATATCCTGGGGTGCGCGGAGCTGTTAAGAATTTTCTAAGAACAGTATTAATAACATTTAAATCAACCATACGAAATTCGTCTACAATTAGAATATTTGCACGTGCGCCTCGTCCACTGTCAGATGCGGTCACAACCCTTATCCATGACCCATTTTTAAATTCAATCACCGCATTATTCGCACCAACTGATTTGTACCCTATTTCATTATTCAAATTATCTGAACCCCATCCATAGTTTTTACAAAAATCATCGGTTATTTTCAAAAGGACTTGATTCGCCTGTGGTCTTGTTGAAGAAGCAATGCATATCTTGCTTCCTGGGAATAATATGCAACGAACGACGCAGAATAAAGCAGTAAGCCATGTTTTACCCTGACCACGACTTGCAATATACATAAAATAATTATTGCACATCATTGCATATAGCAATATCTTTTGGAATAATTTGAGAGTTATATTTAAATAATCTTTACAAAAACGTTGTGGGTTTTTTCTGTAAAAAGCTGCCCAATAAGCAACACCGTTCATTAACCTTTCTGCTTTCTCATTTGCAACTTCTTGTTCTGTCATTTTTCTCGATGTAGCCATTTAAAAATCCTCAAATTTCTCATCATTTCCGAAAATAGCATCAAAAAGTGCTTCATTATTTTCGTCATCTTTATATTCTGGTTTTTCAACGGTATATTTTTTCATAAATTTATTATACAAATTAGATAATCCATTTTTTAATCCCATCATTTTTGCTAAATGACCTTTGAAAAATACATCGATATATAATCCAATTTTATCTACGTCTTCTAGTTCTGGATCAATATCCGGAAGAGGTTTTTCATTTTCCCATTTTTGGATTAACGTTCCAAGAGTTTGTGCATCTGATAATGCATTCGTGTTCTGACATGGTTTTAGATTAGCTGTATCAAGATAATTTTGAAATGTTTTATCAAGTTCTTTTGTATCTTTCCCTGCACGAGTGGTTTTTAGTATCTCTAGCTGTTTGAAACAAATTCTTTTAAATACTTCTTCTTGTGTTTTAGTTTTACACTCATGACGACTTGTCCAATCGTCATATTGCTCTTGCAAATAATCATAGTCATCATCTGTAAAACCTGTTCCCCAAAATTTTACAGTCTTTATTCTTATTTTTGATTTATTTTCTTTTAAATCATCAATGTTTTCAATTACATTGCCCTTTCTTTCTTCATCTAATGTTGTATCAAAAGTTTTCCCCGCATACTGTCGTAAGTTAGATTTCGAAATGTAATTATGGATTCGAGATCTTGTTTTTGTAATTTTTCTACTTGCGTTTAATAGGCTTACATCGTAATAAATATCATATTTTTGACAAATTATACGTATTGCCATATCTTCATCTCCACCATAAGCTTCGGTATAATGTTCAAACAATCTGTCAAGACATTTTCTACATGTTGAAATATGATAATCCCATCCAGAGTATAATTCGCTTTGAGATGCAGGAAAATTGCCATCTAAGTTTTTATACGGTGTCCCACAAACTGTACATTTATAAAAATCTGGTTCATCTGTTTTGGAATATCGTATTTTTTTAACAGAGGTCGTGTCTTTTGGTGTTGTTATCGTTAGACTTCTTGTTGATTTTTCTTCTGACAAAATTTATCCCTTCTTTCTCAACTAATTTATATATCAATAAAAGCTCAGACCCAGATTTGAACTGGGAACAATTGATTACAAGTCAATCGTTTTACCTTTAAACTATCCAAGCATAATAATAGGACGGCAGTAGCACCGTCCTGTTTTATACATATTTACTGAGCAATAATCCCAGCAGTTCTGAGACTTGCCAACAAAGCATTAAGTTTATCTTTTACATCTGCATCTCCAGCGTCTGCAACTGCAACGCCTTTTTTTGGCAATTCAGTTTTTGTTGCATATTTCTTATCTGCATCAACTGTCTTCATATATGCAGTAAGAGCATCAGATCCAATCTTAGTTTTCAATGCGTCTCCAACAGCTTTTGCATCAGCAGCTTTTCCTTCCACAGCAAGTGTTTTGTCAAGTTCAACTCCTGCTTCAGTTTGATAAGTCGGAACGAATAATTTACCTGTTGTAGTATCAATTGCAACTTCTACGGTTTCGTTTGTCTTTGTTTTTGCTTTAACTCCACCAAGAATTTTGTCAGTTGCCTGTGGAAGAGTATAAGAACTTCCTGTCGGAATGTTAATTGTTTTTTCGACAGAACCGTCATACTCATCTGTTACTGCACCTGTAAACTTAATCTTTTTAGGATTTGGAAGTGTAGTCGTAGTTTTTGGTAAGGCTCCAACTTCGTCTGCGGTATAAGTAGGTTTTGTTTCTGCTTTTGCCCATGCCGGTACAGTTGGATCAGTTTCTTTTGTAATATAAGTACCTTTTTTCTGGATACCAAGATCATCCAAGGTTTTATTTCCAGTTAATTCAATTCCGGAAATTTGTGGCTTATTTGTTAATGCAGTATAATCAAGAGAAATATTTCCGCCTGAACCACCAATTGCAGGTTGCTCTATCCATTTCTTGCCAGATTCGTTATATTTATACACTGTGCCAGTATCAATTTCTTCATATGTGCTTCCATTGGTAATGTATGTTGTTTCGATAAATTCAACAGGTTTTTCGTCTGTAGATAATCCAGTAATCTCTAATACATTACGATTCATGTCACCACCAATTTTCTGTAATGTTACCATTATTTTTCCTCGCTTTCTTTTTTCTATTTTCTGCCGATATGAAACCGGCATTTCTTTTGAAAGCCGGAATTTAAAATGACTCTTACCGCCGTGAAATGGCAATGTCTTAGCCTCTTGACCATGGAACCGTATACAAAAATAGGAGAGCAGTTTTGCCCTCCATTAATCTCTTAAATCGATTTCTGTCAATTCCACATAGTCATCTTCATGTGTGATTCGTAGATAATCACTTCCTTGAATTAATTTTCCATCATGCTTTTTTACAATATCTCTCATATAGTCAAATGGATGAATATGTGGGACTACCTTTTTATAATCTAAAAAAGTAATGTCATAATTATCGTCCATATGTATGTACACACATTTTACTGTAGATATACTAGAATACTTATTCTGAAAATTTTCTATGTCACACAGAAAATTTGTATTTCGTTCATCTACAATTTTTGATTCCAAATCATGAACATCAATTGCAATCATTTTGACATATCCTGTTTTTACCAGTCTTTCCATAGCTATGCATACCTCCGGTGCTGTGTTTTTCAGAAACAGTATAACATAGAGTGGAAGAGTAGTGAGCTGGTAAATTATGGGAAATATGGAATTAATTAGATATTTACAGAGTCTTTTAACTTTCTGATTTTAGAAGAGTCAGATTTAATATAGAACTTTTTAGTGACATCAACACTTGCATGATTTAACATCTCTGAAATACTTTCTAAGTCAATCCCAGAATTTTTCATTAAAGTTGCATATGAATGACGAAAATCGTGTGGATGCAAAGATGGAACTTCAATTAATTCCCCAATTTTCTTACACCAACTATTCAATGTTCCATCTTGAATAGGTTTATCGTCAGTTACATATGGAGAAATAAAAATACGACCATGATCATCTATATTATTTTCTTTTCTATATTCAATAAGTTTTAACAGGTAATCCTTGGTTTCTTCTGAAAAACTAAGTTCTACAATTTTTCCTTCTTTCTCAAGAACATCAGAACAAATTCTTTCATTAAAATCAACTTGTTCCCATTTCAAACTTGCAATTGCATGTACTCGAGCCATCGTTGTAAGAGATAAAAAAGCATAAGCTTGTAATTGAATATCGCCGTACTCTTCTAATTTTTCTCTCATTAATTGTACCTGTTCTTTTGTAAGATATGTTTGGATCGCAATCGGTAGACCCTGCTTAGGTCTGTCAATAAATTCAACTGGAGATTCTTTTATAAGACGTTTTTTACGTAAGAATTTATAAAAAGCCGAAATAGAAGACATGATACGTTTCTGACGGTTTACATTATTACCTTGCTGTTTTCTCCAGTAATAGTATTCAGTAATATCGTCCTCTGTAGCTTCAAGAACCGATAAATTGAACTGATTGTCATGCATATAAATAAACCACTGCATCAAATCGGAATTATATTGTTTTACTGTATTTCCCGATAAATCTCGAATGGACATATCGATCTGATATTTTTGGAATAATTTTAATGTTTCTTGATTTATATTTTTTGCTGTTTCTTCATTATATAAACAAATTCTCTTACTTCGTTCTGCCAACTATTTCTCACTTCCTTTCAATGTTTTAAATTTATTTTCTATAAGATTTTTATAATCATTTTCTTCAAAATTATCTTTAAATAAAAATAAATATTCGCATTTGTTTTCTTTTAGTAATTTTTCTTTTTTTATCATTTTATCCTTATAATTGTTCTCCTGGTTAGAAGAATAAATAATGTTTTTCCAGTCTTTATTATTACAATTATAAATTATTCCGGCTACTTCTAAATAAAGAGGTGTTCCATTAACAATAATTTTATAGTCACAATTTATTTTTGAATTTATATTCGCAAAGGTTTTATACATTACATCTCTAAAATAATCCACATTATATTTCAATCCTTTACTTTTTAAATATAAAGAGACATCATATTCCATTGTTGATACTACACGTTCTCCGTCATCAAATGTATAATGAAAACTAAAATTGCTTGGATTCATATGAAAGCCCTTTGATTTTATATATGAGAATATATCAATATTTTCACGCTCAAATGCTTTCTTAATTGTTTTGTGATTTATAGTATTTTTACAATATAATGGGTTTTCAATATCAGCCCAAGAAATATAATTTCTATTTTTAAATTTTTTAATGTTTTTAAGAGACTCGTCTAAATTATTTTTATAATACTCAAATGAATTAATGGGTTTTGATTTTGTTTCTTCTAATCCTAATTCTCTTTTTGCCTTCGTTAAAGATCCAAACAATCTTTTAATAACAATCATAGAGAATCCTACAGATTTTTTTGTAATATCTTTTTGTGTTATTGGACGCTGTAATTCGTTTTGCAATTTAACAAGACAATCCGAAATGTAATTCTTATCAAAAGCCTGATTATTTTCTTTAAGCCCACACCATTTTATAAAGTCATTATATGTTTTCACATTTTTATCAGGACAATATTTTATAAACCAATTTGCATTCGGAAGACCATATTCATTATTAATTAAATCCTGAATTTTTAAAACATGATCACTACATAATTTTATAAATCTATTAACATAATAATCATAATCTTTACTTTCTGTTCTTACATGAGAAACCTTTCCAAACTGTAACAGAAAATCATTATATGTAATTCCTTTATTAGAAATAATCTTATTTATAATTCTACCTTGTGGCATGTTATTTTTTAATGTACATTTAGAAAACACGGGAACTTCATTAAATTTTTCAATGTATTGTTTATATAACATTACTAAATCTTCATATGTTATTTCTGTTGTTAAAACTTTTTTACCGTCAACATTTAGATAATGTTTTCCCATATTTCATACTCCCTCATTTCTCCTCACTCCATAGAAATAGGAGAGAAGCGCGAATGAGGTTACGCTTGTCCGGCGGCTCATGACTTCCACCGTATCTCTCCTGAAAATCCAATGTATCATTGAAGAATACAGCTAAACTGCATTGGATTTTTATTTTTATGGTAGAGACGAACGATTAGTTTACAATTCTCTTTACTTGTCAAACTGACAAACCATATATATTTACTGAAGATTTAAAATAAGATATTTTTCTAAACTCCCAAAAATAATATTTTGTATTTTAATTGCCAAATACTGAGCATATAATGGATTTATATTTTTTGTGTTCGCCTTTTCCATTAAATCAAGCACATTTTCAAATTCTTCATCAGTACAATAAGGACAATAAGTTTTTCTAAATGCATCATCTACATTTTCAAAAAATAAATTTTTGTTTACATTATTTCCTTTTATATAATCCATAGTACGTTTTATGAAATCTTCTTGTTCACTGTAGTCCACTATAGAAATGTCATATTCAATATCTTTTGCAAAATCTAAAAACTCGTTTAACGACATCGTAAATAATTCTGTCTTAGAGATTCTTTTATCTTCTAACAACTGATGAAATTGTTTCTCTGTTTCCTTGTATAGGTCATGTGTAACTGTGTAAAAACATCGACCTAATTCGACACCAAAATAATTTTTAGCATTATTCTTTAATTGAGAATATCTTTTTTTGATATTTTTCGTACAACCAATTTTTATGTATTTTCCAAATTCTACCACATACGCGACACCACAATTAGGTTCGTCTTTTACATTGTTAAATTCAAAATTAATCCATTTGTTCATATAAATTTCCTCCAATATTTTTAATTGAAGGTAGAGATAGGAGAGTATCAACCGTCCTACTTTAGCTCTTTATCAGATTACCCATCTGACCAATTACATGCAGCGCGGTCGGAGCTTACCCGACACATTCCTTTCGCTGATGTTTCTAATTCTTATTCTCCTAACTGAGAACGCAAAAATAGACCCGTAAGCTTTGACACCTACGGATCTTTGAAATGTACATATATAACAGAAAATTTATAACCCAAAAATACGAAGTAAATCCATCATATCATCATGATTAACTCGCCCTGTTGAATAAAATGATACGGAGTGACAACCATAATCATCACTCTTACTAGCAGAAAAACCATGTAAGTCTTTGTTATCTACATAATCATCATCCAACAAAAAACCATACTCATCATACTCGTCGCACTCATCACAGAAGATACATCCATCACAATCATATTCCATATCATCTTCATCATTCTCATCATACAAATGTACTTCATATGCATAGTCTGCTTCAAATTTAGAGATGACTTTCGAATTGCAGTCGTCTAATACATATACAATAGAACTGCCAGAACCAATGTAATCACCGTTACGTTTTGCTGGCTCACAAAAGATTTTATCTTCAATAATCTCAATCAAATATTCATCAGTATATCCAGCAAACTCCGGATCGTGTAATTCGCATGAAAAAATGGAGAAGTCCATTGTACATAATTCCGAAACAATGAGACTTGCCTCATCGTATTTAGCAATAATAGAAACAATATTATTGTCATAGTTTGATTCTAGTACGTCATATGTATCTACAACATCTTCACATAATTCATAGATATTATCATATGTTTTCTTAATCATTTCTTTTTTCAAATAGACACACCGCCAATCTTAAGCATTTACTTTATCTTTTAATTCTTTTCCTGCTTTAAATTTTACATTTTTAGATGGCTCAATATAAATTTCGCTTCCGTCCTGTGGATTTCGTCCAGTTCTTCCAGCTCTTTCTCTTACTTCAAAACTTCCAAATCCGACGAACTGTACTTTATCTCCAGCTGTAAGTGCATCTGCAATTGAATCAAGAGTTACAGCAACAATCTCTTTTGCTTTTTCCTGTGTTACTCCGTCTACTTTTTCTGCAATTGTTTTAATTAAATCTGATCTTGTCATTTTATAATCTCCTAACTTTTTAAGTATTTTGTAAAATTTATTCTTCGGAAATAATTCCGATTTTTCCATATATTCTGTCTCTAAATCAAGAATTCTCTCAATATCTGTTTTTGGATATTGATTTTTCTCCATGATATAAGAAACAAGCTCTTCATAATCCAATACTGGCAATTCATCTTTGTATTCAGTTATATACCTCATTAATGAAATTTAACATCATATACACAATCTAATCCGTTGTCAGTAATAACAGAAATCAATTGCTCTGGTTTATTCTGTAATCGATTATCCAGACAATAGTTATCTGTTCCAGAAATACAACCTGATTGTAAAATTTTCACATTATAAACAGTAGACATCGCATTTACATGACGATGACCCATATATAAAATATCTGGACGTATTTGTGTCATAAGCGATAGTTTCTGCACAACCGTTTTAGGGTCATCTTTATCTCCGTGCACCGCAAAAATCTTTGTTCCTCTAACAGAAAACATTGCAATTGATTCATCAATTTTATTTTCGTGAAATTCGATATTCTTAAAGTTCTGCAATTTGGCTTGCAAAAATGGAATAGCGAGACAGTCCATGTTCTCACCTTTTAAAGATTCTTCCTTTTTCGCATGCAACCTAGAATGATTTCCAGGACAAACATAAACATGAACTTCATTAAATTTATAACTAAGTTCAGATAAAAATTGTGAAATACAATCCGATACGGATAAGAACTGCTCAATTAGATTTTGATTACTTTCGATACGAAGTGAGTTGTGAATTAATCCTGAAATCAGTTCACTTAGAATTACATGAATATTTTCTGATCCATGTCGCAAATAAACTTCAAAAATTTTGTCCAGATATTGTCTAAATCTGTCATACATAACATCTGTATTGTATTTATTGAACCAATTATCGATTTCAATACCTGCGTGAATATCCGTTACAGAAATCACCAAATCATTATCTGCCTTCAAAATTCCTGTAAATTGTTTTTTCTTATCATAATCTAATGGTTGTCCGTGATATTCTGAAATGGATCTTAAAATCTGTTCTCTATAAGATTCTTTTCGAGCTTCCTCACGAATTAATCTACGATATTCATTTCGTTCATCGCGTGTCTTGACACGTTCCTTTTCCAAAAGAATTCGTTCTTCTTTTAGTTCTTGCAACTGTGCAGCACTGTCTGTAAATTTTGACTGGTTTGCATCAAGAACCTTTTGAAAATACTGAACTTTTTTTCTGTAAGCAGATTCACTATAATTTTGACCAAGAATAGAATTTAGAACTGCGGCTACATCATTCCACGTTCCGATATTTTCTTTATCATTACAGATTCTCAGGATGAGTTCATCATCACTTTCACCATCAAATCTTTTATAGTTATGTACTATAGCGTCCACCTACTCTCTATTCTTCTTCGGAGTCCGATGGTAATTCCACAGTGATTTTAAATCCAACCTGTTCCGTTCCTTCCGGAAGAGCTTCAATAACTTGCTGTGTAATATCACCTGTTTCATCTACAAATTTTAGATCTTTTACATAAATACCATCTAATTGGATATTCTGTTTTGCCGGCGTTAATTTTTCTTTTGTTTTTGTAATTTTAATCATTTCTAATTTTCTCCTTTAAACTAAAAATAGAAGAGCAGTAATCAACTACTCTTCATCATCATAATAATCATCTTCGTTATCTTCTGGCACATAATGGAATCCAATTGCACACGTATCAACTTCTTCAGTCTCTGAATTTGACTGTAACTCTTGTAGTTCTGCATTACCTTTAATAACCAGTTTTCCTGGAAGTATTTTCAGATATTCAATCCAGGAAAGAGTAACATTAACTAATTCTTCTACAATCGGAAGAAATATTACGATTGTACATGCGCCTAAAATATATGATAATAATGTTTTATTTTCTTTCATATGCGTTACCTGCAATATAAAATTAAATTGTAATTTTTAGACTCGAATTTGCAATTACAACACGAGTTGATTTACATTTCTTTTCATATTCTTTTTCTAAAGCTTGTTTTAAAATTTCTTTTGCCTTTTTTGAACCATGATGTAGAATTATTTTCTGACAATTTATTTCTGTATAATTCTCAACAAGTTGCTTGAACGGAGCATGTCCGCTCATAGATTTCAATGAATACGATGCACATCTACAAGGATATTCTTTTTGATCAATTGTAATTGTTTTTCGTTTATTATCTTTAAGTAAAGAAGCTAAACTTCCATCTGTACTAAATCCTACAAACAGAACAGTTGCATTTGGATCAATTACACATTTTTTTAAATGGTGGCGAATGCGACCGACTTGACACATACCACTCGTTGAGATTATCAGACATGGTTCATTGCTTGCTACAAGTGTTTTGCTATCCACAGGTTCTTTTACAAAATGAAACATTCCACTATGCAGCATTTCATCGAAGTCTTCTTTATCTTTTCCATCCAGACAGTTTTCATAATCCTTAAACAATTTAATTGCTAATGGTGAATCGATGTACACTTTCGGTTTCCAATCACTATCTTTATATAATTGATAAACCATAAGCACAAGTTGAGCACTGCGAGACTGTGCAAAACTTGGTATGATCACACGACCTTTTAAATCATGAATCTGCGTATCGATAATTGATTTAAACTTTTCTAAATCATTTTTTCTTTCTTTTCTACCGGTTTTAATATCTGGTTTATCTCCGTAAGTAGATTCTGCAATAACATAATCAGCATTTTTAACTTGCTTGTATTCTCCAACAAATCGATTTCCAACAATTTTATTTCCTATATCTCCAGTTATTAAAACTGTTTTAGTTACATTATTAACTGTAAGATATAACATCACTTGACAGCTTCCAAGTAAATGACCACTTGGAATTAATTCAAATGATAATTCATCATCAATTTTAATTTTTTCTTCCATTGGGAATCCTACAGTATGGTTTATCATATTATGAACATCGTTTAGATCATATAAAGATTCATAATGCTTATCGTGCTGATTATTGATAATTAGTACATCACGCTTGTTTATTTCTGCACAATCTTCAGCCATATCTTTTAAAACTTCTGCAGAACCATCTGCAATAATTACATTTGCTTTACATCCATCTTTAAACAATTTAGGAAGCAACAAACAATGATCTCCATGATTATGAGTGATAAATACATAATCCAATTCTTTTGGTTTGAATTCTTTATATTTGCGATTGTTTACCAAGAAATCCTCATATCTATCATTTGTTTGATAAAGCCCGGCATCTACAATGAATTTATGATTTGGAGTAGATATGAAAATAAGACTTCCCGTCACATCTTCAGATGATGGGGAATCAATAAAAGAAATTTTTATAGAATCTTTTTTCTTTTTGGCGATTGTAAAAACCACCTTTCCTCTAGTTTAATTCTAGTTATTTTTTACGTTTTTTAATCTGAATTGTTTCTTTAATCGACTGTGATCTAAAATTCTCCAGATCTTGCATCAATCGATAATTTTCTGTTGCGTATTTTTTGTTTGCTCCGGATACAGTGCGATGAATATGATCTCGCCATTTCCAGCCTTTTCTTAACAAAAAATTACATTCTTTGTCTGTAATAAGAACTATGATAAAACATTCCTTTCGTTGTATATTTCTCCACAGCGGGAGAGTATTGCAGAGCCTGGGAGTTGAACCCAGTATTTTCAGATTATGGGTCTGACGTGGTAATCCGTTCCACTCGCCTGTATATAACGCTGCACCTAAGATTTGAACTTAGACACCGCATAAGCGGCTACTATCGATTTTTCAAGATCGACCCCTTACCACAGAGGATTAATGCAGCTTATTGTTTGCTCGTCCAAAACACCCATCCACAAGGACGACAAAATATATTGTTATGTGAATAGTTACATAGAACATAATAAACCTAGAGCGGCTTTCGTATTAATCTAGTGTCACCCAGATAATAATCAGCAGGTTTTTGTGCGCCACTGATTGACGGTCAGCGCAACACTTAAGGTGAAACAGCCCGTAGTTGATTCGAACAACTGAAATGCAGGAGTCAAAGTCCTGTGCCTTACCGCTTGGCGAACGGGCTAAAATACTCCTAAGATGTTAGCAACAGCACTACCAGAACAGCAATGCTATTACTAACTGAAAAGGAGATTAGAAATCGTCAAGTGCGCGCATAAGCACTTGATTATAAATACAAATGGAACTTCTTCCTACTCAAATATATCGTCATAATATTCCGCCACTACTTGTAAAGGGCTGAGAATAAGGGAGCTACCCTTAGACTTCCTTTACATCTGATAAACAGCAATTGTAGCCTCGACTGATTACGAGAAACTTTCACCCATGTCATTCAGCGTATTAAAAGAATTCATAATAAGATTTGATTTTTTTGTTCTTTATGTATTAATCTCACGTCACTTTGGGCTACTCGTACATTCGACAGATCTTATACTGGGATTTCTCCCGATCAACGACGCAACTGACTTATTTGGATTTCCGCTACTTATCTCTCTGTAACATTCCACCGATACAGGCATCACGATTATTACTCCACTGGAGTCGTCTATTATGTCAGCGATCTGGCAATTGCGTTTTACGGCAATATATTATTGTACATATATTTAGTTTTGACAGTTTCCGTCTTTCTGTTTATGATTCACATCATTCCAGAAGCTGCAGTATAAAACTATCGCATTATACCGTAACTCACTATTCATATATTCTCAGCATGGTGACAAGCCAATCTGCACTGAGTTATTTGTATTTATAAGCAAGTGCTTATATTATCTACATATAAAGAAAAACGGGCATGATGCCCAGAAACCCCGTGTTTACAAGGGTTTCAAGGGTTTTCTGAATCGTTACATGTTGTTTTCTCTATACTTTTTCACTCTAATTCTTGTTTTTTCTTTTGTAATTTCTTTTTGACACTCATTACAATAGTTCATATTGTTGCTATTCTTTTTGAATAATTTCCCGCATCGTTTACACCTTTCAAATTTTCCTTCCCCAACAAAATTTAAATACTCATATCCTAATTCACGAAAATCGGTTATTTTTAAAGCAGTTTCACCAGTTTTATTAACAAAATTTACTTTTAGATTCAGGTTGTCATTTTTATTTGAAAAAGAGATTAGTCCCAATTGTTCCAAATCGTTCAAATATAAAAATTTATCATTCCTATGTTTTACATGTACTCTAGAAATTTTATATATTTCTTTTATATCCGTATTAATCCATCCATTATTTGTTTCAGATAATGTGTTGTATAATTTCGCAAAACATAACATTACAAATAAAAGCTTTCTATATTTCGTAGTGTTAACTCTTGAAATTGTGTCTAATTCAGATTGAAATATTTCAATACATTCTATTTCTCTCAATGGATATTTGTGTGCTTTATTTACAGTATTTTCAATAACATCTTCCCATAAAGCAGCATTATAATTTTTATAATGTTTGCCCATAAAATCATTTAATTTACAAATAGTGTCTTGTTTATTTAAATTTACTTTTTGTCTATAATACCTAGATAATAGAAATAGGGTAGAAGTTGGCTTGTTGCCAACCTCCCCTTCAGAAATAAGTCTTTCTGCTTCTTTTGTCTCATTTAGTACAACCATTCATCGTCCTCCTCGTCTTTAATACCCATATCAAATTTAATTTCTGTTGTTTCTAGTGAAAACTTTTTCCCTGCAAAATCAATATCGCCATTTATATCTTGCGTTGGATAAGTAACCTTGTAATTATTCCTTTTAAGAAGATTTGAGATAATCATATCTCCACATATATCCCATGCAAATTGCTTGCTAGATTTACTTTTTGAATAACATAGATCTAAAACAATATCGCATAAATATTCTTCATTGGGGCACTGTTCTAAGCACCGCCGTTTAAAATCTTCTTTTAATGTATATTTTTGAATCTGTCTTTCGTCTGATTTTATTCTTTCAGATTTTGCAAACTGCATATAGTTTGAAAGTTCTTTTTTATAACTTTCATAAATCTTTTTAATTTTATTAAACAACTGCTTAGAATAGACAACATTGCATTTCATAATAGAGTAGTCAAAATCAGAATCATTGACGTATCTTAAATCAGAAAATTTGTTTTCAATAGCCCAACATATTTTGTTAATAGTACAAGGAGACATTCCTAAAGGCATTCTTTTGTAATAACATTGTATAAATTTCTCCTCATCAAGTGTCAAAGTTTCTTTTTCTAAAAGCTCATCAAGTGTGATTCTAAACTTCATAATACATTCTAACATCTTTGTTTTTTCTGCAGGATAAATGTATTGCATAAAATACGGTTTTTTATCTGCAACAAGTTTTCTATTCATCCAGTATTTTTTCTTCTCAGAAGAACTCTTTCCGTTTGAAATTTTATTTGCAATCCAATTATACCACTCACTCGGCATAGGTTTTGACTCAATGCCCTTGGTTTTGTCGATCGAGTTCTGCTGATATAATTGACCACATTTAATGCGGTAATCTAGGATTCTATATTCACGACTATCTTTTGGGAAATTTGCTTGAACTTCAAACATGGATGTAATTTTATTTGTAACGGCACCAACTGCATTTCCAAAACTATTGATGTTAGACTTCATGATATCGTCTTCTGTGGGAATACATTTTGGTGCTTTCCGCTGCACACATACCACCGCTGGTAATTCTTGTGTTTTTTTAACAAGCAGCGGGAGAGAAGTATTGATTACACAGTCGCCATCCTTATCGAAGCCGTTCATAGCATCTGCACATGTATCCCAACTATTGAATATTGTTGGCGTTGTCATATATTTATAGAACTCGTCCATCTTTTCGTTATGAACCACATTTAGTTTTCTAATATTATTATGAGAGGTCATTGGCGCTCTAAAACTTACAATCTGGTCTATCCCTTTATCAATCCAGTATTTCGAATAAATTTCTCCGGACTTTAACAATCCTGTGACCTTCAATCCAAACATAGATTGACATAATGAATAAGGGTCTCCGGAAACCAAAGAGTAATTAGCCGGAACATTTAAAACACCAACTTTTGCATCATCAATTCGTTTTCTAATCATAGAATAAATTTGTGATTTGATAAATGGATCATTTTTCATTTCTGGCTCAATCATCAATGCTGTTGAAAACGAATTGTCTAAATTCTGAACGGTATCACTATTTAATCCAATACCTTTTGTGTATAAAATAGTTTTCCTATAATCATCTGACAAAATATCACATATTTCTGAAACAGTTGGTTCAATAAGCTCATCGATTTCTTCCTCATTAAAATCATAACTTTGGAGAAACTGATAATTCATTGTTCTAATATTTTCTAATTCTTTTTCGGAATTCTTTGTAATAGAAAAGCTATAATGATTTTTTTCGCAATTTTCTAAATAATCTTCAATGGATGAATACGAGTCCCACAATTTTAACATTGATTCTGTCAGTATCAGCTCTATATCATTTATATTATGAGTATCCCCCCAAACATCAGTTATCGAATCTATATTATTATCACTGGCGAATTTTTGAAAATCGATAGGGAAAACTGCCCCTTTACAAAATGAATTTCTTATCACGCATCCAGGCAACAAAAAATCTTCTCCAATTTCTTCTCCCCATCTTTTCATGAGCTGCGGCATTGCTAATCCATACCCATCACTGTCATTTAATTCCATTTCTTTATTTTTAATATATTTCATGCTTGGTTCTTCAAGATTTGTATCGTCTAACTCGATAATGTCAGATTTGAAGTGTGTAATGCAGTCATGTACAACAACAACACCATTTGGATATGAAACAGGAGTAGAAGAACTGCAGACTAATGCGTTATATGCTTCTAATTTTGCCGGAGAAAACTCTTTAGTTTTATCTCTTCCATTATCAATTCTTCTTTTTAATTCTGGTAATAATTTTTCGTTTACAAAAACAATTGTATTATTTTTAACTCCACCAGTAGTTCCAAGTAATCGTCTGTATGTAATTTTATTTATTTTAAAACCATGTTTGTACATTTTGTAATAGTCTTTATTATTATCTATAACAACACATACATAATCTTTTTTAAATTGGTAAGTATCTAATTCTTCATACAGTTTTTTAATTTTTGGTCTTGATACAGATAAATTCTTTTCATATTTCAAATTTTTAATTTTAGATTTTATATCTGAAATATGTAATTCAGGATTTGTTATTCCATTCAATTCATCTATAAATCTCATCATTTGACTTTCGCTTAATGCAATTAATTCCTTGTTTTCTCGTGCTTGTTTTATTGATAGCTGTAAATCCCATTTTGCTCTTCTAAGACGAGAAGAATGTATTTTAAAAACGTATCTTTGTGATGTTAAATGTTTACTCAATTATCCAATACCTCCAAAAATCTAATATTTTCACTTGTATATTTCATTAACTGTCTTTTGTTTTCTATCATCATTTCATATAATATTTGCTTCAAATATTCAATATCACGACAACATTTTTTGTATTCACTATAATCCATTTTGCTAATCATAATTTTCTTATATTTCTTATTTCTGAATTTTGTATGGAAATCATATTTATGTATGTTATACGACACCACTGGTTCTGCAAGTATATATTCAAAAGATTTATACTTACTATAATTTGTCATTATATAGAACTTCCAGTTGCTATTAGATAATTGATATAACTTAGTATCTAAATCCCGGTTTAGTTTTTTGTTTTGTAAAAATAAATAATAATCTCGTTCTTTTTTAAATGAAGCATTTTTTCTTATATTTTTTCTGTATTCCATTTTTTTAATAACTTCATCAGGTTTCCCAAACTTTTTATTAAATATTTCATAATCAAATGAAAATTCGTCTAGCAAAAGACCATAAAAATAATCATGATTTATTCTCAATTCACTTTTTATCAAACAAGTTCTCCCAAATAAATGATTATGTTCTATTGGAAAAATAATCTGATTTTCGGATGAATAAAAAGCATATGCTACATTTTGTAAAAATTTCTTTCTCATATTTTGTTGTAGATATTTTTGTGTTCCACAAATCCATATGTCATGTATACCTACAGCTTTATATAATTCATGTCTTTCCGTATATTCTGTTGCAATAGGAGAACATTGATATTCAATTACATATTGCTTATTTTCATATTCAAACATAATGTCTGGTCGCTGTTTTGTTTCTGGGATCCAACCTTCCAAAACTGCATTTTTAACGTTTGGCTGTTTTTTAATCCATTCAAATAGATCTCGTTTTCCTTTTAAATGCTCTTCGGTTTCAGGTTCATTATATTGATAATCACACGACATCTTTTCCATATGTCTAAAATATGGTGTTTTGATTTTACCATGACAGTATTCATATGGTTTATTGCAAACAGGACAAAGTAGAATTTTCTTTTCTGCCCATTTTTTAAGCTGCTCCTTATCATGTGTTCCATCATAACAATTGATGATTTCGTTTCCTAATTTACAAGTTAAAATAGTAATGACCTCACTTTCAAACTTATTTTCTATTTTCTTCTGAAAATTTCTTAATATAGTATTTATTATGCATAGCCTTTGACCAATTGATTGCGTGTGCAATTTTCTTAATTTTTGTTCCACCATCTGCACAACCACCTGTACTAAAATCACCAACTGTAATGTTTTCAATTAGATACTTGTGAAATTCGCTCCGATTTGGAATCTGAAGATTATGGCTTCCTGGTGTTACATATGTACTTGTTTTCATAAATTAAATCTCCTCTGTTTTCATAATTTTTGTTTGTCATTGGACTCGCTCCTTTAATTGAGTGATGACTATAAGTTTCATATATTTATTCTCTTTATTTAAATTTGACTATTAACTAATTGCATCATTTCTTTTGGATCAGAGCAGCAGTCTGGAACGTTAGATTCTGACTTGCTGCAATAATCCAAAGCAACCGTGGATGAAACATCCACAAAAAACTTGTGCAGTGGAAGATATTTTCTAGGGATATCTTCGCTGCAATTTTAATGTGATAGAAAATATAATTATGTTTTCATTCACATAACTCCTTTCTTTAAATGAAATTTGGTTTTCAAGTTACAAATTCCTAAATGATGTTTATTGAATGTGGGGACATATCTTAATTCTCCATTTAGAAATATTTTCTACAAAAAATAGAATTGTCTGTTTGTTAAAATGAAATTATTGCAATTCCATTTAGTAGGACATTTATTTATTCTCTCTTTGTATCCTTTGTTTTAATGAAATCGAATTTATCAAAAACACTAATATCTCGAATCTTGTCCAGATAAGAAGTGTATTTTTCTTTTTCATATAATTTGTTATATTTGCTATTTTCAGAAACTACGTATTGATAAATTTCCATGATTTCATCTTTTGAATAATTTACTGTTTTATTTTTTAATAATTGCTGATATTTCTGAGCAAGACTTCTTTTGTTGTTTGTTTCGTGTATAGTTTTCTCACTATATTTATATGAAGATGTATATTCTTGTTGATCTTCAGCAAAAGTATCTACATATTTTTTATTCTCTGGTCTTCCGTAAATATTTGCTAATCTTTTGATACTTTTATTTTTATCAAGAACAAAATCCGAATGTCTAAATATGTAAATCAGGTTTGCCTCTTCTAATAATTTGTTATAATCAATAATTGATTTAGTAGAGATACCGGATATTTCTGAAAGATAATCGATTGTAAAATTACCGACAACTCTGTTTTTATATTCGCCATTTGGCAAATAAACTGTAATTTGACTACTTATAGTTCCGATAAGAATTACAAAATATTTTAGTAGTAAAAAGTTGTTCACATTTTTAATCTGAAAAATTTTCTGAACTTCTTGAAAAGTAATAATAGTAAATTTATGTTTGTTAGTGTCTAAATACAAATCATAACAATCCAGAACTAGATGCTTGTTTATTTCTTTTATTAAACGAATCATCTTATTATCAATAAGTTCATTTACTCCGCACTTTATATAATCAAAAATACGATTTCGTCTATCTGGAATGTCTCCGATAAGATAAAAAACAATTTGCTGATATGTAATACATAATCGATCTTGCTGCGCCGGAACTGACATAGTTTGCAATACACAGTAAGTCGCCAAAGCATAGTTAGAAAAATTATTATCTTCCAACAACTGCTCCGGTATAAATAAGGATATTTTATTGTTCCATTTTTCTTCTTTCATTCTTCCTCCCATAAAGCCTATAAAATCTACATGGTGTAAAAAGTGTGTAATTTTTGACATATCGTCTTGCAAGTGTAGAGAAAAAATTGACAAAAATTACACACTTTTTTAAGTTAATACAATATTAATGTATTCAGTATTAATGATTCTTTAACCTCTTGTTCCAAGAGGTCTCTCATCTTTTTATTTTTGTTTCCCTCATTTAAATATTCTCTCTTTAAATTTTTAAATCTCGTCTTGTTGCATTTCTTCTTATCCATTTAATCTGTATTCATTGAATTTTTATATCCATTAAATATTTCTCTTAATGTTAATTTTTCTTATTTATATTTCTGATTAAAAAAATAAGACAAGTGAAATTAATCACCTGTCTCTTAATTCGCTTATTATCCATTAAATTTTATCTATTCCACAGGAGTATCAAAAATAGTTACGTGTTTTGTTGATGTAATCGGATCATTCTCTGCAGCAATTCCATATTTTATTAGATTACTATTTACGACTTGTTCAATCATTTCTCTGTATTTTGGAACAAATTCATATGGTTCCAATGGATAACAGGATTCCACATTGTTCTCATAGCAATAATCTGCTTGAATCTGTACAGTATCAATATTGTATATATTTTCTAACTCCAATAAGATATCCTTATACAATTGTCCTCTGTTAATATTGAAGTGTTCCTCTAATAATTTGTATTTTGGACTCATTTTAGAAAACCATGGATTATACGGTTTCTTATATGTAGGAATCTGTTTAACCTGTTCTTGCTGCGAAGACAATTGTTCTTCAACTTTACCAAGTCTTTCTTCATATTTTTCCATGATATTTACAAATTTATTTAATGAATTTGCGATGAGTGATGTATCCATGATTTCATTGCTACGATATTTTTCCACAATATCCCAAACCCAATCCATAAATTTGTTTGCTAATGGTTGTCTTGACCAGCGACAGATTTCCATGATTCCTCGCTGTGTGTAATATACAGTTTCTACATTCACACCGACACCCCCATTCTTGGGGTAGCGGACTTCCCACATTCTGAGGCACAAATTTTCAAGTCTATCTTTGTGTTTTAAGTGAATTTTCTGAATTGCTTTTGCAGGATTTGCGTATTCTAATGCCTGTCCAATCTGTTCACGAGTCAGAAGAATATCATCATTCATATTTCTATAGAAGTTACATTCCAGGTTTCCAAAGTTTTCAATTGTTACTAATTTTAAATTGCTCATATCATTTCTCCCTTTATTATTAAAAATATTTGAACGGTTTCTTTGCTTCATACTTTAATTCTCTTAACGATTTAAAATTTTCTATAAAAATTCATAGTATTGTGTTATTATGTAAATATCAAAAGGAATAGGAGAGTAGTACTATGAATTTTTTGGATGAATTAAATGAAATGAAATATCAAAAACACCGGAGGAAGCTGCTACAGAAAAGTATCAAGATGATTATCAATATGGTATGAAGTTTGCTGAATATGATTTCATGGAAGTTAAAAGCGATATAAAAGAAAAGGCAAAAGAGGGTAAGTATATTACAGAAGATGGCAAAAGGATTATTTCTTTCTATGAGGAATGTTATTTAAATAAATTTTCTCGTCCTATTGTAGAGGATTTGTCATTTTCTGAAAACAGAATGATAGAAACAAAAGTACAATTTAAATTTGAAGGAATCGGATATTATGATGGCTATGTTCATCATATAAATAAATTATCTGAAGAAAATGGAATGTCAATGAAGGTTGTAGGAACTGTACTTAGAGAAACAGATTTAGGAGTGGATCAAGAATTTGATCTTCCTGATCCGCAAATTTTTCATTCAAAAATGTATAAACCATTAAAGATAATGTTGCATTGTAGAATTGAGTTTTAAATATAGTAATACATTCTGATTAATTTGATGTGTTTTTAGAAAAATAGAAGCTTTTGTCGAAATATGTAAAAATATCTTGATAAAAACACGAAAGTGTAGTATTATAATTATAAATTGTAGGTGTTTTAGAGTAGTAATAAATAGTAATTATAATTTATTTTATAGTTGCTAAAAACAGAAAGAGCAGAAGAGTTCATTAGAATTCTAATCTGCTCTTTTTGTTTTATTTGATACAGACACATAACAAAGCAAACATACTTTCGATTTTATATGGATAAATTTTAAATTTTTTGTTATGATACATATAGTAGGAGGTGTGCTGCATGAATAATAAGTCATATATTGCGATTGATCTAAAAAGTTTTTACGCGTCAGTGGAGTGTATAGAACGTGGCTTGGATCCAATGGATACGAATTTAGTTGTTGCAGACAACAGTCGTACAGAGAAAACAATTTGTCTTGCAGTAACGCCGTCTTTGAAATCATATGGTGTATCCGGAAGACCAAGATTATTTGAGGTAGTACAGCGGGTACAAGAAATTAATGCAACAAGGTTATACCGATTGAAAAAGAGTGAGTTTCCCGGACAGTCATATAGTAAAAAAAATCTTGATACAAATCCGGATTTAAAAGTTGATTATATTGTGGCTCCACCACGTATGGCTTTTTATATGAAATATAGCACAAGGATTTATAATATCTATTTGAAATATGTTGCTCCTGAAGATATCCATGTGTATTCTATTGATGAAGTATTTATGGACGTAACTTCTTATTTGAATACGTATGGATTATCCGCAAAAGAACTTGCACAGAAGATGATATTGGATGTCTTGAATGCAACTGGAATTACTGCAACCGCAGGTATTGGAACGAATTTGTATTTGGCTAAAATAGCAATGGATATTGTTGCCAAACATATACCTGCAGATGAAAATGGTGTGAGAATTACAGAATTGGACGAAAAGTCATATCGAGAGAAATTATGGGAACATAAACCATTGACTGATTTTTGGCGAGTAGGTAGAGGGTATGTTAAGAAATTGGAATCTGTAGGAATATATACAATGGGCGATATTGCAAGATGCTCTCTTGGAAAAGAGTCAGATTATTATAATGAAGACTTACTGCGTAGAATGTTTGGTAAAAATACAGAGCTTTTGATTGACCATGCATGGGGTTATGAACCGGTTACAATTGCAGATATTAAAGCATATAAGCCGGAGAGCAATAGTATTGGAAGCGGACAGGTTTTACACTGTGGAACTGATTTTGATAAAACGAAAATTATTGTGCGTGAAATGACTGAGATGCTGGTCTTAGATTTGGTTAGTAAGAATCTTGTAACGGATCAGATTGTATTAACGATTGGCTACGATAGAGAAAATCTATTGGATTCTTCCAGAATGAGTAAGTATAAAGGTGAGTTCTCTCTTGATCAATATGGGAGAAAGATTCCAAAACATGCTCATGGAACAGTAAATTTAGATAGTTATACGTCTTCTACTAGCGTGATTGTAAGAGCTGTGCTTGATTTATTCAGTAGAATTGTAGACGAAAATTTACTTGTCAGAAGAATCAATATGTCTGCAAATCATGTGATCAGCGAAAAGGAAGCGAAACAGGATAGATATGAACAGCTTAATTTATTTGATATGATTGCTGAAAAGAAAAATGTAGACCAGGAACAGCTTAAAAAAGAAAAAGATATTCAGAAAGCTGTCTTGGATATCAAGAAAAAATTTGGGAAAAATGCAATTTTAAAAGGCATGAGTCTACAAGAAGGAGCTACTGCAATAGATAGGAATAATCAAATTGGTGGACATAAAGCATAGGAGTGTGTTATGGGTAAATACGATGATATTATTGATCTGCCACATTTTGTCTCTAAAAAATATCCTCAAATGAGTATGCGAGATAGAGCTGCTCAATTTTCTCCATTTGCTGCATTGACAGGTTATGATGCAGAAATTAAAGAGACTGCAAGATTAACAGATAAAAGGATTGAATTTGATGAGGATGTTTTGGATAGGCTGAATGAGAGATTGAATATTTTAAGAAAATGCTTAGATGACGGTGATGTTAATCCGGATGTCAGAATCACATATTTTGAAAAAGATTTAAAGAAAGATGGTGGAAAGTATATTACAGTTAGTGGGAGAGTAAAGAAGGTACACGAATATAGAAATGTTGTAATATTTGAAAATGGAACGGAGATACCGGTTCATGATATTAGTGATATAGATGGTGATATATTTAATAAATATTATTGAATGTATTGGATGATTATAGGGTGATTATAAATAAGAGCAGTTGGTTCTTAAGGACTTATCTTAGGAATTGGCTGCTTATTTTTTGGTGTCAGTAATTTTGAAAATATGGTACTTCGGTAGAGAGGTAATTTTGTGTGATGTTTTTATACCGGGGGATGCCAGTATTTATGTGGATACACTGAGGGATAAGGTGATGTAATTTTATGGATTTTGATAGTGTGTTTTATATGTAATTTTTTGGAATATAAGTTGAGTTCGGGAAAATACAGTAACGGTAAGAGTTTGTTTGGGGTATGAGTCGATATTGTGGTGGATTTTGGTTATTTTTGGACTGTTTAGAATAGTAGAAATGCAGTGTTTATGCTTTGTTGGTCGAGAGAGTTCCCGAAGTATTTTTGGGTAATTTTGGGGATTTTTGAAGTGGGAGATGAAAATTTTGGTATGGAAATCGGAGGTCGAAATTTTGGTAGTGAGGTGTGGATAGAACCCATACCTGCTATATTTGATGCATAACATACGTCAAAAATGTTTAATACCGCCCCTATTATGGAATGGCATAATACTACACTATTATGTTGCTTTAGGGACTTTTGGCACATTGATGAAAAGTGCAAAAGTTTTGATTGTAAAGATCTGAAAACAGGGGCGGTATATAGAGATTTTATGGACAATCTGTTGATTTTTGTGTGTGTCTTTTACGTAGCAATGAAACATTGCATCAGGTGGGATTTTAGACTCAAATTCATGGATTTCTGGACAAGTTCGGATTTTTGGTGAAAATTTTTAATAATAAAAAAGTTATCAACATAATGTTGATAACTCAAAATAATATGTGGATAACTTTTTGCCTTAAAACTTACCTCAAAACAAAATTTCCCACCAGACACACAAAATTAAACAAAAACCAACACATATTCCCCACTTGCAATCCAAAATAACCTACAAATGAGTACCACATCACCACTTTTATACCATTTTTTAAAATCAAACTTATCCACATCATGTGTATAACTATGCAATAATTTGTGTATAAATATACATCAAAAAAAATACATCAAAACAATACTACACTAATAATAGTAATAATTCCTAGTTTACCTAAACATCCTACACAACAACGTGATGCAGTCCACACAAACACACAACTATACTCACTATTATTACACAAGTATTACATGTGTATCATATAACATACTATAACTATACAGTCATAACACAAGTTAATATACACTAACATACACACTGACACGATAACATACAAAAAATAGCGACGCCATATCAGCACCGCTATCATACTTATGCTACTTGTTTATAATTGTTATAATCGATAATTGACACCTCTTGTAAACATTGTTTAGCCATATTAACAATCTTTTCTATTTCCTGTACAACGTCACCGGTATAAATAATCTCATTGCATTCTGTACATTTATAACATGGTACATTTCTGATAATAACAAGACAGTTTCCTAAATCCGTAACGTCTGTTGTATATCCCTTTTCAGCGACTGCGCCGCATTCAATACATAACATATAATATCACACCTTTCTGGTCTTAAAATCACTTTCCCACTGATCTGTATTAGGATAGTATGCTGTTATCAAATAAATGTAATCACAATCGTGACTAACCACAATATGAATATATTTATTATTTACCGAAAATCCTAGTATCAAACAACTGGGCAAAGGTTTGTCATCTTCATACTGTTTTATGACTTCTCCTGTCTCAATACCATTTATAATGTCCGTGATAGTAATATTTCTTTCTATTAGTCTTTCTTTCGCATGTCTTGTTAAAACTATCTTATTAGGCACATTTAACCTTTTCAAAACTTCGATATCAATCAAATACAATCATCCTTTCTCAATATTGTTGTCATTACTGACTATAATTATAATAACACTAAAAACAGTGCAAAGTCAAGCACTAAAATTAGTGTCAGAAGTATTTTATCTTTTCCTCTTCCGTCGGTACAATCTCGATTATATCCGACGGTTGACATCTTAAAATAAGACAGATCGTATTGATTGTATCTGTAGTAATACCTTTACCCTGTCGTATGTTTTGCATAGTAGCCTGGCTCATAATTTTATCTTTTCGCAGTTTACTTGTATTGTATCCATGATCTGACAATGATTTTAATATATCTATCTTGTATTTAAACATGATGTATACAATCCTTTACTTTATTACTATATAGGTATTATATCATATATTGGCAGTTATTTAAAGGTGCAACAATAAAACGTGTTTATTCCTATTATATGCGTTTTAAAAGTAAAGTATAGCCATAATACCTATAAATACCTATATCCCTTTACTGTCCAGATCTGCCTTTATAAGCTCTTTTAAATAACTGTTTACACTTTTCCCGGTATCTGCCAGATACTCTTTTAACTTTTTTCCATACTCAATATCAGTAGGGTAGTACTTTACCGCAAAAGTCATTGTCTTTTTACTATATCTCTTTTGGGCTTCTTTGCTATACGACAAAATGACACCAACTTTCTTTAATCATATTTTATGCCTTACTCAATCAAAATTTTACAATTATAATCAATCGCATTGCATAGCTTTATTACATCACTAACAGTCAATTCCTGTTTTTTAAAAACATTCTGTAATTGCTGTGGTGACATACCAATTTTCCGTGCCACGTGTGCATTGGTAATACCCTTTTCTTTTAGGTGGTTTCTGTAATCATTTAAAAATTGTTCTGTACTTTTATATTCTAACATGATTTATAACTCCTGTTCCCTTAAAGTATTTTGTCATATCACATTCTGTTTATAAATATAAGTATATATATTTACCAAAATAAACCAATCAAATAACGAGTGTAATTATAAACATTAAACAAAATGATAAAAATATAAACAAAACTATTTACAAATATAATTAAAAGTGATACCATAAGCACATCAAAACAAAGCAACGCAATCACGGCAGAGTCAATAAGTCCATGATGCACACCGTAAAGCAGAGTCAATAAGTCTACACGGGTTACTAAGTTTTTGTTATAGGGTGTACAGATTTACTGCACGATACATAATAATTAAACAACTAAAGTGTAGCATATCTGAAAAGCAAAGTCAATTCTGGCTAAGCGATACCCAATTACAAAAGGAATGCACCTTGAAAAGTGAATAGTGAAATGTTAGACTAACTTCTGTTTTTATGGTATACTTTCCTTATTATAATAGGAGGTGATATAGTGGATATAATGCTGAATTGTCCAATACAATCAATAATTTAATTAAAGAGTCAGGCATAAAAAAAATAGTGCTTGCTGAAAAAATGGGTATTGTAAATCAAAATTTGAATCGAAAAATAAATAAAAAAAATTTATCTTTAGACGAAACAAACGACATCATAAACCCATTAGGATATAAAGCAAAAATAGTAATCGAAAAAGATTAAAAAAATAATCAAAAAACGATTGACAAATATAAAAACATATGATATTATATAATCACAAAAGGAAAACAAAAGAGCAGTTGTCACAAGGCTACCAACCAAAACAACTGCTCAACAAAACACACTTCTTGCAAAGTGATTATATATATTCTAACATTTTAGTATTCGCTTTTCAAGTCGTGTTTCACAAATTCTTGTGAAAAATTCCTTTTTAATAAAACTAAATAAAGTGATTTCTCTATCTTATAGGGGAAAGAAAGAAGCGAAATAGACCGTTCCACGCGTATAGCATCATTAGTCAGACAGCGCAGACGTGCATAAGGGTTGAATCAAATTATAAATCAAATAGTCAGAGTGTTTGAGTTATAGTCACTGGTTACGGCGGTTTTGAAAAAGTAGACTTTCAAACGTATATAAGATTGACAAGCGAAACATGATTTTGCATAAGTCAAATTAAAAATAACTTTCACTTCCAACAGAAAGGAGGTGAAAACGTATGTACTATATAACATACGACAATGAAACAGTCGTGTACAATTCCGATCACAAGCAACTTGTAAAGTGTCCAACGGAACAAGAAGCAAAAGAATATATACACGACAACTCATAAATTATTGTAACTTGTAAATCAGGACTTGTCAAGTCGGCAAGTCCTTTCAATTATAATACGGAATAACAAAAAAATAAAACCTTGTATAGGCACGACAAGAATAAGTCCTATCAAGTGCAATACTTCCGCATTAAGATTTTCCAGGAAGAAAAACAATGTGAAAGACGTGTGACGGTGGCAAGGAGTACACACAAAAATAACTAGGAATTGCAAAAGCATCGGAACGGCTAATACTTCCGAAAGGCTCAAGATCAGCAATGCCTCATAGTTGTGCTGACATTAAGGAGCTTGTATATCTCCTTTTTAAAACAGATTATACAAAAACATTATTGTAGAAATCAAAAAACCTTTTGACCTCTAGTTTGAATTAAAGTTCTAATAATGCAAAGACTGGTCATAACTAGAAAGATTACCAACAGGTAGACGTAAGACAAAAGAAATGTATTTGAATAAAAATGAGAACATAAGTGAAAAGTTAGTTTGAAATTATACAATTTACTTGTTATCGGTATACGGTCAGCCAGCCCGACATGAGTTCATGACTCTGACAAGTAATTTTATTGTAACAGAGAATAAACAATCAAATAAGAATGAGAGAGGTAATCAAAATGAGAAGTAAGAAAAGAAACATGAAAACAAAAATCCGCGAAGTTACAACGCTGTTAATGCCGATTGTCTTTACGGTCGGAATGGTTGGTTACTGGTTGGCTTTTGGATATTAAGAAAGAGTGAACATTATGAAAATACCTATGGCATACCACGAATTGTATACTTTTAAGTAGTTAGAGTTTACAGGATAGAGGAAGTAATTGAATAATCCGGACACGTTCCGGCACTGTCAAGAAAAATATTGCACCATAACTAAAAATTTGCTATATTATATTAAGAGGTAATAGAGAAAGTAGGTGAAGGAAATAACTTTACAACAAAAAATAAAAGTTGCTTGTGATGAGGCTGGAATATCATTGACAGAATTGGGTGCAAAAATGGGAATGAGTCAAGCGTCTATTTCCAAAAGGGTAAAAACTGGAAAATTTACGCAAGAAGAACTAGAGAAGATGGCTAGTATTATGGGATGTAAATATACATCTGCTTTTGTTTTCCCGAATGGGAATAGAATAGGCTAAGAAAAGACATTATACGTTTGTATGATGTCTTTTTTATTACAATCATACATTCCGAAAACGTAAAATAAATTCTAAAAACATATTGACATTCCGAAAACTTCATGCTATATTAAGCATAACGAAAACGTAATGATTAGTAAGTTTTCGGAAATAGCACCTTGTCAATTTCATATAGCTAATCAAATACAACGCGTTTATACGAGCAGATAACACTGTTTAAGTACAGAACTCTTATAAGCGGAAAATCAGCAAGTGAATTAAGGGAATAAACCGTAAACAGGCTGTGCTGTATGATGTTCTAGTCTATCGGTATAAGTCCGATACTGACGAGCAAGAGCGAAACTAGAAGAGAATAAGAAAACAGATATATAAAGAAAGGTTAAAAGGTGGAGAATATGAAAAGAAACAAATTATACGGAACAACATTTTGTGGAAATGAAGCAAGCGACTATGCAAAAGAAAACGGTTATCTTGACTATGCGACGTTTTCAAAAGCATTTGATGCTGTGCTGAATAATAGTATTATGGAAAATACTTGTGAAGTTGGATTTTGGGAGCAAGAAAATGGAATTATTGATAATTCTGAAGAAATCGACGCACTAAAAGAAGAAATCACTGATATTGAAAATCGTTTGGAATTTTTGACAGATGAAGAAATAGAAGAAGCTCAAATGCTGCAAGAAGAAATTGATTCTATTCAAGAACAAATTGAAGAGTTAAAAGAAGAACAAGAGCAGTCATACAATCAAGATATCTTTCAATATTTTATCGTATCAGACCAGGGCGCGGAAATGATTAAACAGTATACAGAAGATCCTTTGTTTTATAATGAAACTCTTGACATGTATGTCTGGGGAATTACACACTTGGGAACAGCTTGGAGTTATGTTTTAACAGACGTTAAATTAAATTGCAAAGAAGAAGCGTTTGAATAAGGAGTGTTCTAAACTATGACAAATAAATTTTTAAGACGTGTTGTCGATGAATCAATCATTGATACACGGAAATACAGATATACATATAATGCCGGAAATGGAAATATTGAACGTTTACCACTGGAAAAGCTAAATACAACATATGCTTTAACAGATTGGGAAGTAGTCGGAAACGTAAGGGATTTATAGAAAGAGGTTTGAATGATGAAGCGGAAAATATTATATATCGGTGCTGTTGCAATTATTTCTTTTACCACATTTATAATAGGAAGAAACTCGGTTGAAAACACACCGAAACAAGCTCAGGAAACAGTCGCAGAAATGCCGGAAACATATATTGACACAGAAGAAATTGAAAGCGTTACTATTGGAACAGAGGGGTTTGAGTTAAATTTTTCGGATGGAACTGGTTATTATATCGAAACAGACGTTGCACCGGATAGCGGATATATCAATGTAAATGATATAAAAGGTTGGGAAACCTGGAACGATGATGAAAAAGTATATCTATCTGTATGTGATTGGATAATCAGCAAAGAGCCATATACAACAAATACGAAAGCGGAAAGAATGGGATAGGAAGAGACATGATGGAAAATTTTTATAACAAGCATCAGATACAGTTGATTAATATCACACAGAGGAAACGCCAGATTGAGCTGATCTCGGTTGAAAGAAGTGGAACGAAGCAAAAGGAAAGGGGTCATGATTATGATAACAGTAGGAAAATCTTTAGCAGATTATACGTTTGAGGAATTGGAAGCCTTGGATAAGAATATACTAACGAATGAAGAGTGTGAGCAGATTCGGGAGAATCATCTCGTAACACTGGATATTTTGGGAAGCAGTTCATACAGACGCGGTAGAACATGGATAGATGTTCATATCGAAAATGAAGAACGACAATGCAACATAGATGTATACGTATAGAAAGCACTTGTAATTATACAGGTGCTTTTTATTATAGAAAACTTTACATATTAAAGGAGATTAGAAAAATGAGTAGAAACGGAAAACTTGAACCTATGGAAGTGGAAACAATGATGAATGAAGCAAGAATGCTAAACAATATCATTGAAGTTGGAGAAAGAATGATCGTATCTGACAAGATGGAAGAAGCAAGATCGAAACATGATGGAAGAGAAAAGGCAATTATCAGCATTAATCCATTGCTTATTCATGTTCCAGATTGGCAAAGAGAATTAAGGGTATCTATTGCAAAGAAAATCGGATCTGAATTTAGCTCTTATAAGTGGGATTTGCCTAAGATTATGTGCAAGAATGATAAATTTTATGTTGTTGACGGTATGCACAGAATCATTGGCGCTTATTTTGGAAACATGAAATTGATTCAGGTTGAAGTATTGATCGGAATTACAGAAGCAGAAGCGGTTGACTTATTCTTGTCACAGCAAGACGATCGAAAAACCATGACTCCTGTCGATATCTACAGTGCGGCGCTCGTAGCTAAAAAAGAAGAATATGTTACATTAAAATCTATCTGTGACAGAAACCACATTGCTGTTAAGGGAGACAGGAACCCAGTAAAAAATCCTATTGGTATTTTAACTTCTGTCTCTGACGGTGCAAAGATGTCGAGAGTTTGTCCGGATTTATTAGACAGAATTTTACAACTTATCGTAAAACTACAATGGAACGGAGGTAAAACTTATCGCGAAGGAAAGGCATTCAGCGCGAAAGTATTAAGAGTATTTAGAAAATTATATGCCTACTACTCTGGAAGAGAGACAGACATGGAAAGGGTTCTGTTGAATAACTGTAAAGGAAGTAAATATTTTAATGATAATTTATCAGAGAAGTGGCAAGATTCATTATTCGATTTCCTTTCCGGTGTGATCGAAAGGAATATTGATATTCCGGGAATTGAGTCTAAGACAACACGAAAAAGAACATCAAGAAAAGCAGTAGCAAAGACTGCATAAGAAAAACTTACATATTACGTTCTGTGAGTGTCACAGCTTGCAGAATGATTTCAGGGAAATAAAAAATACAACAAATAAACACAACAACAAAAGGAGAATAATACAATGGAGATTTTGAGCGAATTTACAATTTGCGGAAAGAAGTATTGCACTGTAAGAACAAAAGGCGGTGTATCAGTGGTGGAAAAATGGGAGTATAACAACGTAGTGAACAAGTATATGAGGAATGGAGGAAATAAGAAATGAATGTGATTGAAACAGTTATGACGGAAAAAGAATGGAAGAAACATAATAAAGAATGGTTAGAAGGATATGTTATAGCTGCTACGAGCCAGAAGTTTAAACGGTGGAAGCGCAGACTGAACTTTCAAAAGTTCTCTGGATTGATTTTGCTTCTTATCGCGTTGTTTATGACAGAAACGGATGCAAAAGTATATATTACTGTATTAGGTGTGGCGCTGATCGTGTACTGGAAACCATTTTGTAAGTAAGAATTATTAGAAAGAAAGTAGAGGAAAATATTATGAATATCGAAGTAAATAAGACAAATGTAAAAGTAGAAGGAAATAACCTGGTGATCGAATTAACAGAAGAACTAAGGAAGTCTTTAGGAATGAGGCAAGAGAAACAGTTATATGAATGCAAGGTTGGAAACGTGATTGTAGACGACATTGGAAATGAATGGTATGTGGTGGAACAGGATATTGAGAACAATAGAACCAAAGTTTGGAAAAAAGAGCTTATTGACGGAACTTATAAATTTGACAATGGGTCAAATGACTTTAGAACTTCTGAAATCAAGAATGTACTGAATGATGAAAATGGGAAAATTCTGTCTGATATCTACAAAGGATTTGGAAAAGAAAATGTATTATTAGATACAGTTGATTTACTTTCTATGGATGGGTTGGACACTTACGGAACATGTGATTGTAAGGTGCATTTAGGAACTTTTGATGATTACAGAAAAGCCAGGAAGAATGGTATGTTTAGGACAGAAAATGAAAAACCGTTTTGGTTAGATACACCAGACAGTACAAATGAAGGATGCTCGGCTTCCTGTGTTCAGGTTGTTTACAGTAGTGGTGGCGTGTGCTACGGCGGTTGCGATTGGTGCGGTTGTGGTGTTCGTCCGTTTTGCTCTTTAGACTCTTCAATCTGTGTATCAGTTGAATAACGTAGAACTTTGGAACAGTCAGGAACAGCTTTTTGCTGTTCCGTATGTTATGGAAACAAATAATGATTTCATCGGGAGGAAACACAATATGTATAAATTAACAAAACATGGTAAAGAAGTAGTAAAACATTTTATTAAAGAATGTAATGCAAAAAATAAAGAAATATTAGATGCCGAATTAGATAAAGCGGAAGATACAAATATTCCAACAATTGAAGATATTGAAAGTGATATAGATGCCTTTATAGATGAAGATGGAGAATATTATAATTGCTGGGGGATAACAGATAATTATAGTTCATTTCCTTTATGTTTAAAAGATGGAATAGATTTTACTTTACAGAAGTGTTTTGACAGATGAAAAGATAATTTTATTAGGAGGAAATTAAGATGAAAGCAGTTAATATTAAATGGGATACAGACGGAGATTTAGAGTTATTACAGGAATTACCTAAAGAGATAGAAATTCCAGAACATTTTATAGATGAAGATTTTGACATAGAAGATTATTATGAAGAAATTTCTGATTATATTTCTGATGTTACTGGATTTTGTAACTATGGTTTTGAACTGATAAATGAATAAGAGATAATTTTAAATGGAGGAAAATACTATGAGTAAAATTAAATATACTAAAAAAGTTACATATGAAATGGAACGCTATCCAGAAAAATGCAAAGAATGTCCTTGTTTTTCACAGAAACCATATAGCTGCATGAATGAAAAAGGTATGGAGGCAAGATGCGAATTGGGGTATATGGATGGGAAAGACACGAGAGATTTTTATGGAAATATAAAATGTTCAAGTTGTATGATCGAAGAAGATGATAGAGTTAAACTTATCGATAGATAAAAGCACGATTTTAAGAGGTGAAATGAGTATGAACATAAATACCAGGAAGAAACAAAAAACGGACAAAATGTTATTAAGAAATAATGAACGCAAGATGTGTGGATTACCATTACATAGAAAGAAAAGTAAAAAGCGAAGATATTTGACTAGGTGCGAAGCAGAAGAAACAATAGGCGCTTTTTTAGATTATTGTAACAGGGATTAGTTATTGGGAGGAAATAAACATGGAAATTAAAAATTTAGCACAGTTAAAAAGAGTAATCAAAGAGGGACGTAAATTTATTATTAGAAAACACTATATCAGATCAGAATATGAGGGGCAGATTAGAAAGCCGAATGTAGTACAGACAAACGGGTTTTACAGTATCGAAGATGAAAAACCAGATAGCAAAATTACATTAGCCAACAATGGGAAAGGAAGTTGGATTAAATATGGAAAAGCATCCGACTGGAAATTTGAAAACGGACTTTGCAAACAGTATTTTCGTGAAAATGCTATATGGGAAATTGAATTTATTTAACAGAACGAAAGAATGCTTTCATAAGAGGAAGGATGGTATATTATGGATTTACAGAAAATTGCGAAAATATTATATAATCTGTCTTTAGATATGGATTATGCGGACTCTTTAGAATACAAAGATGAAGAAGTAAAGTGTATCACAGAAGAACTGGAAATTTTAAAACAAAATGAATGTTTCAGTACGCTGCAAATGTTGGAAATGATCGCATTGAAAAATGAAGATATGGAACATTGGAAAGAGGGAAAATAGTATGTCATTAAGAGAATATCTAAAAGAACTGAAAATTGATCAAATTGAAGATGATACAGAATTTTGTGACAAGGAATACAATGCGATAATGGACTATTGCACAGAACGGAAATTCTTGATCACAGATGATGATTTAGCATGTATTGTTGATCGTGGTATGAATGATAGTTATGAGTATAGACGCGCACAATATATTAAGGATTTATGGTTAGATTTTGGCAATGTTCCGATGAACCCTAATACAGAATGTATTGAGGAAGAGTGGAATGGATTCGCAGCAGGAACACACAGATATGAAATCTGGTCGTGGTTTGAAGAAACTTATGGTGTTAGTGTCGGAAAAGATTTGATGGGATTATAGGAGGAAATGATTATGCGTACAATAAAAAAAGTTTTCGATGTATATAATTATGATGAGTTGTCAGAAGAAGCGAAAGAAAAAGTTAAAGAATGGTATTTAAACGATGATTGCAGAACGGATGTTTTTTCAGATATGTGTAACGGAGATTTGAAAAATTTATTTGATGGAGATTTAAAAGTGCAGTATTCATTAAGCTGTAGTCAAGGTGATGGTTTAAATATCTACGGAACATTATATGCAGAAAATATAATTAAATGTTTAGAATTACATAACGGAGGAACACAATTAGAAGAATTCGAAAATGCATTAACGGAAAAAGAAAAGAGAATTATTCTTTGTTATGCAAAGGAATGTAGGAAAATTGATCTTCCGATAAACAGGCACTATTGTTATTCTATTGCAGATAGAATTGATATTGTGAATGAGTGGATGTATACACTTGAAAATTATTCTTGTTTTAAGAATATCAATGTAGAAGTATTGAAAAAGTTTGAAGAGTTGGTTAGAAAAATTTTTTCAAAAGTAAGTAAATCTTACGAAAAGGATGGATATGAATTCTTTTATGAAGTTGATGAAGATGTATTATTAGAAGAATGTAAAATAAATGAATGGGAATTTTATAAGGATGGAACATTTTATGCTGCATAGATAGTACGGAATCAAGCAATAAGAAAAAATGACTATTTTATCAGTGGAAAATAAAATAAAGGAAGGAAATTACATATGAATAAAAGATTAGAGCATTTGATTGATGAAGTAGAAAAACTTAATTATTCGATTACGCAGGAATGTGATAATGTTTATGACATTGGGAAATCTTCGCCACGTGGACAAGATTGTCATGTATCTATTGATACAGAGAATGACGCAGATTTATTTATTGAAAATATAAGAGCATATGTTAGTGACTATGATGTAAGTTATGAAACGTATTTATGGTTAGATGATGAAGGGCATGGAAGTAATGGCGCTCCGTATGATATGAAAGATGTATACGAAGATATGGAATGGTGGAAAGATTCATTAAAAGAATTAGCTAATACGTTGGAAATTTTATTATCTGAATATGATTTACTAGAAAGTGAATAACAATAAAAGGAAATCAGGATTTTATCCTAGAATGGAGAATATATAATTATGAATGGAAAACAGATTATACTTTATGATTTTGAAGATTTACCGCACGGAACGAAAGTAACTATCATTCTAAATAAAACTGCTTCAATGAGAGCGGTTTCGTTTGGAGGAAATTTTGGAACAAAAACAGGAGAAGTTATCACATCATCTGAAATAAGTAGAAAAAAATGGGAAGTTATTTTAGGATGGGATTAGAATGAATTCGGAATTTTGAGGCAGAAATTATAGAGAGGAAGGCTGATTATATGTATAGATTTGAATGGAATTATGAGAAAATCAAGGACGGAAAGAGTTATGAACAGTTTGTTGAAAACATGAGAAATGAAGAAACCGGTGTGAATTATGAACAGGCAGCCAGATTGTTCTATGATGATGAAAACGGAAATGTTGTAATGATTGAATTACAAGTGCCTACAAAAGATACGATCGATTTAACAAAGGAAACAGAAACTTCTTGGTTAGATGCTTACGAAGTAAAACACATGGAAGATTACGATGCTTCAAAGGAAATTTACACAGGAATTGGAAATGGAACTGTTATTACATTTGATAATGCAGAAGATTTGATGTTACAGTTAGCAAAAGAGTTATGTGAATAGGAGGGAATCGAATTGAAGACAAGTGAATTGATTGCATTACTAAACGAATCATTGGAGATAAACGGAGACTTAGAAGTTGTAGGAATTGCTATGGGAGAAATTTATCCCTATGTGGATATTAATTGCCCAGGTGAAGATGCGCCACTTTATATTGAATTGGCAATATAGAAATGAAACTCGTATTTGTTTTAAAGATTTGAGGAAAAATATTATGGACGAATTAAAATTAGCTTATTTGGCTGGAGTAAAGGTTGGAATAGAATCTTTAGTTGAAGGATTGAAAATAACAGCAGAGAAAAACGGAAATCAGTTACCTATCGAATTTGTTAAAGTGGTTGCTGAAAGCACTATCACCGATGTTGAATTAAAAATAACGTCAATTGAGAATAGAAAAGGATTACTGGATGTGTTAGATAATAAATAGATTGGAGGTACATATTATGGAATCTGTAAATATGGCAAGAGAATTTGGCATAGAATTAGTAAAACTAAGTGACATGATGGATCAACAAGATTTGATTATCACAGAATACAGATTGAAAGCTGCAATGTATAAAGCATATTTCTTTCATAAAAGTGAGTTGGCAGAAATCTTAGAGAAACAAATTGAAGAAAATTATGATTATTCGGTTGGTGAGTTTGATGGATTTTGTTATGCAGCATGGAGAGCAAGGGCTGTATATAGAACACTTGAAGATATGGTAAGACAAGGTATTATTACAAAAACAGAATATGAATTTTGTAATGTATAGGTAGATGAAATTCACATTTCTTTTGAGAGAGAAATGACAATATTAAAAGAATTGGCAGCAGGAAATAAAGGAGTAAGAAATTATGATGTGGACATTATTTGTATTGGATTTTGATGGAACCTATAACAATGAATACAAAGAAGATTGCGGAGCAAGACCAGAAGTATATCAGATTCCATTAGATAGACAGAGAGAGGTGGAGAGTCTTGCCGGAGAAGCAACTAGAAAGTTTAATTCATGTACAGATGTATGTGAACCTATTGGGGATATTTTTAAGGGATTGCTCGAAGAGAATGGAATTAAATTCCACTATGTTGGATATTTAAAAATACGTTTCAAAGAGAGACAAGAAGATTACCTTGCAGATTATATTCCTAGGGAGATTGTGTAAATATGGCTCAAAGATGGACAGACAGAGAGATTAGGTATTTGGAATCGAAATATTTGAATCAGGCTGTGTCAATTACAGCAAAAAGACTTAATAGAACAGAACGTGCAGTTGTAAAAAAGGCTTTGGATATGGGCTTGAGCAAGGTGCATGATGTTTTAAGCGTGAATAAACTTGCTGAGTGTTTCAATGTTACTCATAAGGTAGTCATGAAGTGGATAAATCAATATGATCTTCCATGTCGGAAATTTAAATGTTCGTGCTGCACAAAATATATGATTGATCTTGAAAATTTTTGGAAATGGGCTGAACAGCATAAGGATATTATCAACTGGTCTAGGTATAATTGTATGACATTGGCTTTGGAACCGGCGTGGGTAAGGTGTGAAAAATTCTCATATGACAGACCAAACAAAGGAAAATACTGGACAGATATGGAAATAAACTATGCAAAATCCATGTTGCGTAGAGGAATGTCTTATAGAGAAGTTGCAAAAGAGTTAGGAAGAACGCAGAGTGGTGTTGCACATAAGTGTGCTTACATATATAATGGATAATGAAGGGTGGGGATATGCATATGGGAGCGTTAATTGGAGGAATATTTTTATTGATGCTATGTGCGTTTTTGGAAAATCTCAGTGATAGTTTAAAGTAAAAAATATTTGGAGGTAAACATTATGGGTGGAATTATTTTTGGGTTGATTGTTCTTGTTATTGGAGGTTTGTTTACATTGGCGGAAGATCATAAGACAAGTAAAATGTCAGAAGATGAACGATGGGAATATGAATGGAAGAAAGCAAAAAAAGGAAGATAGTGTATGTATAGTTAGAAGTCATCAGAAATTGTCCTGGTGACTTTTGTAGTGTATATAAGAAAAGAAAGCTAATCAATTAAAACAATCGGGGATATCTGATTGTTTTTTTATTGCAAAAACAGGAGGAATATTATGAGAAGAGAAAAGGATAGCATGGAATATTTGTTCAAAGAACAAAGTAAAAGAGTAAAAAGGGGAATAAAGAATATGGAGAACTCCATGTATAACAGTTACAACATTTGCAACGTTGATTTTGAATTCGCTACAGAAATGAAAGCCGAAGGTTTATTACATGGAACACGATTTTAAAGAAAGAAGGTATTAAATGTGAAGGAGATTAAAAGAGAAGATATTCTATTAGGAGAATATGAAAAATTGTATTGTCGAAATGTATATGAATACCTTACTCGGAATAATAAGCCACAAGAACAGAAATATTATAGAACAGATGATGGAGAATTGTGGGAGATTAGTTATTTTCATGGAAAAGAATCAAAAGAATTTGCAGAACGATTGTCTGCATTAGAATATTTACAAAAGAAAATAGATATTGCAGAAGCATTGGGATTTTAGGAGAATATTATATGTGTTATAAAATTGAAAAACAAAGAAAAATAGAACAAAAACTTGCAAAAGAATTAAAAGATATTCCTGATTTTATATCAGATTTTTTTGATAGATATAAATCAGCGGCTACAAAGAGAGTTAATTGGATATATATTAGAGATATGCTTAATTGGATGATCAATAATAAATATATAAATAAACAAAGCATAGCAGAAATCAATGAAACAGATATGCAGATTATTACTAGTAATAATCTTATTAAATATCTTAACGAATTAAAAAATGGATTTTTAGGAAGAACAAATTCACTGGATTCTATCAATACAAAGAAGAATGTATTCAGTGCTTTTTGGAATTATTTACGACAAAATAAATATGTCGATGATAATGTGATTTCACATATACCTGGCAATCTATATAAATCTGAAAAAAGATATAAAGAAGTAGAAATCCCTACAGATGAGCAAGTGGAAAAATTCTTAGTAAATATCACAGATGGAAATAAAAATGAATTTAATATTATTAGAAATATTGCCATTGTTCAACTTATAAAAGGAAGTGGTATTCGTTCAGAAGAGCTAATAAATATGGATATTTCCGATTTACATCTATACGAAGAAAAAAGACCGTATATGATGATTCTTGGAAAGGGAAATATACAAGAATATGATAAAGTTTATATGTCTGAACAGGCTAGAATGAATATTGAGGAGTATTTGAAAATTAGAACTTTTTTCGTAACAGAGAGAAAAATTAAAGATAATGCATTGTTTTTATCAAATGAAAATAACAGATTAAGTAAAGGTGCAATTACAGGGTTTTTTAATTTATATTCGGAAGGTGAAATTTACCCACATATGTTAAGACATTGGGTTGGAAGTAAATTGTATGAAGAAACAAAAGATATTGTTCTTGTTCAAAGACAATTAAGGCACAAGAATTTGGAAACAGCAGCAAGATACTATGTACACATGGATGAATCTACTATAGCAGATGCTGTACTTGATTTGTAATATGTGTTAAAATAATATGTAATGGAGGTACGATATTGAGAGGAAAATATATTGGTAGAGACGGAAGTATGGGGTTTCGCACAGGACAAACATATGAGATAAGCACAGAACTTACGAAAATCTACAGAGATAAGAAAAAGGTTGATGTAATTATGTTGAGAAGCGGGAAGTTGTTTTGTCCGTATGATTCCGTAGAGAGTATTTTGGAAAATTGGAAAATTGGAGAAACCATGATGGAAAACTTTATGAATGAGCCGATTGAACAGAACTGGACAGAGAATGACATTATAGAAGAATATGAAAAATACAAAGACAAGAAAAAAGTTGCAAAGGTATATGGAGTTACTACGCAGCAGGTAACGGAAATTTTGAAAAGGAATGTATAATATGAACAGCGATATTTTTGAAATTATGCATAAAGATAGAAGAGTTGCAAGAATTGATTCTTCTGGAAGATGTAAGGTGTATTACAAAAGTTTTATGCCGTATAACCTATATCTTGAAGAAGAAGAAGATGTTGATACTCTTGTTAATAATATTACAAATTTCAATTATTGGTGTGCAACAAGAGTTCTCACATTGGATAGAAAATATGCTAAAGAAATTTTGAACAGTATAGGAATGAATCAGGCTGTAACGGACAAGGATAGAGCAAAAGTGGCGTTATCATATAGGTGTACATCATTGACAGATGTTTTCTGGGTAAGAAATAAAGGTGAAAAGATAACATTTTCTGAAGTCAATTTATATGATAACCATCTTGAAAATATTTTTATAGATATTGCTCTGCGAGGAAAACAATATACGGTAAATAATGAAGATCTGGCGAAAGACTTATCTACGAATGGTGTTTTCCCAAAAGCCTGGAAACGGACAGAAAAAGGATTTTCTCTGTTGAAAGACGGAGGGATAGAAGTTGTCGAGAAGGAACTTCTATCAAGTAAAATTTGTCAGTGTTTTGATGTAAAGCAGGTCATATACAACAGAAGTGTATTTGCTGAAGAACCGGTAACTATAAGTGAAAATATCACATCAAAGGACTTTTCCATTGTGTCTATGGAAGCATTTGAAGTGTATTCGCAAAATCATAACCGAAATATCCGAAAATATATTTTGTCGTTAGACAAACATGATTATTATATGATGAATATTGTTGACTATCTTGTAGGAAATACCGATCGTCATTGGGGAAACTGGGGGATTTTAGTAAACAATGCAAATAACAAGCCGGTTTCACTTCATCCTTTGATGGATTTTAATAAGACGTTTAATGCATATGACAAAGTAGACGGGTCGAATTGCCAGACATGTTTTGGAAAAAGAGTTAGTCAGAAGGATGCTGCATTAGAAGCTGTTGGGGAAATTGGATTGAATCAGATAAAGGAAATTGATTACAACTGGTTTGAATATTTCCCAGAATATGTTGAAATGTTTAAAAAACGATTAGAAATATTAAACGGTTTGAAAGATTGATTTCAAGCGAGGGGAATTATGAAGGAACAAAAAATATGCCCGTTTTGTGGTTCAGAAAAGGGATACTATATAACAGAAAGAGTAATTAGAGATTTGTTTTTTAATTACAATAATGAGCCATGTGGAGCCACTGAGGATGTTACAGAATTTTGTAGTAAAAGGCGAAGGTGCATAAACTGTGATAAAATACTTCCGAAAAAGATGTTTATTAAAGTAAAAGAAATGTAGGTTTTATAGGTGTTCTTAAAGAAGGTGATATAGTGATTTTTGAAACATTGGAAGAGGAATATAGAGGAGATATTATTAGAATTGATAAATTAACAGAGTTTCTTCCTACGGAACACTGGGAATGGGATGATACTGGAGTAATTACTTTAGATGATATATCAATTGCGTTACATAATGGACTAACAGAAATCCCAGATCCTTATGGTGATGTATGGAATCATCCTGTTCTTGAAATGCGTTCAAGAGATTGGCATATTGGAAGAATTCTGTATTTTATCAAGCATCCTAATGAGATTAGAGATATAGAAATTGATAACGAATGCAGCAATGGATATATTTTACCACAACCAGTAATAGTAGATGGATGGCATAGATACGCCGCAGCAAGATGGTTACATGATCAAGAGAAGCTATTTGAAATTCATTGCAGGTATGGTGGGCGAATGGATGTACTTGAATATTTACAGGGTAAAACTAAATCATTATTATGCGAAGTGATTTAATAGTTGAAATTTAACTTTCATCTGGGAGGTGTAAATGTTATGAGAAAAGTAGTTTTAGAACCGCACAAAGAAAAGTCAAACTTATGGTGTTGGAATGTGTTGCAGTACAGTGAAAGCCAAGATACATGGTATAGCATTGGTTCCGGGATAGAAGTAAACTGGGATATAGCAGCTAGAAAAGCTAAAGAAATAATAAAGATGTAATAAATATATGTAAGACGATACTTATTCTGTATCGTCTTTTTCATTGGATTCATGTAACTTGCAATAATATAAAAGAAGTCTATTTAACGCTGGATCCTCAGATTTGAATAAATCAGTTGGAGTACATTCTAGTGCGATACATATTCTTTCTAGTGTGTCAAAATTTATTTTGCTTGTATCTCCATCGTAAAGTTTACATGCCGCAGGATACCCGACCCCGATCGCTTTTGCAAATTGATTTTTATTCTGAAATTTTTTATCTACCAGATCTTTAATATCTAAGCGCATGTATTCACCACCTGTTCGTTATATATTGTTTACAGTATATAGTTTAGCATATATTCTTTAAAAAATAAATATATTTTATTGAATATACTCTTGACAATATACTGTAAAGAGTATATACTTATGATATCGAAAGAGAGAAGTACATAGATTAGGAGAAAGGAGGATGCGTAATTATGAAAATTAAATTTGAAAAATTTGATATTGTAATGGTTGACTTTGGAGATAACACTATAGGAAGTGAACAAGGTGGGAAAAGACCAGCAATTATTGTACAGAATGATATAGGAAATCATTTCGCTGCAACAACCATCGTTATACCATTTAGTACAAAATTAAAAAAGATAAACCAACCTACGCATACTCTTATCAAAAAGGGAAGAGGTACAGGGTTGGTAAAAGATTCTATTGTTTTGTGCGAATGCATAAGAAATATTTCAGAATTAAGAATAGAAAAATACCTTGGAAAGATAACATCTATGGACGATAAACGTGCAATAAAGATTGCATGTGACGCAAATTTTATGTGGGGAGATGATGTGGCATGAGATATGTATTGATGGACATTGAAGAAGCTGTTAAGCACTGTAAAGGGAAAAAAGTTTTAGTTGCAGAACAAGACCTTGAAAATAATGAGGTGGTAGGTTTTGAAAGAAAAACTTTTCAGGAATGCAAGGATATTATCGAGCGATCTGAAACAATAGCAAAAATTTGTGATGACTTTTTAAACCAGCTAAGAGTGTTTTCTGAAAAACAATTAGATTTGATGAACATAAAACCTATCGGAACTATGAGTACAATATTAGTTCATGATCCTTTCCCGGATACAGAAGAACAGAAAAGAACAAAAAATCGAACAAACGTTCTGTCAACTATTGACAAGAACAAGTGTTCGTGTTAATATACTTTTTGTAAACATAATAAAAAAGAAGAGACGGAAATCCATCACAGGTGCGCCAACACCTCCGGTTCCGGCTCTTCTAAAACCAAAAAACGCATTTCCCAAAAATGGGAGTGCTAAGAACAGCTTGCGCTATCCCTACTAGTATAATACATATTTTTTTCAAAGTAGTCAAGCGTATCAGCTAAAAATTCCAAATATTGGAAAACTGAATATTGAAATTTACTTTTTATTCGTGTGGACAAGTTCCTAAACGTTTATTTCTGATGCAATTTTTTAAATAGGAGTGAAATAAACAGTGAATAACGCAATGAAAAGTAAAAAAGAAAGGGTGGTTGAAATGAATTATGTCGTGACGAACGACAAATTGTACATTAGGTTAAGTTCTGATGGTTCTCCTGTAACTTGTTCTAAACGCAACGCTCAAGTATTTGAAAAGGACAAGGCGGATAATATTCTAAAGAATCTTCCAAAAGTATTGAAGAACTTTCATTTTAAAGTAAAACCTGTTCCACAATCTGAACAGGAAGTTCCTCAGAACAAAACAAAAACAGATAATGTGCAATCAGAAGAGAAGAAATACATAAGAAAAGATTCGTACATACCGTGCGACGAGGTTGTACAGTGGATCGAAAAATCAAGACAGTGTAGCGAATTTGTGGAAGACGCTACGAGAAGAAGAGCAGTATTACATAAAAAATTGGCAAATGTTGATCGTGAATTGTCAAACTGTATGCATCAGATTGAATTAGAAAAATGGAAGTCAGGTTGTGATGGATACAAATTATATAAGTTGGAAAAAGAAATTCTTGAAAAACGAAGACAGATTAAAGATGAGTTGGTAATTATTCAATCTGTCCTGGACAATACAAAATGTACGATTGGGATTAAGAATATTGAAAAGACTTTTAATCGTCTTGGTACTAGAAGATTTGAGATAAGAATCATTGAAGACGATGATTTCTTTGATGAATTACAACCTGATTCATAGTAATAATAGAATCAGGTTGTATGAAACTACTTATCATCATTGATAAATTTGACTACATCCTCAATTTTACAATCGAAATATTTGCAAATGGTGTCAAGAGTGGACATAGAAATATATTCATCTTTACCAATCTTGGCTAATGTAGCCATACTTATTCCGGTTTCTAAACGAAATTGAGTTTTGCTTAAGTCGTTATCAATAAGCAGCTTCAGCAAAGGTTTGTATGAAAACATATTACACCTCCTAATATTTAGATTATAACATTATATATTCATATGTCAATGGAGGAATATTCAGATATGTGAATATATTTATTGACAAATATTCAGATGTGGTGTATGTTGTATTCATAAAAGCGAATATAAAAATTAGATATCTAAATATTTTGTATGAGAGGTCATAAAGATGGACAAGAATAAAATTCTCGAAGACTATATCGGAAATGATATGAAAAAAATTCGTAAAATATGCGACAAAATCATTTCCAAAACAAATATCCCGAAAATGTATTGGGATGATTATTATGATAAAGCTGTCGATATTCTTCTGAAGAGTATGGATACATATGATGAGTCGAAAAATTGTAAATTTAGTACATATTTCTATGGAAACCTTGTAAGAAGAAAAGAAACGTGGAAAAGAGATTGTATAAGGTTTAAAAGATGTAATCTTGTAACAGATAGTAAAGGAAAAATTATGAGAGATAAGGACGGAAATCCTATAGTTATTCCAGATATATCCATACATATGAAAGTTGATCCAGATGAAGATTACACGTTGGAAGAAGGCATTTCTTCTGGATTTAATTTAGAAGGGGAAATTATAAATAGACTTCACCCCACAACAGATAAAATTGAAATGTATAAGAGCAATTTATCTTATAAGCAACAAAAGGCGGTCGATCTCATATGCGATGGATACACTCAAGATGAAATTATTGAAGAATTAAACATAACAGAAAGAGAATATAAAGACAATATACTTGGGACTATGCGTCTTTATGAAAATGTAAAAGTGTTATTGTGCGAATAAAAAATTGGAGGAATATAATCATGGCAAAGAAAATTAGAAAAAAGACATTATCGCTAGATTCTTATTTAGAGAAGATTGTGGAAGAAGATATTAGTGATAATCAGGACGTTCAAAGACTGTTTTGTTGGGAAAATGGAATGGTGAATGAGTTAATCAAAACTGTATTAACTGATGATTATATTCCACCAATTATCTTAGGAGAAGAAGATTTGGACGAAGACGTTGTGCAGCAATACATTGTTGATGGAATGCAAAGAAGTTCTGCGTTGGTTAAATTTAAGCATGAAAACTATAAAATTACAGCTACTTTAGAAGATCCGATTATCCAATATCAGAGAAAAAAGAAAGATGAAAATAATAAAATCTGTAAAGATGAATACGGAAAAGTTATTTGGGAATCTGTTGAATATGATTTGAGAAGAAAAACATATGAAATGTTACCGCCAGAATTGAAAAAAATGTTTGATGATTATCAGATTGACATTACAATACATCAGCATTGTACGATGTCACAGATTAGTAAATTGGTGAGAAGATACAACAATCATTTGGGAATGAATACATCTCAGAAAGCATTTACTTATATTGATTTACATGCAAGAAAAATAAGGACAATATCTGAAAAAAATAAATTCTTTAAAAATTGTATGTCTTGTTCCGGTAAGCAGCAATCGAAAGGTATTAGAGAAAGACTTGTATGTGAATCTGTCATGACAACGTTTTTCTTTGATAACTGGAAAAGTGCAATAAAGAACATGAGCAAATATCTAAATGAGAACGCAACGGAAGAACACTTTGATACTGTAAATGAATATTTTAGCAGGATTGAATCTGTGTGCAAAGATAATTTCACAGAAGTGTTTGTGCCCAAAAATATTATTGTTTGGATCCCTGTGTTTAAAGAGTTTGCTAAATTTGGATTAGATGATATTAAGTTTAAGGATTTTGTAGAAGAATTTGAAAAGTCTTTATATAAAAAAGATGTAAATGGAGTAACATTTGACAAATTAAATGAGGATCGTCATACAAAAGGTAAGGCTATTTTAAAAGAGAAAATTAACATCTTAACTGCTCTCATGAAAGAGTATTTACATATTAAAGAAGATGAAGAAAGTCTTGTCGAAGTGGGAGAGAATAATGTAATAGATAATGTTTCTTCAGACCAGAACGCTCTTGAATTTATCCAAGAAAATGTTAAAGAAGATGTGATTGATGAAGACATCGAATTATATAAAATTCAGTTGGAAGACTGGACAGTAGAGGTTGATAACTCATCTAAACTTCTCGAACCAGAAAACATGAATTCTTTACTTGCTGTTGTTGCGTACAGCTTTGAAACAAACATAGATTTAGAAATTCCGGAGTGGATGGTAAGTTTCTTTAACAGAAATTCTACATATATTAAAGATCAAAAAGAAAATTATACATACATGGTAAATGATATTGGTGAATTTTTAAGGAACAAGTATGAACTTGTAGGATAAGGTGGTGAATTACATATGGAGAAAACTTTTTGGAACATAATGTCAATTGGTGGGTTGATTACATCCTGCTTAGCCGGTGCCAGATTATATGAACTTGGAGAAGAGGCATTTTTCTACGGGTTTGTATTAGGAGTTGGGGCATTGATGTTTGTAGCAAAATATATAAAAGAGGAAGAATGAGGTAAAAAAAGATGAGATTTAACTGGGACGAATTTAAGGATACAGACAATAAGATTGTGGTGCACTGTAAGACTGAGGAAGAAGCAATAGACTTTTGTAAACAGATGTATAAGCATGGCATGGTATGGGCATCTGGGTGTAGTTATTTGAGTTATACACGCTATGAGGTATACAGGGATAAAACGTGTTACGCTGGAAATGGTGGGTATCAAAGTTATGATTACTCCGAGAAGTATAAATACAAAATTTTAGAATGGAGTGATTACATGCAGAAAAAATTTACAAAGTCAGATTTAAAAGACGGAATGGTGGTCGAATATAATGATAACTATTTCGGGAAAAGACTTGTTATAGGCGGCTTTTTGATTGGCGAAGATGGATATTCGGATTTGGGAGACTATAACGAAAACTTAAAAAATGTGGCAAGCGGTTTAGAAATAGTTAGGGTATATAAGATTAAATGCATGGAAAAAATTAGCAGTATCATGCATGATGACAACCTCGAACTCATCTGGGAGCGAAAAAAACTAAAGAAAATGACCGTAGAAGAGATGCGCGAAAAGTTAGAAGAACTGATTGGAGAAGAAATTAAAATTGTCTAAATAAGGAAAAGGAGAAATAAATTATGTGTGAGTTTAAAAGTGGAATTATTTTTAAGAATAGGGTGGAACTTGCACCCTTAGAGAATGAAAGTCATTCAAGTTTGCTTGAAAAATTGGATATAGAAGATAATGAATTTAATGCTTCTAAGAAATTTGTGAGAGCAGAATTAATTCCGCCAGAGAAATATGTTATCACTTCTGATATTTCAAAGTGGACTTATAAAGTCGATCAGGATATTGTACCAGAATGGTATAGTAACGATCCAGAGAGATATGAAGATGAATTTAGAGAATCCGTTAAAGATTTTATGAACAAGCACTTTAAAGAGGAATTTGGATATTATTGGACAAACATTCGAATGGATGGAAAGATATATCATTTTATGTATGGAGTTCTTACGAGGATGAGTTTTGGCAGCAATAATAATTACGCAGAATCTTCTGTAAGAAAATATCTTAAAGAGTGCAAGCTTGCAAAAGACATTAAATGTAAATATGGAAATAGTATTACTCCAGTTGAAAATAACTTGCTTAGTATGGATGGATTTAATGATTATGGTGTTGTAAAAGATGATGTATTGTCTATTCCGACTTTTGATTTATTCAGAAAATGTGGTGAAAAACTTCCACTAATCAATTATCCACACTGGCTGTCAACTCCAAATCAGACGAAATCAAGAAAAGATTCTTCCTATGTTCAGTTTGTTTACGGTAGTGGTGGCGTGGGCTACCGCGGTTGCGGTTGTGACGGTTATGGGGTTCGTCCGTTTTTTATCACCGAATCTTAAATCTGTTTATCTTGTCGATAACGTTTTGTGGAGATGAAGACAGAACAATGCGTAAGCGTTGTTCGTAAGTATTCGAAGAGCAAAACTCAGCAAGATTGGAGTGATTTATATGGAAGTTATTACAAAAGCTATCGACTTAATGCAATATACATATTCCGTGACAGCGAATAAAAAGAGATATCCGGCAAAATACAAAACGCTTATAGAAAGAATTCAGAATGAATGTATGAATATATATGATTTCCTGATGAGCGCAAATAGAATACAAATAAATGCAGAAAAACAGAAGAGATTAGATTTGCAAACTAGATCTATTTCTTCATGTGATAAATTATCTTGTTATGTTGAATTGTCAATGAATCTAAATCTTATAGGATCTGATACAGTTGAACATTGGCAGAAGAAGATATGTGATATTAAATATATGACAATAGCCTGGAGAAACAAAGATAAAACAAGATGATTCTTAACGGTTGTTTGCTATATGACTTCCTATGTTCAGATTGTTAACAGTAATGGTAACGTGAACTACAACGATTGCAATTGGAACGATTATGGAGTTCGTCCGTTCTGGGTCGGAAGACGAAATAAAGTAAGAGAAACGCTGAAATTAGAGTCCCGATATCAAAAGAGCAAACAACCTTTCCTGTCTTTTACTAGACAGGATAAATACAAAGGTAAAATATATCATGATAAAAGATAGCACAGTTTTTGATAAGATTATTGATTTTGAAAATTTATATAAAGCATACAGAGATTCAAAAAGTGGCAAAGGTTTTACGAAAAGTAGAATTAAATTTGAATTATCTGCTCTTGATGGAATTTATCAAATTAAGAAACTTTTAGAATCAAAGCAATATGAAGTAGATAGATATAACAGATTTAAAGTATATGAACCGAAAGAGAGAATTATAGAAGCAGGAAGTTTTAAAGACAAAATTGTGCAGCACAGTTTATGTGATAATGTGCTTCTTCCTATTTTAAGTAATGAATTTATATATACGAATTATGCCGGACAAATAGGAAAAGGAACATTGTTTGGTTTGGATTGTCTGAAATATCAAATGTATTTAGCATATCAGAAATACGGATATGATTGTTGGATTATTAAAGGTGATATTAAAAAATTTTTCTATAATATTGATCATAATATTCTGAAAGATATTGTTTCATATTTTATATCTAATCCAGATACGTACTGGTTATGTGAAAAATTTATTGATAGCACAAGCGGAAATGGCTTGCCTCTTGGAAATCAAGTTAGTCAGGTATTTGCTTTATTATATTTGTCTGGTTTTGATCATTTTATAACTGGAGAGTTGGGTGTCAAATATTATGGAAGATACATGGATGATTTCTATTTAATTGTGGAATCAAAGCAATATGCAAAATATTGTTTGTGTGCAATAGAAGATTTTGTAAACACACTAAATCTTGAATTGAACGGCAAAACTCAGATTATACCTTTTAAAAACGGAATTAAATTTTGTGGTTTTCATACATATGTCACAAAAGATGGAAAAGTAATTAGAAAACTTACAAATGAAAAAAAGAGAAAAGCGAAAAAGAAATATCGAAAAATGGCAAAGATGGTAAAAGAGAATAAGTTATCAAAAGGAAAATTCCTAGAATCTTATGAATCTTGGAAGAATCATATTTCACATGGTAATTGTGTCAAATTTACATATGAGATGGATAAGATGATAGATGAGATATTATCAAGTTAAAATCTCGATTTTATTCGTAATTCAACACAATATATAGCAATATACAACTTATTTAAATACTATATATGGTGTACAAAAAATACAAAATGCAAATATTAAGGAGAAACTAATGTTTAAAACAATTACTAATAAAGAGGAGTATTTACACGCTGCTGATGTGGAGAAACTTCCTATTCATTATGAAGACAAAATGGAAGTAAATTTATTTGGCAATAGTATTTTAGTAGAGAAAAATGAATGGTTGTGGCATTTACATTTAAAGCTTACCAACGCTTGTAATGCTAGTTGCCCGTTTTGCGTGGAACAGAATTCTAAGTGTCACGAAGATGCTGCGCGTTTCGTAAGACAAGTGGATCGCATGTTAAGTGAAATGGAAAGAGAAGGAATTTTATATTCAGTATCGTTAACTGGAGGAGAGCCTCTTCTATTTATTGGCTTTTCATTATTATGTGATGTTTTAAGAAAACACGATATAAAGTTTCTTACTATGAATACGAATGGAACATATTTGAAAGACCATATTGATAGGATTGAAGGATTATTTGACTTTATCGATATAAGCAGACACGCTATCGACGATGACATTAACCGTAATATATTTATAGCTGATGTTCCGACTATCGAAGAGTTAAAAACAATTAAGAGATGGCTAAAACGTACAAAGATTAGAATTCAATGTGTTATGTATGATATCGACAGCATTTCTAAATTTATAGATTTTGTTGATGCATTTAGATTTGCTGATGATGTTTCATTTAGAAGGCTTATGAAACTTCCGGATAAGTATGGTGTTAATTATGAAAGCAATGATAGCTTATACATGGAAATACTCAATTATGCATATAATCATTTCGAATTCGTGGAGCAGACTATACAAGACTATTATGTCTATGAGATTTGGAACTACAATGGAATAAATATCACATTTAGCTACTCAAACATGGATATGCTGTCCAAAGTAGAGCAGAATGAACCGGACAATGTGTGTCGAGAATTTATTATACATCCGAATGGAGTTATATCCGGTAGCTGGGATTTTAATAACAAGGTGATTTGCAAATAGAAAAAGGAGAATAAAACCATGACAGGATATGATTTAGTAGCAATTGTGAATTTACTAGAAGATCGTAATAAAAAAGATTATGGATTTGCTTTATATAAGGAAGAATACGAATTACTTAGAACAGCAAACTTAGAAAATACACTTGTAGTTGTTAATGCAAGAAGAAAAGATAGGAGAATATTAGGAAATGTAAAAGAGATCTTATCTTTAGAAGAGTATGGTAAAAATCCTACAGCGCAGGTGGTCGGCATTGCAAATATGGAAGCGTATGCAAAGCGCAAAGATGAAGAGGAACGTATTGATAAAATCAAAAGAATCAATCGTTTGATTGACAAGAAACTTGATGAATTATTATATTTGGTCAATCTTGTGAGCGACATCAGTGGGAATAAAAAGTCAGAAAAGGAGAAATAAACAGTATGAATTATCCATTCTATTGTCCGAAATGTGGGCACAAAGAAACTATTACAATGTCGATGAAAGAGTATACAGGCGAAGGACATATGTGTCCGGAATGTGGTGAAGAAATGAAACGAGAAATTGACTCCATGGTTTGCAGAAGTATTGATAAGACAGGAGATTTCTATAGAAGTTTTAATTAAAAGATAGTTGTGGATTAGTGTAAATGGTAGCACGATGCGGTATATAGCATTAGAAAAGGTTCGAATCCTTTATTCACAATTCATATGCGGAATAAATTTCTATACATGTTTCATACCCTCAATAAAATAAGATACATAAAGTTCTGCATATGATTTTCATCGGTGTTTATAATCAAATATCACCTGCAGTAAATCAAATATTTAGAAACTGTAAACGTTGATTCAACAAACTATTTCATTTGTCGCTATTTGAAAATATTTGTGAACAGCATGTGATATAAGATCGTAAATACCGATGTGATTAATATTAAAAGAGGTGTAAAAATGAGTAGCTGGACATATGTACATGGAACAATTGTTGTATCACCATTAGGCAGAACACAACACGAGAAAAGGTATATTCTTGAAACTGTTCTTGATCATCTTCCGGTTGTAACTGGATCAGAAAGAGATATGGAAGTATATGTGATTCAAAAAAGAGGATATAACAGCTCAAGCAGTAGCGATGAATTTTTTGAGGGAACAAATAACTTAAGAGATTCAAGAGGAAGAAGAAGTTATAAACGTGGTTGGTTACATACACAAAACGAATATATTCTTGTTGTTGATGGTGCATTACGTGATAGAGAATTTGAAGAAACTTTTAAAGAATTTGTGAAGTGGATTTGTAGATTATCGAAAAGAATCATTGTAGATGATGTAAATGTGAAAATTAAAGGATTTGAAAAAGAATATGTTATAGATAATCCAGATCCGTTTTACAACATGAGCGATTTTAACAATGATAATTGGTGTGATTATTTGATGTGGAAATATGACAGAGACGAAGAAGGAAATTTGTTAGGTGGGAAACCTACGAATAGGGAAAAGCAATGAGGAAACCTAAAGTGGAGAATAAATACAACTTAACAATGAAGAAAATTAAAAAACTCAAAGTTGGTGATGAGTCCCAAATTAAGGAACCACTGTTTTGGAGAAATAATGTTATCAATGCATGGTGTATTAGTGGAACGGTTGGGACTGATAAAGATATACAGTACGGCACTGATAACGAGTTTTGGATAGGTATATATGATAAGCCATATTACAATAGTAGAATTCGTGTTTATTGTAATTGTTTGGGAGGAATGAGTACTTATAAATTTAACAAGTTTTTTAGATTTGAAGATATCGAGCACGAAAATGATTTAAAAGTACAGGAAGACTTGTTGAAAACAGTAAATAATTTGATTGATGAAGGGATTTTGGTGATGGAAGATGGCAAGAAATAAATATGCAGGGCGTTGTTATTGTTGTGGTCAATGGATAGAACCTGGATTTGGACACTTTGAAAGACACAATGGCGGTTGGAGAATAAAATGCGTGAAATGTGCAAGTGGAAGAGTAGTAAAAGAGACAGACAAAGAGGTTGTTAGGGTTAGAAAGGGTGCAGAAAGTGGACGAAAAGAAAGTTAAAGAAGCGATAGAGTTTCTGCAAAGAAAAATTCGCACATTAGATGCACAAAAAGAATACGATGAATATTGCAATCCTGTACATAATGAAACATTGGATTTGGCAATTGGGTTGTATGAAACAGCAATCAAAGCACTGGAAAAGCAGTTGCCGAAAAAAGTAGAAAACTGGAATGGACAAGCGTCGTGTCCTAGATGCAAAAGACTGTTTGGAAATATGGCAGATATAGAAATGTTTTGTTATTGGGATTCTGATTGCTGCAATCATTGTGGACAGAGATTAGATTGGAGTGAGTAACATGGAAGAATTAAAGAAATGCCCATTTTGTGGTGGAGAAGCAATGCTGAAAATCAATTACGGATTTGATGGAAAAGTTATATCAGCTTTTGTGTACTGCAAAGAATGCGGAGTTGCAACACGAAATTGTGCTTTAGAAGCTACGGCTAGGGGAATGTGGAACAGGAGAGTGAAAGAATGAAAAAACAAACATTTGAAGATATCCTATACATGATTAAAAGATCGTGTGACAAACATTTTACACAAGGAACTGTTTACGATGGAATGAAACCGGAAATTGTAAGGTGTGCTACAGATATTTACATTGAGCAGATGCGACAGAACGGAGGAAAGGAAGATGAGCAGAGAAATCCTTTTTAAAGCAAAGAGAAAAGACAATGGAGAATGGGTGGAAGGGTATGTTGTTGCATATCCTTCTGGAAAAGTGGAAATACACAAAATTAGCAAAGAATTACCAGATATATTACTAAAATGCGAGATTGCTCCAAGTACTTTATGCCAGTACACCGGACTTACCGACAAAAACGATAAGAAGATCTGGGAGAATGATATTCTCAGATATAGTTATGACTATGATGGAAGTCCGTTTTTAAAAGATGGCGAAGAGATAAAATATCGTGTAGGTGCTGTGTTTTGGAGTGAATGGAGGGGATCATGGGCAGTATGTGGACGAGGAAATAAAAAATATACTAATAACGATGTTTTTAAATATAATCGGAATCCAAATAGAACGGAAGTTATCGGAAACATTTTTGATAATCCAGAGCTGTTGGAGGTGGAGTGATGAAAACAATAATTTACACAGTAGATGACGAAGAACCAGATTGCAATAGATGCGATCATTGTTGCTGCGAAGATTATTATTGTATCAAACAATGCGGAGCAGAACATGGATGGAATGGATACGAAAGGTTAGAGAGAATTGAAAGTGATGAGGGGTAACAATGTGGAAAATATTTATTGAGTATGACGATAAGAGCAAAATTACATTAACAGGAAAACACAAAGATATTCCGCTAAGGCTTGCATTAGAATATAACCTACTGTATGCAAATTCCCAAAGCTGCATAGGTGCAAAATATCAACGATATCCAAAAAAGAATTATCCTGAGATGGATTTAATGGATAAAATCGAGGAACTAGAGTTGTTGGAGGCGTAGTAATGAAAAAAGAGTGTATTAAATGCAAATATTATAAAAACTACTATAAATCAACAGAATGTTATTGCGAAAAAGGTTATTGTGTTATGGATAAGAAAAACAGGAGATGGAATAAATGAACGTACTAGAGAAGATCTTGGAAGAGTTAGAGAATGAATCACAACTAGCGCATGAAGAAATGCGAAGATGTGCAAGAGGAAATCCTTTGCAATTTGATGAAGTAAAAGGATATGCAAGAGCAATGGAATATGTAGTTGACACCATACGTTCTCACATGGAGAAGAGAAAAAAGGTATCAAGAGCAAGGATAATAACACGTAAAATTGATGAAAAGTCATATTATGAGATTGAATATAAGGAAACCGGGAAAGACGAGTATGATGTCGGATACGGATCGTACGATTTAAATAATGTCATTGGTTGGTTTAACGAATGCTTCGAGTTTTGTGGAAAAACTAAAGTGGCTAGTGACAATGACGGTTGGATTCCGGTAGAGGAGAGATTGCCGGAAGAAGATGAAAGATACAAAGGTAGAAAGGCTATTGATGTATTAGTCACTACTTCTAATGGAAGAGTTACTAAAGTACAAAGACAATCAAAATATGACTATTGGTGCTGGGGAAGAATTTATGGTGAGCCAACTGCATGGCAGCCACTTCCAAAACCATACAAGGAGAAATAACATGTCAGAAGATACAAAACAGCAGTTGCAAATTGTTCTGGATTTATTGAGAAAATCATTGATAGATAATGGTGTTTCTATGGGGCTATCAGAAAAGAAAATAATGTTTTTTGATACAAAGAAATATTTATTAACAGGAAAGTTTGATGGATTTTCTGTAAATATTGATAACTTAGTTAAATAATGAAAGCAGAATTTCAAACGGAGAAAGAGAGAACTAATATATGAAGAAAAACAATGTAAAAACAGCCACAATCAGATGCGATGATAATGCAGAAGCAGTTGTGTTTTCTAAATATACAACGGAAAATTCAACTGATTTTGAAATCTCTTTTGAGGATTCATATAGCGGTGGAGATTTTAAAGGAATTATTGGAAGATTTAAAAGAGCATGGATGGCGTTCTGGAATAAGCCGGTATGTTATACAGGTATATATTGCGAAAGTGGGCGTGATAGAGTAAGAAACTTTCTGAAAGAATGCTTGGAATTGGTAGAAGGAGAATAGGGAATATGAGAACAGTATATATTGCAGACGATGGAAAACAGTTTGAAGATGAGTATGAATGCGAACATCATGAATTTGAGTTAAAATATCCACATCTTCAAACAATTGAAGCGTACAATAAAGACGGAGAAAAAATGACAGATCTCTTGGATGAAGATACATATAATAATTGTGAAAAAATTATTCTTCATTCAGAAGAAGAGTTATCTGATTTACAATATGCCGCAGACTGTTTAGGATTTTATTCATACAATGACATTACCGAAATCGGGGAATGGATTTTTGATTATGAAACAGGGTATTTTAGTAAAAACAAAAAGTCTACTTTTGTACAGGAGTTATCTGACAAATATGTGGAGATATTAAAAGAATGTAGATCAATAAAATATCAGGAACACGCGGATAATACACTATTAAAATTATTATCTGATTTAGGATATGCAGATGTTGTAAAAGCATACAGAGAAGTTCCTAAATGGTATTCATGATATTCGTAAGTTTAAAATATGAAACCGTGATTTCAATTTTTGGAGGTGGTAGCATCGGTGATGAAATTATTTTAACTAAAAGAAAACCAAACATAATTGCTGAAGAATGTGTATGCGAAATTACAGAATATCTTAACAACAATGTTAGATATAATTTTGGAGATGTTCATCCATATTCTTCATGTTACATATATGACTCAAGAAGCATTTGGGGCAACACAATTGTAATTCGTATGCCAGGATCAACAATTGGATGTATTAAATTTGATGATAGAAATGTAATCAAGGAGTGTTACATTTATGATGATGAGATGTCGAAGAATAACTGCTTTTCTAAAGACATTAATGAACGACTGAAGCGATTTGTCAGAAGAACATTGATATTTCCAGAAGAATAGAGGTGAAAAATATTAATACGTATAAAATTAGAGATGCATTTTTTGTAAATCTTGAAACTGGTGAGAAAATAAATGTAGGTAATGCTTCTGTGTCGATTGAAAATGAAGAAATAGGTTGCAATAATAATCAGTCAAATTTTAGAAGATTAGAATTTGAAGACACTACTTTCACATTTGAACCTAAGTATTTGAATACAAAGAAACTCTATCAAATGTTATATGGTATTACAAATAATTACAGAAGATTGCATGATGGATATGCTCTGAGAGAAGTAATCAGAAGAAGATACATAATGAAACATAGAAGACAAGTGAATAAGAAGGAGAGGTAATAAGTATGGAATTTAAAGACTTTAGAAATATGATTTCTGATCATTTTAAGACAATGACAAAAGATGTTGATAGGTTGTTTGAAGTTGGTGTGGATAAGGATGAAATGTGGAATACATACCTTGATAGTTTTCCGACCGGAACAAATGAGATTTTTAGAAAAAGAAGAGAATATGATTGCAGTTGTTGTAGGCAGTTTGTCAAGCAAATCGGTAGTGCTGTGGTAATTAAAAATAATAAATTAGAAACAATTTGGGATTTAGGCATTCATGATGATAAATTTGAACCGGTTGCAAAAGCTATGTCTGATTTTGTAAGAAGACACTGCGTAACAGATGTATATGTAAGCAAATTTAAAAAGGTTGGAACAGAATATAACTACGAGCAGTATGAGAACGGAACAATGAAAAAGTGGGAACACTTTCAGATTATTTTAGACGATAAATTTGTGGACAAAACTGCTCGATCAATTGGAGATATTAAAGGTGGATTTAGAGACACGAAAAATGTATTTAAAAGATCACTTGATGAAATTTCCATGGATGCGTTAGAGACAGTACTTGAGCTTATCAATTCCAACACTCTATACAAAGGAGAAGAGTGGAAAACTATCCTGATGGAGTTTAAGAGATATAAGAAAGAATATGAAAAATTAAGTTCTGATGATGTTCGTGATTTATATACATGGGAGAATTCTGTAAAAGCAGGTATTGCAATTGGTCGAATCAGAAATCACAGTATTGGAACACTTCTTGTGAATGTAAGCAATGAAATGGATCTTGATACGGCGGTAAAAAAATATGAACAGATTGTAGCACCAACAAATTATAAAAGACCTAAAGCAATTTTTACGAAAAAAATGTTAGAAGATGCAAAGAAGACAATTTCTGAATTAGGATATATGGATTCTCTCAATAGAAGATTCGCAACTCTGGATGATATTACGGTGAATAATATTTTGTTCTCAAATAAAGATGCAGCGAAACGAATTTCAGATTCATCTGATATCTTTGGAGAACTAGAAAAACAGGCTGTAGTTAATCCAAGAAAATTTTCAAGAGTAGAAGAAATTACTGCAAATGATTTCATTAAAAATGTCTTACCATCAGCAAAAGAGGTAGAAGTATTGGTAGAGAATAAGCATTCGAATAATTTTGTTTCTCTAATTGCTCCTTGTAATAAAGATTCTAAATCAATGTTTAAATGGAACAATGGATTGAGTTGGGCTTATTCTGGAAATATTACAGACTCTGATATGAAACAGAATGTAAAAGCAGCAGGTGGAAATGTAGACGGTGTTCTTAGATTTTCTATTCAATGGAATGAAGATGGAAGAGATAATTGCGACTTGGACGCACACTGTATTGAACCAAATAGAAATGAAATTTACTTTAGTAATTGTAGAAAACCATCTTTGTCATCCATGACTGGACAGCTTGACGTAGATATTATTCATCCAAATGGCAAGGTTGCTGTGGAAAATATTACATGGTCAGATAAATCAAAAATGAAACCAGGTGTTTACAAATTTTTTGTAAATCAGTATTCAGGAAGTGCTAGAAATGGATTTAGAGCAGAGATTGAATTCAATGGAGAAATTTATTCTTTTGATTATAGCAATTCAATGAGAACGGGACAAGATGTTTATGTAGCTGATGTAATTTTGGATACTAATGGGGAATTTACAATCAAGGAAAAAATTTCCGGGAACTCTAAAGTCTCAAGTAGAACAGTTTGGGGAATTTCAACAAATGAGTTTACGCCGGTATCGGTAGTTTGTTATAGCCCAAATTATTTTGACGAACAGGACGGTATTGGTCATAGACATTTGTTCTTTATGTTGAACGGATGTAAAAATGATGAAGAACCAAATGGATACTATAATGAATTCTTAAAGAGTGAATTAGAAAAGCATAAAAGAGTATTTGAAGCTCTAGGATCAAAATGCCATGTAGAAGATTCTGAGGATCAGCTTTCTGGAATTGGTTTTAGCATGACAAAAAGAGCAGAGCTGGTTGTAAAAGTAAAAGGTGCAACAGAGAGAATTTTAAAAATTAAGTTTTAATCAAGAAGGAGAAAGTAATATGAGTACGAACATGTTTGAAATTGCTACTAGAAACAAATTTAGATTTCCATTTAAAGGTGTGATTTCTACCGAAGATTTATGGGATTTAAGTGTAGAGAGTCTTGACAATGTGTTCAAGACGCTTAACTCTGAGATGAAGAAAACAAAAGAAGAAAGTCTTTTGAGTACAAAGAGCAAGGACGATGAAGTGCTTGAACTAAAAATTGAAATTGTTAAACATATTGTTGCGGTAAAACAGGAAGAAAAGGAAGCAAGAGAAAGGAAATTCTTGGATAGAGAACGTAATCAGAAAATTATGTCTATTATTGCTGCGAAGCAGGATGAACAGTTACATAATATGTCAGTAGAAGAATTGCAGAAATTGCTTGTAGAATAAGTGAATAATAAAACAGACACTCATCTCCGCGACCAAACTTTGATGGGTGTCTGAAAACACAATACATTGGACAATTAGGAATCCAACGCAACTAATATATTACATATCTTTTTGTGCTGAGTCAAGCATGGATTTCCAAATTGAGAAAATTAAATATAGGTGGGAGTGATTATTATCGGAGAGTACAAGCCAATTAATTTTACATATTATAATCCGAGAACCAGCATTTTTAAATCTGGGAAAAGTGACAGAGAACGTATTTCTGTTTATAAGTGTAATAATTGCGAAAATTGCGATGCTTATAAGCGCAAATGTTGTGTGATGCTGAATGGATTATGGTGGCATAAGTGTCCTTACGGCACAATTGAAAAGAAAGAAGGTTTTACAAAAGCAGCGCGTAAATGCGGATATTTAGTAAGTGAATATAAGGGAAAATACGGAGATGTTGAATATGCGTTAAAACCATTAAATTTTGTATGCGAAATTGGAGATTATGTTTATCTTGGATTGCCACATCTTAATGGATATAATAATCCGATTCGAAATAGTGATTTCTTTGTAGATAATGACATGATTAAGAAAGAAGATTTTACACCTGAATTTATTGTGGAACTTATTAAATATAGACCATATGCACTCATGGGCGGAGAAATATCTTCTTATCAGAAAGAATATGTTCCAAAGTTTTGTGATCAACTTAAAAGATTTATGCCTGATATGTATACAAGAGTGTGTGAAATTTATCCGGAAATTAGGTCATTGGTAGAGAATATTGATTATACAGGCAAGAGAGCAAAGTTAATGACACTTCTTCCTGGGGAAGTTAAATTATCAACAAAAATTCTTGAGTGGGATGGTGAATTGCTGCATGGAGAAGGATACCAGATTTCATTTTGGGGATTAGACGACGAAGAAGTGACTATTATTCCAAATGAAAATACAATCGTGACGATTTGCGACAATTCAACAGTAACAGATGAAACAGAGTTTGAGGAATAGGTGTGAAGTAAATGAAACATAAAGTTAGAGATCGAGTTAGAATTCGTCCTGATTTAAGGACAGATATTAAGTATGGCGAGGGTGAAGCTGTAGATGAGATGTATGCTTTGCGAGGTCAGATTGTAACAATCAATGAAGTAGATACCGAAGGGGAATATTATCTTATGGAAGAAGACGAAGGTTATTTCTGTTGGACAGACGAAATGTTTGAGGATTCAATGACAAATGGTGATATGATTCGCGCGTTGTCTGACGAAGAGTTGGCTGATTGGTTGGTGGAAGTATATGAGAATACAAAAACTTTTGATGAAATATATAAATGGATAAAAGAATTATGGTGCGAAAGTGAATAAATTATGGGTTGTAAATTCAAAAACAGATGTCCATCATATTCTGGATGGTGTGAAGGTATTAATTATCCAATGGAACATTGTATTTCGTATATCTTGGATGATTATGAAAACGAAAAAAAGAAAACCGAAAACTTGGAATGGATCTACCATATTCCAGAAGAGAATTACGGGATAGTAGATTTCGACGTTATAGAAAAAGCTCTAGGTTTCCGGTTATTCGGATATCAGAAGAGTTATATTTTACATCAAGGATTTAGACGAATGGGAAGAACTACTGCCGAGGTACTTCAGATGTTATTTGACAAAGATCAGTATGATAATCCGATTGACTTTACGGAGCCGCCTAGAAACAAAAGACTACGCATATTCCGTCAGCAATTTAGAGAAATTTGGGAGAAACTTCGAGATGCTGGCGTTGAGATGAGACCAGTGCTCTGGAGTAGGGAAGATAAGGAAAAGTATGAAACAAAGATTGATTATTACAAATATGTAAAAACTCGGCTTCGAGAATATGGAAAAGGAGAATAATGTGGTGACAAAAGAATTAGGTAAAATTACTTTTGCAGAGTTTGGAACTATGAGAGATTATCCATTTCTAATTGGTTTACATCTCTGCTTTAAAATGGGAAGTAGCGGAATTGGTGACGGCGGAAAATATACAGTCAATATTAGTCCGGAATGTAACTGGAAAGATTTAAACCGCGAAGCAGCGATCACTAAAACTATCGAATACATTGACCGGATATTAGAAGATGCAAAAGTCAATTATGTATCTGAGCTACTTAATAAACCAGTCGAAGTAACTATTGAAAATAACACATTTAAAGATTTTAGGATTCTTACTGAAGTATTATAAAGAGAATAAGTATATGGTAAAAGAAACATACAAAAAGGCAATGCAACTAAACGATGATATTTGGTTGATTAATTATCACTTACGCAAAGCAAAAGAAGACAAAACATGGATTACAATTTCAACACCACTTAGAAAAGATGAAGTTCTTTCTTCAAGATTCCAAAGAGAATTAATTGAGTGGTTAGAGAAAAAGATGATTGAGTATCAGAAAGAATTTGATGAGTTATAAAAAAGGAAATAATAAAATGAATTTTATTGAGAAGTATAATTGTATTTTATGTAAATATAACAAATTAAATTAGCAATGAAAAAATATAAAGAACTAAAGAGGAAGTATAAATGGAATTAAATGTAGGAGATTTATTAAATAAAAACTGGATTTCAATAAAAAAAGTTGGACTGCCAGAATTAGAAGAAGTAGATAAATATGTACATAAAATCCAGAAGGTTTTAATTCAGACCAAATACGGAGATATGTTTGTCGCACATTGCGAAAAAAGATTTTATTATGGAGGAAAGTCATATGAAATTAAATGGTTTTCATATGGAACTGGCGGTAGAAAAATGAAAGTTATGAGTAAGGTAATTGCTTGGATGGACTTACCGGATAGATATGAAGGAGAATAAGAAATGAGCATAAGAAATGAGTATGAATTTAATGAAGAAAAAGAGATCGAATTAATTAACAGTGTCATACGAGAAGCTATTGTACATGGTTCTGATAACGGAGGAGCATATGAGATTAACGAAGATGGTTTAAGAGAATCGGTTTCAGAATGGCTTGAGTATCATAATTTATCTGAAAAATACACACTAAGAGAATATAGTGATGGATGGAATGTTATGAAACTTTGTAGAAATTTTGAAACATTGACGGATATTAAAAATATGACAGATTTAAGGAAATGGGAACTATGGGTAGAATCTTTTGGGATTGAATACAGAATAGAAAATGATGATCTTCTTTCTCGTAAATATATATATGCAGACGGCACAAATTATTTAGTGAAAATTGTTTTTGATGGTAAAACAGAAATGTTCAAATATATCGACAAAGAAAATTATTAAATAGAAATTAAATCAGAAAGGATAAAAAGAATAGGTAGCTACTAAGGGTTAGGATTGTTTGAAAATATGCGAAAGGGGGATAAAGGTTGAAGTTAACATATATAGAATTTATATTTGAAAATTGTGATTCCATAAAAATAGAAGGGAAATACATAGGATATTTTTTGGTTGATGATTTAAAAACTTCTATAAAAAGAATTGCATCTAATTCAATAGAAAAGATGGATTCTGCAAATATTGTAGCGATCGAAATACATAAAGATGCGAATAAAGAACGATATGCATTTGGACAAAACCATATTGAAGATTTTAAAGAAATGACCTTTGATAGATTTAAAAAATATGGAGATATAACAAGTATCCAATTTGAACTAGAAGAAGATTATGTAAAAGAAGGGGGAGAACCTCGTAGGGAATATTATGATTATTATACTACTTGGTTTGGTGATAGCGAATATGAAAATGAAGCACAGAAAATATATCTGAGTAAAAGTGGAAACCTATATATTGTGATTGCAGATAAGAAAAATATTGAAGATTTCTTTTGTTTAGAAGATATTGAAGATGAAGAGTATATGGATTTTCATTTTGATATGCTTGATGTTGGAGATAAATATAGTAATCCAGACAGATATAAAACTGAAGAAAATCGTGATGAATTGTCTGTTTCATGTAAAGGAGTAGAAAATGAAAATAGAGAAAAATAAACTTGTAAAAGTGAATTATAGTAGCGAAGAATTTATCGGGAAACTTTTTATAAAAAATGTAGAAGGATTAATTTTAGATACAATAAGAGTTTATGGATATATGCACAATGAAAGAAATAAAATGGAAGAATGTCCATATAGCATAGACAAAAATGATATCAATATTATAACTACTATTACTCCAGGAGGACATTATGATAGATACATTTTAAAAGCAATGCGAGTAATTAATGCAGATGTAGTTAAAATTGATGCAGATGATTATTTAGACATTGGAGCAGATATGAACGGTAATTATGAGTTCGTTTTGAAAGACGAGGTTGAGGCGGATGCGAACTAATGGTGGTGAAGTAGGATGAATGGTAATAATGATGTAAGTGTAGTAGTACAAGAGATGAATAATTTCGATTTTAATTTTGATGAAAAATATGTAGTTTTAGAGTCTGTATTGTGTGGCAACAACGATATATTACATGTTGCGAGAGCAATTTTTAACAATAAGGATGATGCGGAATTTTATGTAAATCACAGTTCATTAAATTTAGTAATAGAAGAAGCATATTCGATTGAAGATGTGACAAAAATTGTTCCGATTTATTTTATTGACATTAAGTATGGAGCATCATCTTGTGAATCATTGGTAATTGATAAAAAATGTACAAATAATTTTGATATTAAAAATAAAGATGAATTGAATTCTATTAGTATTATTGGAAATGTGTTACATATTCAAAAAGAAGTTGATAAAAATTATGATGTAACAAGTTCTAAAGATCAGATTGTAAAAGTTTGTAGGGAAATATTTGGATATTTAAAAGATGATGAGTTGTATAATCCGTATAGTCATGTAGTAACAAAAATGACTGATGATGATATAAAGAAAAAATATTTAGATTTGATAAGATAAAATACAATTTTCAAATAGTATGTTGAGGTAATTTTTGTTTTGAAAAAGATAGAGAAAAATATTGTTAGTTCTAAGGTGTTTTACGAGCTATCAGAAGAAGAACTTGATGAAATGAAAGCGGAATCAAGAGCAGCCGGTAGAAAAGATGTTGCAGAGTATATCTTTTATGCGCTCTCAAATTATGTTTATGAATTGAATATTGGTGGGGTAAATAGTTTTATGCATGAGTTAATACCGTTTTTGAAAAGAAAATCAGATGGTATTAGAAATCACGGTATGTATGACTTTTTTGAATGGTGTGAGAAGGAGAGAAGATGAGATTTAAAGGAAATATTATTATCACAGATCCATGTTATATCTGCAAAGAAAAGAAAGAGGTAGGAGAATATCCTAAAGCAAAAGATTATTTTTCTCATAGTAGAGAGAAATATTATCCAGATTACAGAAAAATGGATGAAAACGAAATTAAAGCGTTAGAAGAAGATACTGGTTTTCCAGAAGAGTTTTTATTAGAAGAATGGATTCATAAATCTGAACAGTATGAAGAAGAGAATAAAAGATATGAAGCAGCACTTCAGGAATATAGAAAAAATAATGTTTCTGATTGGAAACTATGCAACTATGGAGAAGATATGGAAGTGCTAGGAATCGAAAACTATATCTGTAGAGATACGTTGTATGGTGATTGGTCTTGCACAACTTACAATTCAGATACACATGAAAAACTTGGAGAGTTCTGTGCAGATTCTGGAATGGTTGGAGTATTTTTGCTAGATGAAGTTTTAAATATAATCCAGATTTTAACTACCATATTGAGCGTCCATGGACAACAACATTAATTAAAGATTTTGATGGAGAAATTGATTTTGAAATTATTCATACAGAGGGTGTATATGAAAACGATACAGAATTTTATAGCAAAGGTGAAAAGTGGGAAGATGATTCTGTAATTGTTGTTGGAAGAGGTAATATCAATTTTGAAACAAAACAGACAGGATTTTAGAAATGTGGTGATGTAAATAATGTGTTGTGAGTTTTGCAATCGTATAAATACAAAATTAAAGGAAATTAACATGTATGAATGCAAAGGTACGGATAACAGGAAATATTACGCTTTGGATATAGAAAGACCATTGGGGATGATTCCGGAACCATGGAGAAATAAGCAGCTTGAAATCAATTATTGTCCAGTATGTGGGAGAAAATTAATTTAAACTTTGCGAGCTGTAAAAACAAAAAGTTATAAATAACAAGAAGAATGGAGAGATATAAGATATGAAACATTATTTATATTATGTGGGTATGAAATATAAATATAAAGGGTCGTGTAAATGGAAATACGTCCAAACTCATATTATTGCGACAAAAGAGAATATTGAGAATAGTATTAAAATGATTATTAGGTATTGTATGGACGATGATTTAGAATGTAAATTAAAAGAATTTAAATA